AAAAAACAAAAATATATAAAAAACAAAAATATATAAAAAACAAAAATATATAAAAAACAAAAATATATAAAAAACAAAAATATATAAAAAACAAAAATATATAAAAAACAAAAATATATAAAAAACAAAAATATATAAAAAACATAAAACTAATAACTAATAACTAATAACTAATAAAACTTAGCATTTAATTAAACATCCAGATTTATAAAAATCGCCTCTTTCTTTATAGTCTTCGTTATTAGCTTTTCGCTTATTACTTATTCTATTTACATATGAGCCATCATTTTTTTCGCTTACTAGAGCATTCCAAAATGTTTCAATATAGGGCTGAATATGCTTAAACCATAACTTATTTCTTAATACTAAAACGCAACTAATAGTTTCTAATTTCCAATATATATTTCTAACATAATTATAATTTATATTTTTAGCAAGCATAAGTTGTGTCCACTCACTATAGGCTTCGCTTTCTATATTATGTAAATCAAACGGAGCATATTCATAATGCACATCTTCATTGTTTATTGAAAATTGCATAATAAACCCGCAATGCTTATTTGAGGATACATTAGCTATATAATCTTCCTTATATTCTTCAAGATCACTATATTCAAGAAATTTCGTTTCTAAAAAGTCGCATTCATTTAAATCACAAACCTCCATTTGTATTTGCATTTGTATCCAATATTCCATTTTAGGTGTTCCATTAATCTCTCGTGACACAACATTTTTAATTTCCAACATTCTACCATAAATAGCACTATTTTCATCACAAACAATTCCATCAGGTGAGGCAGCAATATAACTATATTGAGAATGCGGAATACATCCAAATTCTGACACTGTTGTGTTGTTTATGTGTTCGTAATATAATACTGATACACGCTCGTATTTTTGCCCCCAATGCATAGGCGAATTGAGATTATTATTTTTATACTTACTAACATCGCTAGGCTGACATTTCTCAATTATTAATTGGGATTGAGCACTTTCGGTAGTAAATATTTTATATATATTAGAAGCTGTTAATGTTGAATTTCTGAAAACATACCATTCTGGAGTTCTTTGCTCTGGTTGAGGAATATTTTGTAACTTGAAAATAGTAGCTTTAATTTTTTTATGATTAACACTTACATTTCTAATATACGACTTTTTATATGACCTCTTAGGAATATAAAATTTGAAAACCATATTCTTACATAATTCAATAGTTAAATGTAATAATAATGGCGAAGCGTCTTTATGTATATTAAATATATTAGCTAATAAGTCGCTTTCTATAAGATGGGGATAAAATACTTCATTTGTATCTTCATATATTTCATCATATAAATCATAATACATAGTTTGTAATAGATTTGTGTTAACATATTCCAACATAAATTCAATAATATTTAATATTAGTTCTTGATAACATTCCATAATGTGGCTATTGCTTAAACATAATAAATCGTGGATTTTATATTTATTAAGCAAGTAACATATATAGGCGTTATAATATTTATTCATAATATAGTATAGACTACTATAATATACTATAATATAGTTTATATATTGTTTATAATAAACAATTAAGCTAGTCAATTTTAAAATATAAGAAAAGATATATAAGAAAAGTATATAAAGCTATAAGTTTGTATATAAGTTTAGTCATAAATTTTGATGGTTTTAGCTTTCGATTTGGTTTCTAACGGTAAGCATTTTACAGTAGAAACATGCTTATCATCTTTTTTGAGAATAAAAACTCTTTCAATACTATCAAAATGTAAATTAGGTATTTCGCTAATTAGTCCGGTTTCTTTATCATAAATAACGTCTTTAACTTTACTTAAGGCTTTTCTTTCTAAGCATTTTAATAAATATTTGTGGCATTTGCTGGTTTCGTCATCGCTTAATTTATACTTTTTCTGTAAATTATCTATATGTGTGATTAATTTTTTGATTTTTTGGGTTTTATCTAATTTGCTCCAATTTTCTTTCTTATTTGCGCACGATTCGTTTTCTAAAAAATTTGATAATATATTATTATTGGTATTATTTATTTCTGGAACTATTTCTTGACCATTAAGGAGCATTGTTTTATATGCAATATTTTTTAACTCTTTACAATAGTCGTCTTTAGCTTTGGTTTCTTTAGTTTCTTTACTTTCTTTACTATTATTTGCTTTAGTTTGCATTATATCAGAAATAGACGTTTCATCATTTGTGCTGGAATTAGTAACTTCAATAACATTTTTTTTACGCATAGGCGGCATCTCTAGCTTGTCTTAGTTATATATATAATTTTAATTTTATATATAAATCATATATTAATATAATATAAAACAATATTAATATAATATAAGTTTAATAAGCAATGAGTAAAGTAATTCATTTTAGAACGCAAACCTTAAATAGTTCGCGAACCTTAAATAGCTTGCATAAAAATGCGTGCGCTAATATAAGCGAATGCACTGTTGAAGATGCTACAAAAAAAATAAATAATGAAAAAATGAAAAATGAGAAAAAATCATATATAGATTTATTAGGCAAAGTGAATAGCAATGTAGAAGTTCCAAATGCTATTATTACTATTTATGATAATTATGATAGTCAATTAATATTAATACAAAAACTATATAAAGGCGACTCATTTTATGAGGAAAAATACTTTAATCAAGCATTAAAAAATAAATTGGACTGCTATAAACAGCAAGATATAAAAAAAAAATATGATGACTATAATAATTTTATAACACTAGAAAATATTATAGAAAAATTGGTGACATGCTCTATGTTGTGTTTTTATTGTAACGTTAAAACACTAATATTATTTAAAAATTCGAGAGAATCTTGTCAATGGACTCTCGATAGAATAAATAATTATGATGAACATAGTAATAGCAACACAATTATATGTTGTTTAAAATGTAATCTGCAAAGACGGCGAAAAAATAGCGCAAAATTTAAATTTTCAAAGCAATTAGAACATAATTTAATAACATTAAAAAAATTAGAGTAAGCAAAATTTTGTGGACTAACTAATTTTGAAAACAAAAAATGGATGCAAAAAAAATTGACTTAATAATCAAAATAATAGCATTAGCACTTTAAAGATTAATATGGCTACTAGAGCAATGATTAAAAAACAATCAGAAGTTAATAAGATTTTTGAAGTATTAAAGACTTGCGCTATTTCAAGTAATGATTATGTTTCTTCTAAAGAGCCATTTTTCAAGAATGATAGCACTAGTTATCCATTTCAACAATTTAATATGTTATTTATTAACGCAGTAATTCCGGAAGGTTTAAATAGAAATATTAAAGTTATATATCAAATTTTGGGACATCAAAAAAAGGAAATTTATTATGGACAATGGACAATTATGAGTCTTGATGAAGCATTGCAACGTTATAAAGAATTATGTAATCAAGGGCAAACAAATGTGTTTGATATTGGGTATAAATATGGCGGTATGGGATATATTGATGTATTAAGTTGTGATTTGACAAGCCATTTGCTGTTTTATAGAGTTGATGGTGGGTCTAATGATTATGATAGATTATATAATTTAAACCAACTAATTAACGAAGGGTCGCGCCCTTATGACAAATTTTATTTTAGTACTTGGTTTTATAATGTTTAGTAACGATCTTATGAGTGTATCTTCTTGGCTTTCGTGATTGTAGCTTGTGCGTTTTTTTTATATTATTGAAACCTAAACTACGAGTACGATTACGAAAACCTCCGTATAGTATTGGTGGAGGTGGAATAAATAGTTGAATATAGTATAATAAACGGTTAAATAAAGGTCCAGCAGTTTCTGTAGTGAAAGGTACAATAACAAAAATTTTGTCACCCGCACCTCTGTAAGGTTTGTCGATTGTATCGGAAGGATATTCAGTACAACATGTTCTAGGTGCAATACCACGATAGCTGTAGATATACCTTTCGCGTTCAGAACGTGTAAGAACTATTTCACGCAGTAAGTCATCAGAATCATTAAAGTCTCCTCCAATAACTGTTGCTAATCCGTTATAAGTACCACCTAAATCACTTATAGCTGTTCGCATATATTGGCTAATTACTGGTCTGAGATGCGTGTCTATAACTTCTGCATCATTAGGGCAATGTAAGTTAAGTAAGTTTGCGCGTGTAGTTGTTCTAACAAAAGAAAAGTTTCTGCCACTATGAAAACCGTCGCCGCTGTAATAGTTAACATGTAATCCTATATCATTCCCGTAAAAATCCGCAAATGCTCCTAATCCTGATTCTGGTGTATTCTTCCATATTGTTAATACTGTTGGGTATACTACTTTTCTAAACATTTGCTTACGTACAGAAAAAGATACAAAACAATATGATCCAAAGGTACCGGTCCTATAATATGAACCTAACAAACTAACTGAACCAGGCGATCCGGGCGAACCAGGCGAACTAGGCGAACCAAGTGGACCAGATGGATAACAATTAGTAGTTACTGGAGGACCAATTGTAATTGGTCCTCCATTTAGAAGTTCCAATAATGCTTGGAAGCCTCCTAAAAATTGTCCAGTTGCTGGATCAAAACTGTTTGGACCTCCATCACGCGGCGTAATATTATCTCTATCATTCATTTCTTGAAAAAACATTATATCTGGTGCTTGTGTGTCAAAAAAATGTTTTACTAATTTGGCTGCGTTTTTCCAATATTCTCTTTTATCGGTGCCTTTTATTTGTTCAAGAAAGAATTTTTCACTTCCATATGGGTTTATAGGACCTAAATCACTTACAAAACTCATATTATAAGAAAATGCTATTAAGGATATTCCTTGTAGGTCAAATTTCATAAAAATAGGCTTATGGTCAGATGTTACTGAATAAACAGGAGGCGCTCCTGGTTTTGATACAATTCTTTTTGTATATGACGATGAATCTTCTGAATCACTTGGACCACTTGGACTAGTTGGATTAGTTGGACCACTTGGACCACTTGGACCACCTAGAAGACCCGTATAATCTATATCATCTGAATCACCTGAATAAAATGAATCAGGACTTAGTCCTTGAACTTGTGGTGGCACTGGCATTAATGGCTCTGGAAACGGTAGTCCTGGAGCTTGTCTAGGTTGTTGCTCTTTTAATGATGTTATTTCGCCTAATTTTCTCTTATTCATAGCAATTCTACTAGCAAGTATAGCAGAAATTCTATCTATGGAATGATTTCTCTCACTGGTCCTAGGAGTTTTTTTTCTAGCAATATTAGATCTGAATCTTGCAGAATTAGACATGTGCCTAATTCTTGCAGAATTAGGCATGTGTCTAGATATAATAAACTTACTTCGTTCATTTAAATCGGTAAGACTTCTACCGATTCTCTTAGCCATCTTATCGGACATATTGCGTGTTGCTAATTTATGCATTCTATAAGTAGACATTCTGGTTCTACCTCTTCCTATTCTCTTACTAGACATTCCTCTTCTCCCACTTGCCATTCTATCTATTGATTTCATTGCAAGTATAGGGAACATCGAATCACTTATTATAATATAATATATTATATAATGTAAAAATATTATATATTATACTATATAAATGGCTAAAACTAGAAAAGTGAAAAAATCTAGAAGAGTTTCAAGAAATAAAATGACTTCAAAAAAAAGAGCTCGCGGTAAAGCAGACGAATTACCTTTTTTAATTAAAACTATGTTAAATAATGTTAGTTTAAGAAATAATGGCACACAATTTTATGAAAAAGGTATTGTAGAAAAAATAGCTGCACATTTGCCCAAAAGAGAGGTAAAAGGAGCAATACATAGAGCAGATAAAGCCGAATATGAGCGCCGAGTGCTTGCTGCTATTCCTTTAAATGAAAATATATTGAAAGCACAAGAAGCAGAAATAAAACGTTTAGAAATGTCAGGTATAGATGGCCCTGCTCAACGAACACGTAGTAAAGCAAAACCTGCTACAAATCCTGTGTTAGAAGAATTAAGATTAGAAGCATATCACACTGGATGGGTGCTTATGCAGTTACAATATATAGCGCAACGAATTAGAGAAGGCAGAAATACTGTTCCTGATGGTTACAGGGACTATGGTGAATTTCTTAAAGGAAACCCCGCGTGGGATATGGAGAGAATGGGATATGTAAAAAGATTTAGACCACCTGGTTACGAAATTATGATGAAACAAAGGGAGAAGTCTAAAGCTAAAGCCTAAATTAAAAATATTATTTTGTTTTTAAATACGTTTTTTATATAATATTTAGATATACTATATATGGTTAAAACTCGAAGAGTGAAAAAAACTCGAAGAGTGAAAAAAACTCGAAGAGTGAAAAAAACTCGAAGAGTTTCAAGAAAAAAATTGAATTCAAAAAAGCGAGGTCGCGGTAAGGTACACGAATTACCTTTTCTAGTTAAAACTATGTTGAATAATGTTAATGTAAAAGCTAATAATGCCGAGTTTTATGAAAAAGGTATTGTAGAAAAAATAATGACAATGGTTCCCAAAAGGGATGTTGTTAAGGCAATGGCAACTAAAGCACTAGCAGATAAAGTTAAAGCAGATAAAGTAATTGCAGATAAAGTGAATGCAGATAAAGCCGAATATGAGCGCCGTATTCTTGCTGCTCTTCCATTAAATGAAAAAATATTAAAAACGCAAGAAGCAGAAATAAAACGTTTAGAAATGTCAGGTCTAGATGGACCTGCTCAACGAACGCGTAGTAAAGCAAAACATGCTACAAATCCTGTACTAGAAGAATTAAGATTAGAAGCTTATCATACTAGAATGGTGATTATGCAACTACAATATTTAGCACGAGAAATTAGAGAAGGCAAAACTAGTGTGCCTAGCTACTATAAAGATTATGCAGAATTTCTTAAAGGCAACCCCGGTTGGGATATGGAGCGAATGGCATATGTAAAAAGGCAGAGACCACCTGGTTACGAAAATTATGATAAACTTAAAGCTAAAGAAAAAGCTGAAGCTGAAGCTGAAGCTAAAGCTAAAGCCGAAGCTAAAGAAAAAGCTGAAGCTAAAGCTAAAGCTGAAGCTAAAGCTAAAGCTGAAGCTAAAGAAAAAGCTGAAGCTGATGCTAAAGCTAAATCTAAAGCAAAAGAAAAATCTAAAGCTAAAGAAAAAGACGAAGCTGAAGTAGAACAAACAGAAGATATTGCAAAACTAAAAAAATTAGCTCTGGAGCTATATAAAAAAAGTTCTGCAATGAAAGCACGAGCAAAGGAAGATATAATTGAAATGGGACGTGATGTAGATAAAGAAAGAATTGACATAATGCTTGAAAATAATTTTTACGGGTTAACTGATAAACAGCTTGAAGTATGGATAGATAAAGCTAGAGCTAAAGCTAAAAAAAGCTAAAACATAATAATTACTATTTATATACTTTTTTATAATATATTTAGTAAATAATCTAATACTATTATATAAATGGCTAAAACAAGGCATAACAAAAGACGCGGCGGAGTAAAAAATGACACATTAAGAGCAAAAAAAGAAGCATTCAAAGCACGAAAAAAGGCAGATAAAGAAGAAGAAAAAAGGACGGATAAAATGTTATCAAAAGAAAAACTTGCCTATTTAAAAGCAGCAAGAAAAAGTGCTGACCGGCGTATAAAATTAGAAAAAATCCGTGTGAAGGCACAGGAGGCACAATGGAAGCTAGAAGAAATCGAAAACAAAGCACGCAGAAAGAAAGAAGCCGAAGAATTCAAGTATAATAATTTAGCAAAACGCGAATTTCAAAAAGATCCATTACTTAAAAAGAAAGCAAAAGCAGAGGCAGAAAAAGACCCAGATTATTTATGGGGAGGAGTTAAAGAAAGAAAAGAAATGGTGCAATATTATCTTGATGGTTTCTGGATTATGTTAGGAGAAGCGAAACGTGATGCGTTAGTAGCACAAGCTAGAGAGAAGGCCGAATCTAAAGCTAAAAATAAAACTAAAAAGAAGTAGAATTATAAATCTCTCAATATTAGCAATTTATAAGCATAGCGATTTATAAGCATAGCGATTTATATAATATTTAGTAATATTATATAAATGACAAAGTCGCGAAGAGCAATGCATAACAAAAGACGCGGTGGAGTAAAAAACGCTACATTAAAAGCACAAAAGAAAGAAGAAGCTCTAATTCTAAAAGAAATAAAGGCACTAAAAGTAGCACAAAAAAAGGAAGAGGCTCAAATTCTAAAAGATGTAAAGGCACAAAAAAAAGAAGAAAAAGCAAGAATTAAGGAAGAAAAAGCCCGCCTTAAGGCTTTAAAAAAGACAAAAAAAGCACAAAAAGCACAACCTAAAGTAGCAACATCTGCTGATATTGCAAAAGTTGAAAAATTAGCACTGGAGCTATATAAAAAAAGTTCAGCAATGAAAGCACAAGCAAAGGCAGATTTAATTCAAATGGCACGTAATACTGATAAAGAAAGTATAGACATAATGCTTGAAGATAATTTTTATTGGTTAATTAGGAAAGAGAAAGATCAAGTATGGCTAGACAAAGCTCGAGCTAAGTTAAATAAATAAAGAACTAAAGATTATAATGAATTCAAATAGTCATTCACTTTTTTTAATAGAGCATCAGATATATGTTTTGACAATTCTATAATATCTTTTTTATAAATAAATTGCGTTAGGTCATTAAATTTAATGTTATATATGTAATTATTATTGTTTATTCCTTTATATTGACCAATATTTAGCGCAATTTGAATTATTTTTTTTATTGTTGGTTTTTCATTTAATGGTATTCTTACTTGTTGTATAATAAAATGATTTTTTTCATCTATTAATTTAGTTTCATAACCATTTATGTTATATTCTGGTAAAAGCATTATTTTTCTTGTTTTTGTTTTTGATATTTTTCTCCATTTTTTTGCATTATAACTGTCAAGAGGTTCTAATATTTTTTTAATCGGTTGCCAAAAGCCTTGTCCATCAAAATTATGTGGATTTTTTTTTCTTAATTTATGAGATTTTTCTAATACATTAGCAAATAGTATTTCTAAATTATAGCTGTGTTTTCTTTTTTTTGTTTTATTAGACATATATATATGTAATCTTTATTTTTCTAAAAATAGGCTATAATTTTTCTCTAAATAGCATTTTATATTATATTTAATGTCATCGCTTAAATCATAATAGTTTTCATTAAATTTAAAACAAACAACAACTTTCTCTCTATTAACATCATATATTAGTTTACACGCATTAAACTTAACTACTTTAGCAATTAAGCCCTTTATATAATTTTCATTATAATTAGTGTTATCCATAATAGACTTATTTAATAAAAAGTATTTATATGATGTAAAAAGATTATATAAATACTAAATTATAAGCTTAGTGCCACTAACGCCATTGTATTCTTAACGCCATGGCGGGCGTTTTTTTCTATTACTTTTTTTCGAGGAAAACGTGGTTGATATATTTGACGCAATTTTCTGCACCATATTATTTGTAATAGCTCTAATTGGTTCTTGATACTTTAATAACTTGGTTTTTGGTGACTTAGATTTTATTAACTTTGTTCTAGGTGACTTACTTTTTGTTGAGCTACTTGTTTTCTTATGGCATTTATTGTCTCTGCATTTTCTTGTTCCTACTTTACATCTTTTTATTAAATTTTTTCTTGTCCATAATGATTTTTTATAACATTTTTTATTTGCAGAACACCGATGTCTAGTTTTTTTGCATTTATTTTTCATTGTTATATATAATTACATTAGAAAATATTTAAATCTAATATAATATAATAAATAATCTATATTTCTAAATATTATATAATTTAATAATTATTATATAATTTAATAATTATTATATATTTTAATAATTATTATTATTATATATTTTAATATAAATATTAAATGCTCAATACACTAAAATAGTTATGTCATTACATATAGATACGCAGAGCGATGTTTTATTAACTAAATTATTGAAATTTTATAGTGAAAATACGAATTTTGATAAAATGATAAATATTATAAATGGGTCATCTACTATATCACTAAGAATAGTGGATTGGTTTGTTACAAATTACTCAAAAAAGAATTATATTGTATATATGATAAACAAAGACAATAAAATGGAAAAGGTAAATGTATATAATGATTATAAGCTTAAATTAAAAGCATATAGCAAAAAGAAATTTGATCCATTTTGCAGGTGGGACAGAATTAATGTTCCATATAAAGAGGACAAGTTCATTCAAACAACATTAGGACAACTAAATTTTTTCAAATGGACTATAGAAAATCAAATACTAGAATATATTGAACAAAATTATAAAATTATTGAAACCGATATGAATTTAAGAAATTGCTGTTCAAAAGTGAAAAATTCTTCCATTAATTCTACAACTTCTACCTCGTCGTGTGAAAGTAGCGACTCATATTCATCAACTTCGTCATATAATAATAAAACACGAAAAAAACGCGAAGAATTATCATCTAATGCATCAAGGTCTATAAATAAAGAATTTATAGCTACAACCGTAGAGTTTAAATAAATAAATAATATAAAAATTCGTTACAATATAATAACTAAATTACAGTGTTATATATTAAATGGGTAATATTAGTAGTATAAATAAAGTAAATTATGCCTATGTGCAAAAATGTATTAGTAATGCTAATGAAAAAATATTGCTAATTAATACACTCGATTATGATAAGCAAGAATGTTTGATTAAAAACACTATTACTGCGTCTAACGAGGAAGAAATAATTAATAAATATTTAAAAGGCAATAAATCAATTAAGATTTTAATATATGGAGAGAATTGTAGTGATAATAAAGTAATTAGCAAATATAATCAATTATATAAATTAGGATTTATAAATTTATATGTTTATTTAGGAGGAATTTTTGAATGGTTGCTATTACAAGATATTTATGGAGATGATGAATTTCCGACAACTTCTAAAATAATTGATTTATTAAAATATGGAGGGCACACTAAAATAATAAAATGACTTATTTAGCAATTAATTAAATATATAAAATTTTAAAATATAATATATTTAATATATATAAAAATGGGAGCGCTTGATATCTTTAGAGGAGGTTCGAGTGGTGTACAAGACTTTACAGAGCAAGAGCCATATACCGAACTAGGTCCAAGCGGTGGCAGAAGACGTCGCAAATCTTTAAGACGTAAAGGGGCGCGTAAAGGAACACGTAAAAGAGCGCGTAAACATTATGGTGGTTATTCACAGAAAAAACAACAGCAAGGAGGAACCAGACTCGAAGAGCTAGAAGATAAGGTGACTAGAGAAAAACTCACTGCAGATGAACAATCAGAACTTGATGGCCTACGGAAAGAAGCAGCAGAAAGAGCAGCAGCAGAAAAAGAAGCAGCAGAAAGAGCAGCAGCAGAAAAAGAAGCAGCAGAAAGAGCAGCAGAAAGAGCTGCAGATGGAGGCGGTAGCCGCAGAAGAAAAAGTCGCCACAGCAAAAAAAGCCATAGCAAGAAAACTCGTGGCAAAAAATCCAGTCCATGGATCAAGCACGTATTACAATTTGCCAAAGATCACAAAATGAAATATTTCCAAGCTTTAAAAGATAAAAGATGCCGCGCTGCATACAAGTCTAGCAAGTAAAAATCTAGTTTTAGTACTCCGTTTTTCTTGAATAATGTTAATTATTTACATTAATTATTAACATTATTATTAATATATATTTAGCGAAGTAATTTATAGTTTTTCTGCGTCCTCACATTTTTATATTTAATATGCATACATTTAGTATATAATATGTATTCTTGCAATAATGAATTCTTTATAGCCCGCACCTTATCTTTAAGCTCTTTCATTTTATCTTTTGCGTCAGCTTTATTTTGCTTATAGCCGTTTATTTTGTCTTCAAAAGACTTTATATTTTTCAAAATGGCATCTAATTCGTCTGTTATGTGTTGGGGAATTTCTTTATTCTTAAATGGGAGCTTTTTAGACTTATAGTCAGCTTTTTCTTCTTTAATTTTTGCTCTTAATGATACTATAAGCTCTTCTATGTCTTTTTCAATAGAATTTAAATTAGCATTTAAATAGACCGCATCTCTCAAATCTTCGTTTTCAACGTGGCTCATTAATATAGGAACATTTATCATAATAGGTTGCGCAAATTGTGTAGGGTCTTTCTCTCTATTTAAATAGCTAATATACCCAGAAAGTTTATTTGCTAAGACTTTTAGACCGGTTTCACTTAGTATATTTTGCGACGTCATATATTGCTTTTTAAACTCTTCTTTATTTGTAGTAATTTTTTCGCTTTCGTTAGTCATAAATAGGTTTGTTAATGCAAACAATTCGAGCGGACTATTTGTAAAAGGGGTTGCGGTCATAATCATTAGCTTACACGACTCGGCCCCAGAAACTTTATAACTATTACTTATTAAATTTTCCATAATTTCCATATTTGGTCGTTCGCTAGCTTTTAAATCACCGCCATATAATTTATGTGCTTCATCAATAATAATGAGCGTTTTATGTAATAAATCGCGCGACCCATTTCGTTCAAGCAATATGTCGTAAATAGCATTTTTTCCGGCTAATAAATTACTAAATTGCTTATATGACATAGGTTCTAGCCAACTCTTAGACAAATGTCTTTTTCGGTCGCTCAAGTTTTCAGGAAGTATTAGACCCTTATTTATTTCATCAACTAATATTACGTGACATATTTGGTCAAATATATTTTTCCATACATCTCCTTTTAATGTTGTTCGTGTAACCCATAATATTGAATAGCCCTCTTTCTCAAAACTGGACGAGGCTGTTGCAACACCTGTGCACGTTTTACCTGTTCCAACAGAATGCCAAAGAAGAATACCTTTATACGGTGAAGCAGGAGTAAAATAATCCGCTATAAATGTTTGAGTGGGATTTAGTGTAATAGAGTTGGCAGAACTTGCATTTGCTTTAGGGGCATCAACGCACTTATTTACAACATCAATAGGTTCCCATACAAACTCTTTAGAATTATAATTTGTTATAATATAATCTCTCATTTTTATAAAACTCATTTTAGTAAATTTATAATTTCTATGCTTTTTAGAAGAAACAGATCTAGTTCTAGTTCTAGATTTAGATTTAGTTTTAGCTCTAGGAATAATCTTGCGTGAGCTAGTTTTATATAAAATCATTGGATACTTAATATTTGTAGCATCGTCTTCAGTGCTAATTACTAGTTCTAAGGCTTGTAAGTCCTTTTTAATGTCTAATAAATTGCTATGCTTTTCAATAATATGGGGTATTCTAATATAACGCTGAGACCATTCTAAATTGACATGCTTACAAAATTTATTGTCTAAATCTTTCATATAATTACATAAAAATTGGCGGACATTTGCTTTTGCATTTATTAATAATTGTTTAGGGTGATTGTGCTTTCTATATACGTATTTCATAAAATCAATACTAACAGGAATGTCATTTGTGCTCTTTTTGCCGCATTTGCCCATACATTTTATATTATCTATTTTGAAAAATTTTGAATTGTCACTTTGTTTCTTAAAGTTAGCCTCGCCTGCTCCTCCTATTGTCGCATCATCCACTTCTCCTGTTTCTACATCCGCTTCTTCCGCTCCCCCTTCTCTCGTTCTAGCGCGCGCTCCACCCGCTAGCGCTCCACCCATTAAATAAAAGTCTTTTTCCATAAACTCTCTATTTAAGTCATTTGCCTTATGTATATTTTTGGTTAAATAATAGTCAACAGCCAATAATGGAGCCAATTCGTATAATTGTTTTGATAATTGTATCATTGCACTGTCAAACTCACTATAATTCATAGTGGAGTCATTATATTTTTCTACATTTTTAAACAATAGCACGTCTTCGTCTTTATTATAACTTTCAAAGTTATTTTCCATTAATGACCTATTAACATACATTGAGTCGCTTGTTATTTCAGGAATTGTTAAATAATAATTATAAACATAGAGAGGCCAACCAATATTTTTTTGAAATTCTAATCCTTTTTGCCCACACGTTCGCGTTGCACGGCCAACTGTTTGTTTAAGGTCTGCAATTGTTATAGACGGTTCAAAAATATGAACATATTTTACGTCAAATAAATCGATTCCTTCTTTAAATCCGCTGTCAAGAACAATTAGCCGAACGTTTTTCCCGTGTATATTTGCAGGGCGCTCATTATACATTTTCAATGTTTCTTTTTTGATTTTTTCATTAAACGTTGTTCCATAAACGCTATTAGAGCTTAATAATGCAAAATTTTGATAATTGGACTTTTCAATATCTAAATACAGCTTTGCGTTTATTTGATTTGACACCTTTTTTGATTTAAGTATGTTATTATAACCATTAGCTTGAAGTGCTGATGCAATTATTTTAGCTCCATAACCGCCTTCTTTAACATCAGAAAATATAAAATGCTTGAATTTTTTATTGTGATATTTGACATCTTGGGCGTCTAGCTCTCTAATATTATTTAATAATTGAACCATTTTTGGCGAAGCTTCGACCAATTCTTCATTTAGTTTTTTAGGCTCATAAAGTGTTTTGTCAAACTTATGATAATTTAATATTTTACTAAAATTAGCCGTTTTGCGCATACAAGTGAATATTTTTGCTCGCTTTTTCCTAGTGTTTTTTGTAGTGCTAGTCTTTCCTTTGGTTTTATCACTCTTCGCTTTATCGCTCTTCGCCTTTTTTGCAGTGCAAGTAACATTATTTTTATAACATTCCAATACTTTAATAAATTCGTTGCGGTCCATATTTCCGCCCTTATCTGGATGATTTATTTTTAACCAGTCTCTTATTAATGATTTATCATTTAAACCATATTTACACATAATTTTTTCACATGACATAATATTATTAGTATATTATATTATAACAATATTATAAAATAATATACTAAAATAATATAAAAATAATACAACTTAAGATTGCTAAAAAAGGCTTTATTATTATATTATATTATATTATATTATATTCGCAAAAAAGTTCGCCCTATTTTGCTCGTAGCAAACATCCCACAACCACACGCTATTTGTAGATAAAGTATGTTGGTTTTCTTAGTGCAGCAAACTAAATAACCAGACAAAATTATGAAAGCAAAGAAAAACATCCAAAATAGACGCGTATAAAAATCCATATTATATATTTGCCAAGAATAAAAATATTTGTAAAAAACAAATATTTGTAAAAAAAACGATTTAAAAACAAAAACACAATTTTAATATACGCTAAATTAATTGAGCAATAGCATCAAACACAAATTTATATTCTTCTTCAATCTTAGCATAATGGTCCAAATTAGTTACTATGTACCAAACTAGCTTATATTTGTGTTGTAACAATTGCGCACACTTTTTTTGATATTTCAAATTATAGATTTCATCTTTAGTGCCACTATAAAAAAAGAGAGGTGTGGCTCTATTGTTTTTTAATTTTATATATTTATACATATAAAGCGATTTAATGCAAAATAGCCCGCCTAATGGACTAGGTAATTTATTTAATATATTGAATAATAATGTTCCACCTTGAGAGACGCCTATTATAAATATGTTTTTATAAGTCTTTAATATTTCTGCTTCATTATTGATAATGGCAACTAAGCGACGCGTTTGCTCATTAAAATCGTGACGACTTATTTTGTCGACCTTATTTAAATTGTTATAACAAGTATAATAATTATACCACGAGGCAATGTTATATTGCTTATTGTCTGGATAATCAATAGTCATTAACGGTGATTGTGGTAATATAAATTTACAATGCTCAATTATATTATTATAATTAGCACCACAATAGTCTATATAATCATTAAAATAAGACGCATCGCTATACATAGGATGTAACATTAATAGACTATATTTATGTATTCCTTTATGACTAATTATTTTACAATTTTCATACATACTATAAAAACATATTATTTTTATGCATTAATGCTAATTTTGCTAATTATTATACATATTTACGCAACCAATCTTCGGCTAAGAATTTGGCATCATCACTATAATAAAATTTAATTAGGTTACGTAATCTCTCAGTTGGTTCGCCATTTAAACGTTCATCTGATAAATCTGTATCTCGTGTAGTAATTTTTTCCCAACTGTCTCTAAATTTTTGTAAATTCTTTATTAACTCTTCCCGTGTCATTGAACTTATTGGTTTTGGTGGTGGTTCATACATTCCTCGATAATTAGTAATTGGTTTTTTAATTCTATCTTGTATGAGTTGCGTTGCTTTTATTTTTTGACCTTTATCTAATAAATTATAAATTAATTCTAAATCAGCGCTTTCAATTGTTGCCCGCCGCAATCTAAATAACTTTTGAGCCATCGCTTCTTTTGAACCATTAAATGATGCGTGATATTTTTTAAGTAGTTGTCTTAATTTATCTACTGAAATGTCATATTTTTTGCTTTTTTTTATTGTATATTTTTTTGTTTTATTGTTTCCTTTAATTATTTTGTATATTGAATATTTTTTTGTTTTATTGTTTCCTTTAATTATTTTGTATATTATGTTTTTCTTTGTTTTCTGTAATTTGTTTTCATTTACTTTAGACCACCGCTTACTAGTTTTTGTTTGTATTACTATCCAATTATTACCATCATTACCACGCTTTATTGTTCCAACAGGAAATATAGTCGCGCTCTCAGATGGTCCTTGTCTTGTGGTTGCCATTCTTATATATTCTTATATATAAGAATAATCATAAAAAAATAATAAACAAAACACTTTATTTTTATATTTACTTTTTTTATATTTACTTTTTTTATAACGTAAATATAAAATCATACATTTTTCTTGTTACTTCAGTATAATAACTATTTTCAATAAATTGACTTGTATTTGTTTCTTCATTTCCATTAATTACTAATACCAACCCTTGTTCAATTGCAATAGGATTGTTTAACCACACATCATGATAATGATGACAATCTTTTAAATATTCAAGTGGAATGGTTTCTCCCAGACGACCCCGTTGTTGCACACGTAAATCACAAATCTCCGGCATGGTTCTAATATAAACTATTTTTAAGTCTTGAAAAATAGTTTGAAACTCATCAAACATTTTCAAATAAATTAAATATTCAATGAGACTCATTTTATTAGCATTATATAGACTTTTTGCAAATACAAATTTGTCTGTATAAATGGAGCGCTCACTAATAATAACATCATAATTTTCTTTTAGTGCTTCCTTCAATAAAGACAAACGACTAGTATATGCCATTACTTGAAACGCAAAACTATAGCGCTCATTATTTTCATAAAAGTGCGTAATAATACTTTTTCCATTAGCATCTCCGATTGATTCCCAACTTGAAACCGGTTCTTGTAAAAAGCAGATTTTACAATTATTGCCTTTTGAACCGCAATAATTAGCAAAGTTTTTTTCTAAATAGCGCAATACGCTCGATTTTCCGGAGCCAATATTTCCATCAATCGATACAATAAGAGGCGGCATTATTTAGCAACTTAACAACTTAATAAGTTAATAAATAATCTAACTTTATTATTAATCAATTTTAATGTTACTCATAATATTAATTATTTCTTTTGCCTATTGTATTGCCTTTTTTTTGTTGCGTTGTTGTTGTTTGTTTTTTTTGGAATTGAAAAGTTAGGAAATAGAGAGTTAAATTCATCTTCTGTTTCCAGCTTATTATCAATAATTTCATCTATTTTCTCACCAATAGTATTTGCATTAAGTGTGTTTTCATTAGTAATTAACTCTTTAAATAGTTCTCGAATTTTATCTGTTTCAAGTATAGTTTCTTTAGATGAGGTTTCTATATAATAGTTGATTGCAATAGCTTCATTAATAGAGAATAAAGTATTATCAGAAACATTAAAAATTATATTAGGATTTTTTTCTTCATTAATTAGTGTATTTAAAATTTCTATGGCTTTTTTTAATATATAAAAAATTACTGGTTTTTTAAATTTTTTTTTTAATAATTTTTTTAAATTCTCCTTTAACTCTTTCTTACTTTTGCTCAAAGTAATTTTTTTGGGATCAGTATCAATCTTAGAATTAAATTCTTTTAAAATGTTTCTTAATTTGTCAGGCTCTAATTTAGAAATTTCAGTAACAACAGCTTTATAATTTGATAATTTAGGTGTTTGCTCATAAGAGAATTCAAGTAATAACTTTTGTAATGAATTTGTAACATCTGATTCTCTTGGATTAAGGTGATGCAAAGGATTATCTGGAATTGATTTTTTTATTTCTTCTTCTAATTCCTTTAGTCTGTTTTGTAGTGCTTGTATTTCTACCTTCTTTTTCAACTCTTCTGCTGCTTCTCTTTCTCTTGCTGCTAGTTCTGCTGCTTCTCTTTCTCTTGCTGCTTTTTCTGCATCTCTTGCTGCTTTTTCTGCATCTCTTTCTGCTTTAGCTTTTGCATCTCTTTCTGCTTTAGCTTTTGCATCTGCTGCTGCTTTTTCTGCTGCTAATCTCGCTGCTTTAGCTTTTGCTGCTCTTTGTATTATAGCGACTGCTTTAGCTTTAGCTTTAGCTTTTTTTCTTCCTTTCATGCCTCTGATGCGTGCTTGTAATTTAGTTGCATGTGCCGCTAATCTAGCTTCTTCTGCTGCTAATCTCGCTGCTTCTTCTGCTGCTAATCTCGCTGCTTCTTCTGCTGCTAATCTCGCTGCTTCTTCTGCTGCTTTATCTGCTGCTTCTTTTGCTGCTGCTTTATCTGCTGCTTCTTTTGCTGCTGCTTTATCTGCTTCTTGTGCAGCTAATGCTGCTTTCTTTAATGCTGCTGCTTTAGCTTCTGTCGCTGCTTTAGCTTCTGTCGCTGCTTTAGCTTGTGCTGCTTCTTCTGCTGATGGTCTTGGTGGTCCTGGTGATCCTGGTATTACTTGTGTGTTACCTATATTTGCAAGAAATACAGCTGTAACTGCATTTGCATCTCCTGTATCTGGTGGTTGTGGTGTTTCTGCAGCTACTTTTGTGTCACCTATATTTGCAATAAGCGCTGCAGTAATTAGATTAGCATCTGGAGTGCCCGATCCTAAATCTGGTTCTAGTTGTGGTACTATTGGTTCTGTTTGTGTTTCAATAGTTGCACCATTTGCTTCTTTTTCTGTTTGTGTTCCATCATCTTCTTTTTCTACTAGTGGTTCTACTGGTGTTTTTTCTATTTTTGCCTGTTTGTCTCCTGCTACTCTTTTTGCATCTACACCTTGACCCGAACTAGTATCATCAAATTTAGTTAATATATCATTAATTAAACCTTGCAAATCCGTATCCTCAATTAAAGGCTTACCATCAAAACCTTTTTGTTTCATTAATTCTTTGAATTTGTCAATAATTGTTTGTAAGTCTTTTTCACTAGCTAAATCCATTATAAGTTTTTTTATAGCAAATTTAATTCTTCTAACTTTTTCGGTTTGTCTAATTTTACCATTTATTGAATCTGTTACTTGAAATAACTTTTCTTTAATATTTTTTATGTCAATAGTATTTAACCCAATACTTTCAAATAGCTTTGATATTTCGTCATATTCATCGCATTTATCTGATTGTGATTGACGACAAATTTTAGCAAACATAGTTTGTAACATAAATTGCGAAAATGAATATGAATTAATTTGATCATATGCTCTTCGAAACACTCCATGTTGCATTAAAGCGTCTTTAGTATTTTCTTTCTCAGAAACTGTTAAAGTTCTATTTTTTATTGCAAAAAGTCTATCAATATAAAAGATAATTCGAACATATATTTTTAAACTATATTTCAATTGTAATAACTGAGTTTTAGTGATTTTTTTCTCATTGGATTCTCCTTCAGCGGGTTCTCCTTCAGCGGGTTCTACCTTAGTGTTTTCTCCTTCATCGGGTTCTTCCATTTTATTATATTATTATTATATTTACTATATAATATTTTAATATTAGAATATTTAAATATTAAAATATTTCAATATATTATATAGTAAATATAATATGAGTGATGCAGAAGAAAAAAAAATAATAAAGGAATGGTTACAATTGATCGAGTTTATTAGGCGTATATATGGTGAAGACAAAGCAGAATTTATTAGAACTAATAATTATTTACAAAGAAACAATAAAAGTGTAGCTGACTATTATAATGTTGCTGGACAAAATCATACATTGTCTAATTTGTTACAAAAACAAGATTTTTTAAACAAAGTTATAAGTGCTAGTGAAACAAAAGACACAATAACAGAATATACACAAATTTACAATGAAACAAATGCGTTAATGAAATCATTAGACGGTTCGCAAGATAATATATATATTAAATGTAACCCAATTGATGATAACGGAAATGTAATAGAAGCCTCAAATAATAGTATTGGATCAAATATAAGTAGCTTGAATTCTATATTTGATGAAGTAGGAAATAGCATCGGTCCTAATCTCCTATATAATAATATTGGATTACAAACACTTATAAGTGTGTTATTTTTTATTATAATTTATTATATAGGTAAATATATTTTCATAGATTATCCTAGAAGTATGATCGCAAAACGTGTATAATTAAATATTTGAAGCACTATGTGCATCGCAAATAACAGGATTATAGTTTTCTATGCTAGAAATATTTTCTGGACGTTGCTCTATTAAATTAACCATTTCTTCTTCTAAAGATTTAGAATTTAAATGACTATTCATAATTGCCATTTTTGAAGCTTTAGTATTCTCACTTTGAGCCATAACTCCATGGTCCACTTTTTTAGAGCGTCTTAAGAATACGAATGCAACACCCGCAAATAATAGCGCAATAAGAGGGTTGCTATTGAGCAATAATATTATAAAAATAACAATAAGAGAAAAATACATATAAATATTATTTATATGAGGAGCATAATTGTATGGTGTTGATACATTACTTATTAAGTATAATAACAATAATATAACAAATATTATTTCATATGATTTTATATTTGCCAACTTCGCCGTGTTACCCGTTAAATTCTTGGTGATCTTATTAATAGAATTCATTATAGTATAATATTATATTTTAATATTATATTTTATTATTTTAAATAAAAAATTTTATATAAATAATTTTAAATATTAAAATACAAAATTGTTTTAAAACATTTATAAAAAACGCTTAAAATTAAAGTTACAAATTATAAATAACTAACAAAATAACAAAATAATATGCTAAGTAAAAAAATTAGCCCTAAAAACAGAGAGAATTATAACGATTTAAGCCAAGTTATAGAAAATTTAAAAAAAAATGGTATTAACAGTTATTTAGGTGCTAAAGGTTATAGTATATATAAGTTATGTTTAACTCCTAAAATAATAGATTTCATAAAAAGCGAATTAACAGTAAAACCAATGCTACAAAATTCGTATGCTGAAGCAAAATCTTTTCCTATTTATCAAGAGTCAGAAAAAAAATTATATGTTCCTCGTCATTGGGGTATAGCTATGTTTGGTTATCCTAAAATGGTAAAAATTCCATTTGGAGAAAACATCAATTTAAAGTTTGAAGGAACGTTGAGAGATTATCAAACAAATGTGCTAAATGAATATTTGAAAGCTATTGAATTTGGTATTGCTGATGACAAAAATAAAGGTAATGGTTCAGCACTAATTGAGTTATGGACTGGTGCAGGAAAGACCGTTTTAGGACTTAAAATTATTGAAGTATTGAAAAAAAAAACAATCATTTTTGTCCATAAAACGTTTCTAAAAAATCAATGGATAGAACGAATACAGCAATATTTACCAAATGCTCGCATAGGTTCTATTCAAGGTCAAAATATTGATATTGAAAATAAAGATATTGTTTTAGCTATGATACAAAGTGTTAGTATGAAGACTTATAACGACACTTTATTTGACAGTTTTGGATTGAGTATTTACGACGAATGTCATCATATGTCTAGTGAGGTATTTTGCAATTGCTTAAAAAAATGCAATACATTATATGGTCTTGGATTAAGCGCAACAATGAATAGAAAAGACGGACTAACAAATGTGTTTAAAATGTATTTAGGTGATATTTGTTATAAACATTGTAAAAAAGGCATACAAGATGACGTATTAGTAAAAGCAATAGAATTCACTATTGACGATGATGAATATAATGAAGTAGAAGTCGACTTTAGAGGGCAAGTTAAATATAGCACAATGGTAAATAAAGTTTCAACTTTGAACTTGCGCAGTGACTTTATTGTGTATGTATTACAAAGCGAATTATTTATTAATCCAAACCAGCAATTTATTGTATTAGCGCAAACTAAATGCTTACTAAACTATTTATATAGCGCGCTAGTTCATAAAAATGTTGCTTCTGTGGGATATTATATTGGTGGTATGAAAGAAAGCGAATTAAAAAAATCGGAAAGTAAAACTATTATTTTAGCTACTTTTAGTATGGCGGCTGAAGCATTAGATATTAAGTCTTTGACAAGCCTGCTTTTAGCTAGTCCTAAATCCGATATTGTTCAAGCTGTTGGCCGGATTTTGAGAGAAAAGCACAGCAAACCATTAGTAATAGATATTATAGATGGTCACGAAGTATTTCAAAATCAATTTAAAAAGCGTAGAGCATTTTATAACCAAAAAAACTATAGAATATTTCGCACCTCTAACAAGAACTATGAGCACTATGTAAAATATATGCAGTCAATTAATGCTAATGCCTTATTAGCAATAGAAGATGAATTATTTAATGTTACTAATGAAGAGCCCAATTTTGTAGAGTCTAAAGTTAAAAATTTATGGAATTATTTATTAGTAAGGAAAAATAAAAGTAAAAATAAAAATAGCGATTTTAACGATTTAAATGATGCCAATGATGCCAATGATGCTAGTAAAAAAAATAATGAATATAAATGTCTTATAAAACTATAAAAACAAAAAATATTAACATATAAAATATTAACATATAAAATATTATTATTAATTAATACTATATTATATAGATATGCAGAGCAATGAAAAACCTATAAGTAAAAAAATATTAAGTAAAAAGCCTATAAAATCTGTGCGCATAAGCGAACCAATAAGCGAAGCGAACATAAGCGAAGCGAACATAAGCGAAGCGGAACCAGAACCAGAACCAATAAGCGAAGCGAAACCAATAAGCGAAGCGAAACCAATAAGCGAAGCGAAACCAGAACCAATTAGCAAAGAACCAGTAAAAGAACAAATGAAGGCGAATGCTAATGCGAATGCTAATACAATGCCTAAAATAAATGAAACTATTAATCATGAAGAGCTAGCGTGGAAAATAATCGATAAATTTTTCGCTCAAGACCCAAATATTTTAGTTAAACATCATTTAGAATCGTATAATGATTTTTTTAATAATAAAATACATAACATTTTCAGGGAGAAAAATCCAATATTAATAATGAAAGAACAAGATGAAGAAACAAAAGAATATAACTATAAAGCAGAATTATATATAGGTGGTAGCAGTGGCAAATTAATATACTTTGGTAAGCCTATAATTTATGACGATGCGCGAGAACATTATATGTTTCCAAATGAAGCACGATTAAGAAATATGACCTATGCACTAACATTACACGTCGACGTAGAAGTAGTTTATTATATAATGAATGAAGACGGAGCATATGTAGAAACGCGCTCATTATTAGAAAAAATCTATTTAGGAAAATTTCCTATTATGTTAAATTCGGACTTATGTATTTTAAATAGTCTAGATAAAATTACCAGATTTAATATGGGCGAATGCAGGAATGACCGAGGTGGTTATTTCATTATTGATGGTAAAGAAAAAGTCCTCATAAGTCAGGAAAAATTCGCAGATAATATGTTATATTTTAAATCCGATTTTAATGAGCTATATAGTCACTCAGCAGAAATCCGCTCAGTTTCAGAAGATGCATCAAAGCCAATTAGAACATTGAGTATAAGAATATTGCGACCCGACACTAAACATAGCAACAATCAAATATTAGTAAATGTTCCAAATGTTCGCAAACCAGTCCCATTGTTTATATTAATGAGAGCATTAGGTATAACAAGCGACAAAGAAATAATTAAAATGTGTCTTCTAGATTTAGAAAAATATAAAAACTATATTCCACTATTTATTCCGTCTATATATGATGCCGGAAACATTTTTAATCAGGAAGTAGCACTAAAATATTTAGCCACACTAACAAAAGGAAAAACAATTCCGCATATTATGGAAATATTAATGGACTATTTGCTACCACATATTGGAGAGAGCAATCTAATCGATAAGGCGTTTTTTATAGGGCATATGGTAAAAGAATTATTGCACGTCTATAAAAACGATAAGAAGCCCACAGACCGAGACTCGTTCAAATTTAAAAGAGTAGAACTAGCCGGAACACTTATTTATGATTTATTTAAAGAATATTATTCATTGCAACAAAAGCACATTTTTCAGAAAATAGACAAAGAATATTACTATAAGCAAGGCATTTATCAAAAAGATTTTATTAGTTTAATCGAAAATAATTATTTAGAATATTTCAAAGAGCGTATTTTAGAAAATGGATTTAGAAAAGCATTTAAAGGAAACTGGGGGTCAGAAGCGCATACAAAACGCCCCGAAGTTGTCCAAGATTTAAATCGGCTATCGTATAATTCTTTTTTATCTCATTTACGAAAAATGAATTTGCCTCTCGACTCAAGTGCTAAAGTAATTGGTCCGCGTCTATTACATTCATCTCAGTGGGGAATAATAGACCCAGTCGATACTCCCGATGGTGGAAACGTAGGACTTCATAAATATATGTCGCTAGGTTGTATGATAACAAGTGGTTATTCAAGCAAAGCAATTATTGAGTTGCTAAGAACCGTTTTTTTTATGGAATTATTGAGTGAATGTATGATAGAATATATAGCTCATTCTACAAAGGTATTTGTAAATGGTGCTTGGGTCGGTATTGTTACAAAACCGGTTGAAGTTATAGATTTATTAAAAAAATATAGGCGCATTGGTTTAATACCAATATATACAAGCATTAGCTGGTCTGTTAAGGAAGATAGCATTTATATATATACTGACTCAGGTAGATTGACAAGGCCTGTATTATATTTAGTTAATCATAAACCGTGTTATGAAAACGAATATGTGTATAATAAATTGTATTCTAATGATTTTAATTATAATGAGTTATTAATTGGATTTAATAAATTTAAAAGCTATAACTCTGAAAAACGGGAAGTGGCTTTTAGCACTAGTGATGTTATTAATTCCAATAATGTTTTTTTCAACCTAAATGATTTATATGATAAATCATTAACTACAAATGCACTAGACGAATTAATGACTAAAGCGGGTATTATTGACTATTTGGACACCGCCGAAAGTGAAACCGCACTAATAGCAACTTATAGTGAGCAAATCACCAAATTTACAAGCCATTGCGAAATTCACGCCTCGCTATTATTGGGAGTTATGGGAAATCAAATCGTGTTTCCTGAAAATAATCAGCTACCGCGCGACTTATTTGCGTGTGGGCAAAGTAAGCAAGCAGTAAGTTTATATAATTCGAATTATCAAAATAGGATTGATAAAATGGGAGTAGTGTTAAACAATGGTCAAATACCGTTAGTTAAAAGTCGCTATTTAAAATATATGTATAACGAAGAACATACTTGCGGAGTAAATGCTATTGTAGCTATTGGAAGCTATGGCGGTTATAATGTTGAAGATTCAATATTATTTAATGAAGGGTCAATTAATCGCGGTATGTTTAACACCACGTATTTCAATATGTATGAATCGCGTGAAGAGAGCACAAAAGTCGCAGGTTCAAATATAGACACTCGATTTGTCAATATTGAGTCTAAAAATGTTGTTGGCAAAAAGCCCGGCTATGATTATTCTTTATTAGACGCCAATGGACTAATACGCGAAAATACTCCTTTAGACGACCGAAAAATAGTTATTGGAAAGGTTACAACTAATATAACTAATCCTGATTCTTTTAGTGATGCGTCACTAAGTCCCAAAAAAGGACAATTGGGATATGTTGATAAAGCTTTTATAACAGAAGGCGAAGAAGGGTTTAGAATAGCCAAAGTTAGAATTAGGGAAGAGCGACAACCTGCACAAGGAGACAAATTTTGTAGCCGATGTGGTCAAAAAGGCACAGTAGGATTAATTATTCCTGAGGAAAATATGCCGTTTAATGCTGACGGAATAAGACCCGATATAATAATTAATCCGCACGCGCTTCCAAGTCGTATGACAATAGGACAACTTGTTGAAACGCTAATGGGCAAAGCGTGTGCCTTATATGGTGGATTTGGTGATTGTACTGCTTTTGTTAATAAAGGACCTAAGCACGAATTATACGGCTCATTATTGCGAAATATGGGTTATAGCTCGACCGGTAATGAACTATTATATAGCGGAGAAACAGGCGAACAATTAACAATGGAATTTTTTATGGGTCCGTGCTATTATATGCGCCTTAAGCATATGGTAAAAGACAAAATTAATTATCGCGCTCAAGGTCCAAGAACAATGATAACCCGCCAAACTGTTCAAGGTCGCGCCAATGATGGCGGATTACGAATTGGTGAAATGGAGCGGGACGGCATTATAGCTCACGGTGCGACTGCATTTTTAAAGGAGTCTATGTTGACTAGGGGCGATGATTATTATGTAGCAATATGTAACACTAGCGGAGTAATTGCTATATATAACGAATCTAAGAATATATTTATTAGCCCATTTTCAGACGGACCTCTAAAGTTTGCAGAGAATTTTGAAAACACTATGAATTTGGAAGTCATTTCCAAATATGGCAAGTCGTTTAGTATTGTTCGTGTTCCTTATAGTTTTAAATTATTAATGCAAGAGTTACAAGTAATGAATATTCAGATGCGTATTATTACAGAAGACAATATAGATCAATTAACGTCGATGAATTATGCTAAAACAATTCAAAATTTAAAACTAACAAAATTAACTAAAAAAGAGGGCGAAGACTATAATAAGAAATATGAGAGCATAAGCATAAGGTCTAGAGAAAGACCTAAAACAACAAAACAAATAATAGAAGAAGAAAAAGAAGAAGGTAAGCCTGAAATGATAGATTTAGCTGAAAAAGGAGCTCTTGAAGAAAAACCAAGAAGCACCGACGAAGATGATGATAATGAGGGATTAAGTCAAGTAACTATTGATTCGATAAAACGTGCTGAAGACGAATTTAGCAGATATCAAGATATAGATGAAGATGAAAATGAACTTATTAAAATAGGTGATGTGGTAAATAGCGATGAGTTAGGAATAGAAGATTTGAATGTTGAAAACATTACTCCTAAAGAAGAACAATCTAATATAAATAGTGAAACCGAAATAAATCAAAATCAAAAAGAACCTACATTATTAGAAAATATAACTAGCAACACATCTTCAAATGTTGAAAAAGTAAATAATGAAAAAAGTGAAAATATGAAAACAATTGTTATTAAAGATCAATAAAATAGTTGGTTACCAAGCACTATTTATTTAACTTATATTAGTAATAAGTTAAATAAATAATAAGTTACTTACAACTTACAATAAAGGCGCCGCTGAATATGTTATAATTATTAAACCTAATATGACAAATAACAATATTAGCGGTAATAATACTAAGAACCACGATATTTCTTTATATCCTGCTTTGCATAACGAGTTTAATATAAAGGTCCAAAACAAAATATAAATAGCTTTAAAGACAAATACTAAAAACGTATTTGGTAACTCGCACTCAAAATACCCCACGCAATATTTTGTAGTGTTTCCAAAATTTTGTATTGCTATTACTATAAAAATAAATACCGAAATAAATAAATAAATAAAAGCGGGAGTACATAAATTCTTAAAATCTTTTACAAATTTATTTGTATAAGCCATATTATAATTTATAACAACAAAAAAATTTGTTTAAAAAAATTATATTAAGAAAACAATTTAAAAAGAGAATGCTTTATATTAAGAAATTAATGTACTATTATCTCCTAAAGGCTGTTGTGTGGGATCGCTACTTAGAACTTGAGGATGTCCATACAGGCTATTATATGAACTAGTGCCAGCATCTTGTATTTCGTGCATAGCATCTGTTAAAAAAGCAAATCCACCGGTCATATTTTTCTTGCTAGAGCACCCTATTTGTTCTCTAGCATATTTTTTTTTATTGCTAGAGCACCCTATTTGTTCTCTATTTACTATATTTTTGTTTTTAAGTAATAAATGTTCTTTTCTAAATTTTTTTTGCAGTGCTTTTACAGTTTTAGCATTCAAATTTTTAAACCTTTGTTCTAGTATTATATTAGCCTTATATTTATTTTTATTTTTACGATGTGTGTGTTTTTTTTTAGTGCGTCTATTAAATTTTTTGCGCAATTTACTACTATTTCTATTCATATATTATAATATAATAAGATAAAATAAAAATAGACTAATAAAAAATTAACTAATAAAAATTAACTAAAATAGAAACTAAGCGCACTATATTTTTTATAAGTTATATATTATTCAATATCAACGTGCGTAATCATATGCCTCCTACAACAACTTTTCTTTAATTGCAAAATGTCTAAAACCTCGCCTTCTGGTGTTTTATCCATAAATTCTTTTGTTAAATATAATACTTTATTAACTTCCATAGATTTATCAATTTTTCGTTTTTGAACTTCGCGCTGATAATAGCGATATTTATTTGCTAAAACTTTTCCACAAGTAAAACATTTTACAGGAATAATCATTATGTTATTATATGTTTTATATAAAGATTTTATATTTATATAAAATTCAATTTTAATACTTAATTATTAATTAGTCTGGACCAGCAATTAAAGTTAAATCTTTGGCTGCGTCAACTTTGCCATAACCTTCAAAAACGGCGCTTCTATTTAATTTAATATTAGCATTTTCATTAGGGTTTAAATTTATATTAAAATAACTTAAAACCATCATTAGTATTATAATTGCAATCAATACACATATTATAGTATATAATGATTTACCAACATTAATAAACATATTATATTATAATATATATTATTTTATAATATATAATATTTTATAATATATTATGTATTAATAAAATTGATTAGTTATAAATATATTAGTATTAATATATTATTACTAATTATGGAACATCAAGATTGGAATGCTGTTGCTTTAAATGCTAAAAAGAGTGTTAAAATTGAAAGCTCTATTCCGCATAAGCCTAAGCCTATTGTAGTTAAGCAACTAGTTAGCAATGAACCTCTTGGAAAGTTAATTGCTCAATCGCGATTAACATTAAATAAAGACCAAAAACAATTTGCTGCATTATTGGGAGTTTCACAACAAATGCTGTCTAGGTGGGAATGTAATAAAGAGCTACCTAGTAATGCGCAAATTGCATTAATTGAGAAAACAACTAAAGTTAAACTGCCTAGGTGTAAAAAGGTTCAAGTAGTTGAAGAATAAATATTGTAAATATTGTAAATAATGTAAATAATAGATTTATTTTTTTCTAATAAAATTGAAGATTTATTTAACAATAAAAATATATATAAAACAATAATGGAGCTAACAATAACAAAACCTTTTATAAAATGGGTTGGAGGAAAGACACAAATAATCAATGAAATAATAGAGCTTTTTCCAAATACTATGAATAACTATTATGAGCCATTTTTAGGAGGTGGTAGTGTTCTTCTTGCTTTACTCACATATAAAGCGTGCGGTAATATTAAAATAAATGGCTCTATTTATGCTAGTGATTTAAACTCAAATCTTATAGGGTTGTATAAAAATATTCAATCAAATCCAGAATTACTAATAAATGAAGTGAAAAAAATAATACAAGAGTTTGAAAAATGTAAAGGAGCCGATGTAAATCGTAAAGCATCTAATATTGAAGAAGCGTTGAGCTCTCCTGAATCTTATTATTTTTGGATTAGAAAACAATTTAACTCATTATCAAAAGAAGAAAAGACTTCCATAAGTGCTTCTGCAATGTTATTATTTATGAATAAAACATGCTTTCGTGGAATATATCGCGAAGGACCTAACGGATTTAATGTGCCATTTGGAAACTATAAAAATCCATCTATTTTAGATGAAGAGCATATAAGAAATGTATCTAATCTAATAAAAGATGTAATATTTATTAATTGTAATTTTAGCGATGCTTTAAGTAAAATTGGTGATGGTGATTTTGTATATCTCGACCCGCCTTATGCACCGGAAAATAGCAAATCATTTGTATCATATACATATGATGGTTTTAATTTAGATAATCATAATATGTTATTTAAAGAATGTAAAGCAATGAAAGAAAAAAATGTTAAAATGTTAATGAGTAACTCAAACGTTCAACTTGTGAAAGATGCTTTTACGTCGCCTACATATAATACAAAAATTATAGTATGCAGAAGAGCAATACATTCCAAAAAACCCAATACACAAACAAATGAAGTTTTAATTAATAATCATTAAGCCACTCATCAAGTTTAGAATAATAATCATCATCATCTCCAAACAATACAGGAATATTATTTTTTCTATTTGATTCATTAAGAATTTTCCATTTTAAATGGTCTGAATTATATAAATTTTTTAGAAATGTTGAAATACAAAATGCATATTCTACTTTAAAACTGCTACCCAAACAAGTCGGATACTCCACAAACTTAAAATAAGAACCAAGACATAACTTATCTTCCACACTACCGCTACTGTTTTGGTTTTTCTTTTCCAAAATCTTTACACAAATAGCGCGAGTAATATTATCTATAATAATATATGCCTCATCCACTTCTCTAAAAAGTTCTTTTTGATGAAATTGATACATATAATTTTTAAATCCGTTTTGCTTAACATAATGAATTATATGTGTGGGTGTTAGTTTTTCGAGATAATATCCATATTTTGTCTTTTCCTTTCCACTAATATTTTTACGAACAAACCCATTTGAAATAAGCCGGTGTTCATTATCTGTCTTCATTTCAAACGCAATACCATTATGATTGGTATTTGAACCGCCCGCACCAGTTCCTTTATTATATGTTTCGGTCATCTATAATATAATGAGTCTATACTACTTATTTTTAATAAGTCTTCAAATCAATTTTTTTTATAGCATTTTTTCTTTTTGATTTTGTCTTTGCATAAGGATAAGGGTCTTTTCTTCTTTTGCGTAATGTTTTACGACGACGACCCTGTCCTAATTTTTTTGCTTTTTCAAGTGCTATTAATTTTAATAATTGTGTATATATTATTTCGGCTATATTAATTGGAAGATACTTACTGGTTGTTGTAATATTAAATGGTAGTGCTAAGTTGATTTCATTAATCTTAGGTAAAATATCAAGTTCATTAAGAGTAGGAGTAATAACACCATTGTCTGAATATAAATCATCATCATTAATATCATATTTAACCCTAAATTTGTTTAATGCTTCTTGTACGTGATTATGCAGTTTATTTTTGGTGAGTGCTCTATATTTTTCTTCTAATTTTTTAGATTTTTCTTCAAATGTTCCACTAACTTTATCATGATAGTCTTGACTAAATTCCATATACGCACCTTTAAACGTTTTAATCTTAAATACTTTAGCATTGTACATAAATATGTGAGTATCATATAGAGGGTTTGTTAATGGAGTAGCTTTAAAGTCATCTAAACTTTCTACAACATTTTGTTTGTCAACCTTAGCAAATGTATTATGGGTCATAGTGTCATAATAAGATTCCTTTGTATTAATGTCTTTCTGCTTTTCTATAGGATCTTTTGTGTTAGAAATTCCTAATAAAGCTAGTAGCAAATCATCTTTAATCAACTCAACACTAATTGGTTCAATACTATTTGGTCTCGGTTTAATAGTAGTTCCTAATAAACTGTATAAAGCTGTTGTGTCGCTAGAAACTTGTGTTGGAGGCTTTTCGGCGACACAAAACTGTGGACTATTTTCCGCTAAACACAATTGAGGACTAGTTTCTTTAGTGCTAATTAATTTTGTTTCGCCATACCTAACTCTTTGCTCTGCGTTTCTATATGCATCTCTAATGCTTCTAACTAATGTATGTAAATTTTGTTCTACCAAACAAGCTATTACATAAATTTGTATTACACAATTCGAATTGTAATGTGTATTACAATGCGTTTGAATAACTTTTAAAGCTTCGCTCATCAAAATTGGACCGCAACTATTAATATTAGTATTAGTAGTTGAATTATATTTGTAACCTCTTAATTGTTCTTTATAATAGTTGCTGTATTTTGCATCACAATCATAGGTGTGAGCACCCTCTCTTAGGAGTATTGAACTACATTCACAGTTTTTTGTATTTTTAGCATCAATATTATATATAATTTCTTTTCCAGGTGAATCACTCGTTCTAAGTGCTTCTGGAATACAATGTATTATACCCGAATAAAAATCCACAGGAGATTTATGTTCGGGTGTTAAAAATAGTTCAGGAAATTTGTTTGTTTTTCCAGGTTGGTGACTAAACTTAAAAACAGGATTAATAGATTTTCTTAGTCTTGTTTTATATTTTTCTGGATATATATCACAAAAAAATTCTGCCTCTTCTTCATAAGAGGATATACAATTACCTAAATTACCAAATGTATATAGTTCCACATTTTTTGGTATATTAATAGCATGATACTTTTTTGTTATTAATGCGCTATCACTATCTCCGAACTCACTTGTAAGAATAGTTCCGTGTGTATTAATAATGTATGTTGCTACTTGTTTTCTCGGAGATTTTGGAGATTTTGGACTTTTTTCCATATTATATTATTATGTTATAATAATAAAATATTTTATTAGTTTTATACTACTTTTTTGTGTGTTTTTTGCTCGTAAGATTATGTGTAAATCTTCTTCTTCTTATGTGTTTAGTTTTTTTTGGTTTTTTGTATTTTTTACGTAATGTTTTTTTAATACGACGACCCTCTCCTAATTTTTTTGCTTTTTCTAGTGCTATTAATTTTTTTAATTCATAATAGACTCTACTAGTTAACTCATTATCAACTAACTCACTATCTGTAACGCTTTTAGTAAATGGACGAACGAAGTTAATTGTATTTACTTCAGGTAAAATAGCAATGTCATCACCGCGCTCCGCTTTAATTTTACTTATTGCATTAAATAAATAAAAACCAAGATTATAACTTCTGCTCAATGCTCTATGTTTTTTTTGTAATTGTTCAATTCTTTTATTACGTGATCCATCAAGCTTGGCATGTTGTTCGCTAGTAAATTCCATATATGCGTCTTTATAAGTTATAAATTCAAATTCTTTAGATTCTATACCAAATCTATGTTTAGATAGATGCGATTTTATTAATGGTAGTGCTTTAAAGTCTGATAGATTTTCTACATAATTTGTAAGAACAACTTTTGTAAGTGCATTATTTTGTGGTTCACTAACTTCATAATAAAAGTCCCTTAAGTTAACTTTACTTTGCGAATATGTTATGGGTGGTTCAAATGTTGGCGCTTCTGGTAATACTATGGATGGTGAAATTAAGTCACTAAGCCTTGTTATAATTTGTTTTTTGCTTGTTATTGGGTTAATTTCCTTAACACTATTTGGTGAAAGAATAGTGTCTGGTGTTACAAGTCTTACACTACTTGGTTCTGGGTTGTATGTTGGAGGCCTTTTACTAATACAAGATGGTGAACTATTTAAAGGAGTACAAACCAGTGCAGTGTCTCGTGTTAGCGCGTCTTGTGTTGGTTTATAATAAGGAGTTGCTACTTGATTTGCATAGTTATATGACCTCTTATAACCATCAATTAATGTTTTTAAATCCGTTTCACCCAAACATGAAAATATATAAATTTTAATTACACAATTGGGTTCATAATATGTATCACAATGTGCTTTAATAACTTTTACAGCTTCGCTCATTAAAATTGGACCACATTTACTAGTATTACTATTAGGATCATATTTGTAACCTCTTAATTGTTCCTTGTAATAGTGGCTATATTTTTTCTCACAATCATAGGGTAAATTAATACTATTAGAAACAATTGAGCTACATGCACAATCTTTTGTATTTTTAGCATCAATATTATAAATTATTTCTTTTTTTCTTGAACTGGTTGTTCTAAGTGCTTCTGGAATACAATGTGTTATACCTGTGTAAAAATGCGATGGAGTATTACCATCAGGTGTAAAAAAGAGTTCAGGAAATTTATTAACTTCTCCATGTTCATGACTAAACTTAAAAGCAGGACTAAGAGACGACTGTAGGTGTTCTTTATAATTTTTACATATTAAATCCGTCTCTGTTTTATACGTCGGAATACACTTTCCTAAAGTATCATGTGTATATAGTTCAACATTTTCTGGTATAGTAATAGCAAAATATTTTTTTGTTTGTGGACTGCCTAATATAGATGTGAGCATAGTTCCATGTGCTGAAATAATGTATGTTGCTACTTGTTTTTTTGGAGATTTTGGAGATTTTGGAGATTTTGGAGATTTTTCCATATTATAATAATAAAATATTTTTATTTACAATTCGAGCAATTTATAGCCATTAGTGGTTTTAGTTATTCTAAATTCTTGGCTTGAACTATGAATTTTATTATGGCAAGCTTCGCATATATTTATTAAATTGGCCTTATGATTTTTATTAAACTCGCCATTAATAATTCCATCTTTTGCATTTTTCTGGTATTGTAAATGATGGACTTCTGTCCCTTCATTGTTATTACATAATTCACACAGTCCTCGCAATTTATTTGCATTATAGCGGCTCTTTTTCGCTTCTAACACACTAATATTAGATTTATTATATTTATTTCGAATAGCATATGCCCGCTCAATAAAATCATCAGGTAAGTCTAAAGATTTACAAACTTCTAGCCCATACATAGACTGTCCTGGTCCTTCACGTAATTTTCTATTATAAATTAATGTCTTTTGCTCACGGTCAAACAATACACTCATATGATATATTTTCATAGAATCTAGATTTTTCACCTCTTCATATTCTAAAATTTCGTGAAAGTGAGTAGCAAATAAAAAAGTGCTAGCTAAAGTGTGTAATCTCTCTAAGCTCGAAACAAAAATGCTTAGTGCAGACGTCGATTCGGTTCCACTACATAATTCATCGCCCAAAATAATGCTTTTACTATTAGCATTTTTCAATATTGTTCGCAATTCGCACATTTCTACAGCAAACGTAGAGAGACCTTTGAAAATATTATCATTACCTAATAGTCGAGTAAATAAATATTCATATGGATAATATGTAAATTCTTCACACGGCACAAACATACCCGCTTGCGCCATAATAAGCGCAATACCAATCGATTTTATAAAGCTAGTTTTACCTACAGCATTTGTTCCATATAATAATAATCCATTATTAGAGGCGCCGATTTCTAAATCATTTGTCACATATAATTCATTAGTGTTTAATTGCTCTATTAAGCAATGTCTAATTTTTTTAAAATTAACATATGATTTGCTAGAGCCTTCGCTTTCATCAATAACAGGACGGCAATAGTTATATTTTAACGCATTGTAGGCTTTTACATAACATACGTCACTTAGTGCAATAAATTGAGAGATTTTGCCTAGCAGTGAAAATCTCTCGTTTTTAATATTTGTATTTGTTACAACATTATATATAATGTTTTTGAATTCGCATAAAATAGCTTTATAGTTGCTATTAATTTCTTCTATTAGCTGTTCTCGTGAATTTTGAATGTCATAACATATGCTATCGATTTGTGGAGAATAAACAATAATATTTGAATTAGCAGAACCGTGATTTTTGAATAATATGCTCGATAAATCGATTTCAATAATTTCGCCAAATTTACTATATTTTGAAGTATAATTAATATATTCATATTTTGTTCCCGACTTTTCAATAATCTTTTGTATAATTTCCTTTAAAATTGCTCCGCGTCGCTTTGTTGTAATTAGCATAACCTCATTTTTAGAAGTTTCGTGAAACTTAATATAACCACCACTAACTGCATCATCGTTTTGCAACGGCGGATTTGATATATAGTCGCTATTTTTATCCTCGTTAGTCTCTTTTTTGGATGTTTTTGCTTTTGCCTTGGCTTTGCTAATAGCGCTTGTTTTCGATTTTTCATATTCCATTAATAAATTAGAGAAAAAAAACGCGATTGCCTCTAATTGTTGTCGCGAGTCAACACAACGCTTATAAAGTTTACTTAAATTTGCATTATAGTTTTGATTAATAAAAAACATAGACTCTAAATCATTATTATTTAACTTATCGATTACTACATTAAGCTTTGAAAGCTCAAACACGCTAGCTATATAATTATTAATTTTATTACAAGCTTCGCTAATGTCATAATTAATGATGTTGCCAATGTAAAGTGCTAGTTCCTTATTTTCCTGAACACAAGTAATTTTCTCAAATAATGTTGAAACATTTGAGAGATTATTATACAAGCTTGCAAAATCACGCGGTTCAATTTTACCTAGCACAAGCTTTCTATCTATTTTTTCAATATCTCTCACATTTAATAAATAGTCCCTAATTGTTTTATAAAATTGTGTTTTTATTAAATGCTCTGTAACATCGTAACTAGCATTTAAACTAGCGCTAGCGCAAATAGGGTGTAATAAATCATAATTGAATTTACGCTTACCCGCATTTGTAATACAATTATTTAAAAAGTTTGCTACACAACCTAACTTACCATTATGACGCTGGTCACTAATCATATTTAACTGTTTGAGAGAATGATTAGCCAATATTAATTTAGAATTAATATTTTCAAAGCACGGAAAATCAATATGTTTAATTAGCGCAGGATTGTGTTTGTCAATAAAATCAATGAGAAAACATAAGCTCTGATTTGCAATACTATAATTTTGAAATTCAAAATTTGTTCTATATGCTCCCGCACCATATATTTTGTCAATAAGCGTTTCTTGGTATACTTGTTTTTCACAATTGGCTGCTATTTTCTCAAAACTCTCGACTGCATTTCTATTAATTGTAACCTCTTTTTCATCTAAATATACTTTATGTATTTTTTGTGCATTAATATTAGCATAACTAATAACATCATCAATATATGTGTTGCTATTTGATTCGTTGCTATTCATTTTGTTGCTAATAATAATTACTTCACTCGGATTATAAATAGAAATGTATTTTTCTAATTGGTCATAAGTAGTTGGACTATTCTCATAAGGCTGCGAATATTCATAATTTACTAGTTTTCCTGTTAAAATATCAATAATATTTAGCCCAATAGTAAGTGTTTCATTTTTAACAAATTTATTTGGTTTGCTATAATGTATCCACAAACATAGTGTATTATTGCTTAAATTGATGTTGTTATTCGAGTTTTCGCTGTCAGAGTTAGTGTTGTCATTAGTATCAAAATATGTTCCTGGAGAATATATACCCACTAAACTTCGACTTGTATTTTTCATTTGTAAGTCTTGAGCATAAATAATCACAGTATATCCATTATTTAGCATACGTCTTACATATTTATCGAGTTGAGGTAGCCCGAATCCTGCCATTACAACATTTTCATCATTAATCATTGTATTCTTGTGCGCTATAACCATATCATTAATTTGAGCAAAATCCACAATATTACTTCCTTCATAAATACCTTCGCCTTTTTTAATAGCATAACATTCGTAAAAACTGCCAACTTGCATTAGCACCAATGTTTTATCTCCATAAACTTCCTTGTAGTTTTTAGTATGTTCTAAATATTCTTCTACAAGTGTCATAGTATTGTATTAATAACGTATATTCATAATAAATACAATTTTAGCTCTAAATAGTTTTAATATATTAACTTTTTTGCTATTATTTACCTTTTTTTGGTGCTGTATATCCGCCTCCACGCACCCTGCTTAATACATTATTAACATAATTGACATCTTGATTTTTTCCATTTAATTGTATAAAATCATTGTCGTTTTTTAAAATCATTGATGAATTTCCTATTGTTGCTAATCTTAAACGCTGTATTCTTAATTCACTGCTCATATTTTCTAAAGGCTTTGCACACACATTTGATGTTAATTTATTTGTTACTAAGCTATAGTCAGCATTTTTCTTTAAATTTTCGGAATTATGAGAAGAAAAATTAAATGCTTTCCTTCCTAAAATAAATGTGCTTGTTCTATCTGTAACATTGCTACCATTTGAAGGCATATTCTTTGAAACCTGCTTTGACATTCTTATTATATAATTATTATTATATAATAAAAAAAGTTATAATTAATTATTTATTTATTTTTATTTATGCATAATCTCTCTAAAACATTAAAACAATCTCATTGAAAATTTAGACCTATTTTTAACAAGTGGTTTCGGTTCTATAAAAGTTGATTGCTTACTAATAGGTATAGGTGCAGTTTCGGATTTTGAAACGACTTGGCAACTTAATGAACAACTTGTTAAACACGAATTGTTTGAAGTAACTTCAGGTTCAATAATAGTATTTGTCTCTGAAATAGCTTGTTGAATAATTTGTTCAACATGAGCAACTTCTTGAGCTGGAGCAACTTCTTCTGCAACTTCTTGCACTAGAGCAGTTTCTTGAGCAACTTCTGGCGCAACTTCTTCTACAACGTCAAGCGCAACTTCTGGTGTTACTTCTTCTACAACGTTAAGTGCAACTTCTGGTGCTACTTCTGGTGTTACTTCTGGAGCTACTTCTGGAGCTACTTCTGGAACTGGAGCAACTTCTTCTACAACGTTAAGCGCAACTTCCGGAGCTACTTCTGGCGCAACTTCTGGTGTTACTTCTGGTGCTACTTCTGGCGCAACTTCTGGCGCAACTTCTGGCGCAACTTCTGGAGCAACTTCTGGCGCAACTTCTTCTACAACGTCAAGCGCAACTTCTGGCGCAACTTCTGGCGCAACTTCTGGCGCAACTTCTGGCGCAACTTCTGGCGCAACTTCTGGCGCAACTTCTTGAGCAACTTCTGGAGCAACTTCTTGAGCAACTTCTGGCGCAACTTCTGGCGCAACTTCTGGCGCAACTTCTGGTGCTACTTCTGGCGTTACTTCTGGCGTTACTTCTGGTGCAACTTCTTGAGCAACTTCTGGCGCAACTTCTTGAGCAACTTCTGGTGTTACTTCTGGCGCAACTTCTGGTGTTACTTCTGGCGTTACTTCTGGTGTTACTTCTGGCGCTACTTCTGGCGCAACTTCTGGCGCAACTTCTGGCGCGACTTCTGGTGTTACTTCTGGTGTTACTTCTGGTGCGACTTCTGGTGCTACTTCTGGAACTGGAGCAACTTCTTCTACAACGTCAAGTGCTACTTCTGGCGTTACTTCTGGTGTTACTTCTGGAGCAACTTCTGGCGTTACTTCTGGAACTGGAGCAACTTCTTCTACAACGTCAAGTGCTACTTCTGGCGCAACTTCTGGTGTTACTTCTGGCGTTACTTCTGGCGTTACTTCTGGAACTGGAGCAACTTCTTCTACAACGTCAAGCGCAACTTCTGGCGCAACTTCTGGCGCAACTTCTGGAGCAACTTCTGGCGCTACTTCTGGAACTGGAGCTACTTCTTCTACAACGTTAAGTGCAACTTCTGGCGCAACTTCTTCTACAACGTCAAGTGCAACTTCTGGCGCTACTTCTGGCGCAACTTCTTGAGCAACTTCTGGTGCTACTTCTGGTGCTACTTCTGGCGCAACTTCTGGAGCAACTTCTGGAGCAACTTCTTCTACAACGTCAAGTGCAACTTCTGGCGCTACTTCTGGCGCAACTTCTTGAGCAACTTCTGGAGCAACTTCTTGAGCAACTTCTGGCGTTACTTCTGGAACTGGAGCAACTTCTTCTACAACGTCAAGTGCAACTTCTGGCGCAACTTCTGGCGCAACTTCTGGCGCAACTTCTGGCGCAACTTCTGGCGCTACTTCTGGCGCAACTTCTTCTACAACGTCAAGTGTTACTTCTGGCGCAACTTCTGGCGCTACTTCTGGCGCTACTTCTGGCGTTACTTCTGGAACTGGCGCAACTTCTTCTACAACGTCAAGCGCTACTTCTGGCGTTACTTCTGGCGCAACTTCTGGCGCAACTTCTGGAGCAACTTCTGGCGTTACTTCTGGTGCTACTTCTGGCGCAACTTCTGGCGCAACTTCTGGCGCAACTTCTTCTACAACTTCTGGTGTTACTTCTTCTACAACGTCAAGCGCAACTTCTGGCGCAACTTCTTCTACAACGTCAAGCGCTACTTCTGGCGTTACTTCTGGCGTTACTTCTGGCGCAACTTCTTCTACAACGTCAAGCGCAACTTCTGGTGCTACTTCTTCTACAACGTCAAGCGCTACTTCTGGCGTTACTTCTGGTGCTACTTCTGGCGTTACTTCTGGTGCTACTTCTGGCACTGGCGCTACTTCTGGCACTGGAGCAACTTCTACTACAACTTCTTGAGCAACTGGAGAAACTTCTTCTATAACAACTTCATCATTAGACACGCCTTCCATTTTTATAATATTTAAAAATATAAAAATATTATAAACTTAGCTAATTAAAAATATATATTATTAATCATTTATTTTCTAACTCTATTAATGGCGTGTTGTGATTGAGAATTACTAGCACCTCCATAAGTCCAATCGTTAAAATTTTTATTTAATGCTTGTAACTTCTTAAATCTTATGTAATCGGAACCTGCATAAACAAATTTAGGATTACCTGAATACATTGCTATTCCATTTTGACCACTTATTCCATCACCTCTAACTTGTAGTCTTGACAAATTATTTCCACCTACTTGATTAGACTCTTGTCCGTAAATAATATTTGTTGCAACATTATTATTTGTTATAACATCTCCAGCGTTATAAGCAGTTCTAAAAGGTCCTAATACATTATTGTTGTAAAGTAATGGAGAGGAGTCTAGACCTTTATTATACATATTACCAAAGGCACGTGATAAATATTTGCGACTTAATGCCCTATCGCCACCACCATCCATTGAACCGTGTAACATAGGCTGTCCAATATTTGATTTTCCGCCTAGTGAGTTTTTATCAAAAATCATAATATATTATTACTATATATATTATATTTTATTTTTATAAAATATAAGAAAAATAAAACTAAAATAAAACTAAAATAAAACAAAAAAAATATTACTAAATTATTAATCTTATAAATAGCTAAAATAGCTAATTAAATAACAAATTTACTCACACATAATTCGAGGAGCAATGTTCATCGTAATTAATTCTTGAAACATAAGTTTGCAAGCATACGGTATTTCCACATATTTAAAATCATTTCTATTTCCACAAGTATTACAATAATGAATATGCTCTTTATTATTAAATGAAGCAATCAATCCGCATTTATTACATACAAATACGCTAAATGCGTCAGAGGCATCATAAATTCGCCCCTTTGTAAATCGAGAGGCACCGTGTGAAATCATACAATCGCGTTCCATTTCTCCAAACCTAAGACCACCATCACGCGAACGACCTTCAGCAGGTTGTCGAGTTAAATTAACCATAGGACCAATAGATCTACTATGTTGTTTATCATTTACCATATGCTTAAGACGCTGATAAAATGCAGGTCCAATAAATATATTCATTGTTAATTGTTCGCCAGTGAGAGCATTATACATTAGCTCATTTCCTTTTGATTCATATCCTAAATCATTGAGTTTATCAATAATATTAGAAATGTCAAATTCTCCAAAACTAGTTCCATCACCAAATAATCCCATTTCGAGTAAAACTTTGCCTAACAGCGTTTCTTTTAACTGAGCAATTGTCATACGACTTGGAATAGCGTGCGGATTAATAATGATATCCGGTTTTAATCCGCTTGCTGTAAAAGGCATATCTTCTTCTGGAATAATATTGCCAATTGTTCCTTTTTGTCCGTGACGGCTTGAAAATTTATCTCCAATTACCGGCTTTCTAAAGTTACGAATACGGACTTTGCAAAAATTATAGCCATCTCCATTTGTTTCAATATAGTTCTTATCTACATAGCTTTCTTCTTGTGTTCTATGCGAAATAGAACCATCACTAAATTTTACGCTTTTTGTAAAATCGTTTTTATTTTCCTTAATTGGAATTACTTTACCAATAATAATGTCGCGGTCCTCAATTAGCGTGTTTTCTTTCATAATTCCTTGCGAAGTTAATTTATCGTAATTACCGAATTTAATATTCTTTGTTTTGGTTTTATCTGGCTTACATCTGACTTCTTCTGTCCCAAATAATTTTTTATCTTCATCTTTCTCTGTATGATAAATGGTTGCTAAAAATAGGCCTCGGTCAATAGAACCCTTGTTAAACAATAAGGAGTCTTCTTGATTGTATCCACTATGACTAGCAATAGCTACAATTACTTGCTGACCAGATGGAATATTATTTAATTTGATAATATTCATTATACGAGTTTCTACAAGCGGACGCATCGGATATGTTAATACATATGCGGTCTTGTCCATACGATTGTCATAATTAGTTACATACATTCCAATAGCCTGCTTACCCATAGCAGATTGATATGTATTACGAGGTGATTGATTAGAGTCTGGAAAAGGAATACACGATGCTAAAATACCAAATATAGTGCTTGGGTGAATTTCACAATGACTATAATGATAAATGTTGTTGCTATTGCTATTGTTGCTATTGCTGCTATTGCTGCTATTGCAATTATTATTAGCTAAATCAGCAGTTTTCATAGCAATCATTGCATTATTTTGTTCGTATGAATCTACATACTCAATAATTGAGTCTTCTAACTTAATTCCTACAACCAAATCATCCCAAGTTAGTTCATCGTCTTTAATCTTTTGAATAATCGAATTTGTATATAGCACTTCATTGTGTTTAATTTTTAATAATGGGCGCGTAATACGCCCAGCATCATTACAAACTCGAATTTCTTTAAGTTTGCTATTAAATATAATAGAGGTATAAATATTGATAATACCTTTATATTTTTTATCCTTTAAGTTAATATACACCTTTTCGGGGTCATTTGTAATCCCAACCCACGAACCATTAATAAATACTTTAGCATAGTCGTCTAAATCTTTATATGAGCCGTCGTAAGTGTCGAGCGACTGAATAATAGGTAATATATAATCATAAAGTCCTGAGCTGTTAGAATTAATAGTTATATGCGATAAATACGCAAGATTTTTAACAACACCAACAGATTGCCCTTCTGGTGTTTCTGCAGGGCATAAAAATCCCCAAGTCGAATTGTGGAGACGTCGCGGAGGGACTAACTTTCCACTTTTGTCAATAGGTGTATTGACTCGCCTAAGATGACTTAGACTTGATAAATAGGTAAGCCTATTTAACACTTGAGCAACACCGACCTTGTTGCTATTAATTTGCTTAATACCAAAATCACCAGTAGCTAAGGCGCGTTTTATCCCTTGCTCAATAGTAGTAGACTTAATAATCTTATAAATGTTGGTTTTTGTAATAATGTTTTCATAGTCATCATTCGATTTCCAAGAACCACTATTTATTTCACGAATAATTTGTTTTTTCATATCTTTAACAAGTTTATTAAAATAGTTACGTAGTAAATTATTTAATAGAGGTCCTGTTAAATCGATGCGCTTATTCATATACGAGTCACGGTCACTTTCTTGCAACCAACCAAACGAGGTTTGTAGTAACATATTTGTCATATAGCCTAACATATATATTTTTTGTGTTTCTGTCTTGCAGTGAGGAAATATGTCATTGCTTAATACTTCCATCGCAAAGTCGTATTTCTTCTTTGAACCGGTTTCTTTATCCATATTCATAGGTGTATAAATTACGTTATTTACAATAAACTTAATAGCCGATTCTTTTGTCATACATTTATTAGCATCAATAATAGATGCTTTTAGTGCAAACAGCATTTTTTTCATATTTTCATTAGCAATATTTAACATAATTAGCTCGCAAATTTCTTTATCGCTAATAATGTTAAATGCCCTAAAAATTATGAATAATGGAATAGGAATTTTAATGCGTGGAATTTGTAAATAAATAGCGTTTCCATATCCGTTATTTCTCGACGCAATATACATCGTAATTTGTTTAGGAGAAATACACTTCCAATCAGGAATGCATTTCATTTCGGCCTTCCAAGACCATTTATTGTTATTTTTTTCGATGTTAAAACAATAAATTTGATTTTCGGCTGCGCGTTCTTGACTAATGCAAGTTTTCTCTGAGCCGTTAATAATAAAATACCCTCCTGGATCCATATAGCATTCGCCTGTTTCATTGTGGTCTAAATGTTTGTATTGATTTAACACACATAAATCAGATTTTAACATAATAGGCAGCTTTCCAATATGAACGTTTTTAATCTTTTTTTGATAATTTAAAACATTCTTATAATTTTCGCCATTGCGAACAGTATATTTAATATTTAAATCAATAGTCATTGCTGACGAATACGAAATATTACGTAATCGGGCTTCTTGTGGAAACATAATCTTTGTTGAACCGTTATTTTCATAAATCTGAGGGCGATATATTGAGAAATTTTCAAATGTAATTTCAATTTCTAATCTATGCAAATTGTGTTCTTTAACGTAATCGTGATCAGAAACTATTAATAGTGGATTAAACATTTCAATCGTTTGTTGAATTTGATTATTTACAAAATAATTATATGACTCCAATTGATGCTTAACTAGCTGTTTTAAATGTTTATGCTTAAAATACGATTCAATAAGAATCCACGGAATTTCTGATTTAGAAGTTTCTGTTTTAGAAGTTTCCTCTTTAGAAGGAACCGAATCCAAATTAGAAGGAACCTCCATCTCCGATTTAGGGATATCAGAATTCATAACTGTTATGAAATATTGAGATTTGATTAATAATTAAATCAATTTTTTATAAAATTTGGTTAATTAGTATTAATTAAAATATTAGCAATATTTTAAATAATACTATAAAATTAAGTATGTCAACACAAAAAATATTAACAATAAATCCAGAATTATTCAAGTTTAATGGCAGTAAAAAAAGTTTAAAAAAAAAGGAGCGAAAAATAAAACCACTAGACACTAAAATTAACTCATTAAAAAGTAATAAGTTAAAAAAGGAATTATTAAAAAGAGTAAAAGATTATCAAAAAAAACAGGAATTAGAAACACATAAAGGAGAGAATAATGAAGAATTAGCAAGTGGAAATAACTTATTTGACAAAAGTGAATTTGAAAATAGCGATTTTGAGAGAGAATTTAATAAATCTCTCACATTTTTACACGACCTATCAAAAAGAAAGAAGGAAAAACGTAACAAAACATCAAAAGCAGTTACATCAACAATAGATGTAAATATAGAAATACCAAAAGATAGCATTATGTATAATAATGCTAAACAGCCTAGTTATGGTTGCTTAAAAAACGGTTCAAAGCCTACATTAAAAGAACTAAACAAAACACAAAAAAATAATAATCAGGGCTCCGGAAAAAGGCTAATCATTGATTTAAACAATAATAAATATTATGAATGTAAAACTGCAACATTAGATAATCAATGTGACACTACTCCAATTACTAGTATAGAAACTGAGTCACAAGAGCTACAAATTAAGCCCCAAAGTCAAGAATTACAAATACAAACTCAAGAATTACAAATAAAGCCAAATGAAATACAAATACAAACTCAAGAGTTACAAGCTAAGCCAACAAAACTAACAAAATTAAATGAAATACAAATACAATCACAAGAGTTACAAGCAAAACCTAGCGTATATTCTGATGCTAGTAATCTCTCGGAAACTAGCACAACAGAGTCAGAAATATTAAAATCATCAGAAGATGATACTATTAGCTTACATATTCCAAAAATAAATAGAACAACTAGAACATACAAATATACTTTAGGGAAAAAGAACGGTGCTAGACATATAGGTCTATTGATTAAAAACAGAGAAACACAAAAAAGAATTAAACAAGAAGTTAGTCAATTAAAGCAACAACCTATTCAAGAAGTAAAAAATTATTTACGCACTAAAAATCTTATAAAGTTAGGCTCACAGGCACCAAATGATGTATTGCGAAAATTATACGAAGATAGTATTTTAGCTGGTGAAATTACAAATAATAATGCAAATAATTTAGTATATAATTTTATAAATTAAGTATTAGTATTTTTTAGTATTTTTTAGTATTTTTTATTTATTAATTTGAATATTATAATTATTAATAAAATAGAAAATCCAACATAATAGGTTTTTATTAAAAACTCATCTTGAAAATTAATTTGGTTTATTGCTTTTTCAAGCTCTGTTACACTTTGTATTTTATCAGTATTTTGATATATAATATTATTAATTATATTATTAATATTCGCATCAGGTGTAATTGTTGTAAATTCTTCTGTAGTAGTTTCTTCTGGAATATCAGGTATTATTGGTTTTCTGGGTTCAAAAAGTGATTCATCTTTAATGTCTCTTATATCGTCTAAACTCAAATATGCATCTGGACTAAAACCTTTATAATTGGTAGCCTCATTTTCAGAATTAATTACATGGCATTTCATTTTAACTTTCATACAATATGGATTAGTGTCTCCCGAAAATGCAGTCATTATATCCATCACATTACCGCCAATTTTCCCAGCACTTGCAAAGGTTGATGGAATCAGTCCATTTACATCATTTTGAGGTCTTCCACCTGTTAATAAACCTCCTATAGTGCTAGCATTATCTATATATTTGTGTAAATAATGGTCACCTGAAATTGTTGCTCCTGCTTCATCTATTGCTCTACATTTTATATTTGTTCTTAGAAAATATTTGTTACCAATAATTCCTTTACCGCCAGCATCCTTACATACATCAGCTGTTCCAGGAGTGGCATTTAATGTCAAATAATCTATATAACTAAATATACCAGTCAATACATTTCTTGTATTATTCATATTATTTCCATCTGGTTGAATTGAACCAGGAACCATTTCTTCACTTGGTTTAACACAATAAGAATATGGATGTTGAATACCTAAAGGTTTATCAGAAATACATATATTTGGATTAGCAGTAGTAGCAGCAGCAGCTAAAGTAGCAGCAGTAGCAGAAAAAGCAGCAGCAGTAGCAGCATTAGTAGCAGCAATTTCAGCAGCAGTAGCCATTTTAATTATATATATATAAGTATTTAAAATATATTAATATATTATAAACCTATATATATATAGTTAATAAATAGTATACATTATTTATCTATTTATAGCATCATTTATTGTATAGTTGTCCTCTTGGTCTTGTGACATTTGTGCATCGCCTTTGCTTCTTTCTTTAGCAGCTGTTTTATGGCGTTCTACTGATGTTTCATTACTTTCACCACTTACTTCAGTAGGAAGCCCTTCAACAGTAATATAAGAACCATTAATGAAACCAAATAATAGTGTTGCTAGCAATATTAATATTAGTAGCAATATTTTTTGATAACTTGTAAAATTTGTTTGTATTTTTCTCTTCATATATTTTATATTAATTTTATAATAATTTTATAATAATTTTATATTATTTATTTATATAATATAAAATGAAACTATATTTTACTCAGTTACAACCAAATATATCGTGGAAAGCCTCATCAAATAACAATGTAACAATTATTCCTAAAAATGTAAAAAATGAAATACCGGACAATACTAATATAATTGCTCCGTGGAACGAAGAATGTCCAGTAAAAAAATACAAATTTAATGCAAACCCTATAAAGCATTATAGAAAGCAATATGTGAATAATAGTTCGAAAGAAAATACCTTTAGCAATCTTTCTTTCATAGGAAGCATGGACAAGCCCGGAAATAACATTGTAACACAAAATTTAAAAAATAATGAAACAAATTCAGGTGTATTAACATATATACAAAACAATGTTGATTGTACTACTTTGTTTAGTGACAAATTTTATGACCCGTCTTTAAATAAAGTAGTATGTACATCATTACATGCGTCAGCGCTAGTAATTAAATCGGCTACTACAAATCTCTCTAATGATTATTCATCATCTCATAAAGAACTATTATATAAACATAATAAAACCTTTACTCAAAATCTACCTCTCAGTACTGTTGCTAATGGTGGGCTAGCTATGAATTGTTATAATGCTAGTGCGTGTGCAATTAAATTTAATCCATCTAATACTAAATACCAAACTCAAGGTCCAATAACATCAAGTGCTCGAATCGCAAGTTTAAAATATAATTGCGGAGACTGTGTTGCTACTAAATCAAATATTAATAATTGTCCGCCTACTATGCCATTAGACGAATGCAATGAACTAACTAAAATTTTGCAATCTCCACTATGTTATGGTTGTATAGATGATAAATCAAATATTCGTCGCAAACGAATTAACATATTAAAATAAACTCTTAAAAATTTATTCACTTAAAAATTCCTTATTTACACTAAAGTTGTGTTTTTTGCACCAATTTATAGATTTTTGCATATTAATATTTATTAGCATATTCAATTTATTAAAATATTTATTTACAAGAATTTCTTTTGCGCTTATATTATATTCTTTAGAAGTCTTAAAATTAGTACTAATTATAGAATGTTCAAAATCTACTAAATCAATATCTAAATTATCCTCTATAGTTAATGTTTCAATTGCCTCACAAGTATTGTCGTTGTTAGTATTATTATTGTTATCATTAGTATTGTAATTATTGTTTTTTTCTATTAATATTTCTTCAATGGAGTGTAAATATATTTTATTTGATATATTTAAATATTTCAGAATTCCATTATAATTATTATAATTAAGTAAATTATATTCAATATTTAACATTTTTAGTTCGCGTATTAAACCCAACGTATTTTTAATATTTTCTAATTGTTGTTGCCCATAAATAGCATTAATTTCTTGCAATTTAGTAATAAATAATTGATTAAAATGTATATTAAATAAACTATGTATAGATTCTACTTCATTGATTAAGATATCAAAATTTTCAATAATATTTGAAATTATTCTTTTATTATTATTCTTATAATTTCTACAAATAATATATTTTTCAGAATTAGCACTTCTGCTTGTATTTGGTTTAAATATAAATACATTTTCATATAAATTACATAATAAGTAAATCACTTCCACTGTTTTTATTTTAAACACATCAAAAATCTTTAGCACAAAATGACCGCCTTTTTTCTGCATAATTAGTGCATAAAAAACTTGCGATAATATTAATTTGAAAGATATGTCTTCTTGATTATTAAAGTCTGATGAAAAATCGAAACCTCCGTCACCTGTTATATAGTCCATAGACTTAGCATATTTCTTATTACAATAAAGTAAATTTTCTTTTAAAAATAGGTCACCGTTTTTAGAGGCACCATATTCTAACTTAATATTTTTATTAGAATTCAATATGTGTGAGGCTTTTTTCCACGATGGAATATTACTATTATCATTTATTAAAGTCATACCATAATAAATGTCAGCAGGATTTTTTCTTTTATAATTAAAAGCTTCAATAAATCCACCGGGACCTTCTGCCAAATGAAATGATTGTATTGGATTTCTATCTGTTAAAAAATCGAATGTATTTATCATTTCAATCATTTTAAAAAAAGATCTAGATAGTGGTTTATATTTACATAGCGAACATTTATGATTAGGAACAATAGTATGTATATATTCATATGGATTAGTAATTTTTTTCATAATATCCCAATACTCGTAATATTCGTCTATAGATTGTTTTAAAATAAGCAAATAATGATGTAATGAGTTACACAGTAAAATGTCATTGTTTTCTAAGTTGTTTTTTAAATGTGTTTTATCATTTTTATAAATAATATTAAAATCTAAATTTAAGTTGTTCAAGTTAGGTAAGTTAATATATGTCATAAATTTGCTTTTGCTACTAACATATACTAGTTTTAAATGTTTATATAATTATAAAAAATATATAAATATTTAATGTTTTCTTTATGTTTGTTTTCTTTATGTTAGTTTTGACTTTTGACTTTTTAATTTTTCCTTAGCTTCTGCTTTTTTAGATTTCTCAAGTTCTTTTAATGCTTGCTTTTCTTGTTGGCTTTTTAGTTTTTCTTCAAGTTTAAGTTTTTTTGTTTGTTCTGCCAATTTTATTTTCTCATCGACAGACAATTTAATTTTAACAGATGGCTTCATTCCTTCAACCAGCGCATCTTCTAAAATTTGATTTTCTTGCAAATATTTTTCGGCTAATTTTTTAGATTTTAAATCAATGTTTTCTTTTATAGTTGTTTCCAAATTTTTATCAACATCATCAAATTCTTTAATAGAAGCTTCAACAGCCTCGCGTTCTTTATTATTTTGTTTTTTGCTTACTAGTTCATCTGGGTCATATTCAACATTCCTTATTTTTTTGAATATAAAATAATTATTTAAAAATGAAATCTGTTTTTCTTCGTCGCTTAAATCTAATGCACTGCCTAATTTTTTCGCCAAATACGGAGTTCTTTCCACTTCCATCTTCATAAAATTATATAATTGCTCAAAATTACCCATTGAATTAGGTAGATTTAGTTGCTTATATTCGCTTTCTGTTAATAATACAAAGCCATTATTTTCCATAACTCGCAATAAATATTTATAATTTACTAAATATTCTCTAAAGGTTTTGTTAATTGTTTCCTGATAAATATCAATTCCATAACCTAGCGATGTCTCATCGTCAATAAAATCATTAGCTTCAAATTTTTTAGTAAGCTCCCATATTTTTTTCTTATTTTTAAATATGCTAATAGATTCATTGATTTTTAAAGAATTTAACATATTGAAGATTTTCTGCCCATCATAGCACGTTCCAATAAAATAGCCTTCTAATGCGGTGCATTCTTTTACATTTTTAATAAATCCGTTTAATTTTGCTTCATTTTCAAACATATAATGAATGGCAAACTGGATAGAGCTAACATTAAATCCGTTACTCGCAATACCATAATTGTTATACACACCTTTTCCTAATAAAACTTCGTTTTTTGTGCCCTCGCCAAAAAGCGCCTTGCTAATTTGTTTTGATTTATCATCGTAAAAGGCAGACCCATCTTTAATATTTAAAATACTGTTTCCGTGTAAAAACAGCGCCTTTGGAATAATGTTTAATTGTTGCGCATAATTTAAAAAGCGCGCGCAAGCACCGTCTAATCTATTTTCAATGTTATCTTTGCTAACATCTATACCCAGCACAAAATTAAGATTAGCAGCAATCCATTTAGGTAAATCACCGCCTTTACCTACTGCATAATCTATTAGCGAATAACCCGACCTTGATACTTTAGTAATCAACATATTTTTAACGTATAAATTATGAAAATCGCGCAGCGACTTTGTTTCAGACGTTTTAGAAATTTTATTATAATAAACATCGTCATCATTATTTACTGTTACACCGTTCCCACTTGTTAAGATTGTTTCGCTTACGGGGTTGTGTATTGATTGCCAATTTGCATTAGCTACGTGATAAGCATTGCCGAAATTTTTACCTCCAGAGCGCAATTCGCTTGTTTTATCATAACGAATGCGAAGAGGTTCCCATTTCCAGAAATCGGGTTTAGCAACATTATAAGCAAACTCAACAATAGTATTGTCTTCGATTTCTTCGCCCTCGGTTGTATAAATTTTGAGATTATTAGACTCGTCTAGCTTACCCATTATGTTACATAATCCCGCATTTACATCATTAGGATTAGTAGGATAAAAGCGCGCTGGTTTATAATTATTTGCATAGCTATCTTTATTATAACGCTTAATGCTGTTGTTAATAATATCATTGTAAGGATTAATGTAACCGTGTTTTTTCTCGTCAAATCCAACATTTAATATTAATGTATAATAGCTCTGTATTTGGTTATATGAAGTTAAATCTTGCCCTTCACTATTTAACGTGCCTACATAATTTGCTCCAAACTCATTTTTTTTAAATTTTACCAAGAAATCAATAGTATTGTATTCGGGCGGTTTCCATTTAAACGATTGTAGCCACGTATTTTTATAATTTGGAGCGACTATACCGGTTTGGGTGCTTGAAACACCGGTATTTGCAGGTGTAAAAATTAATCCATCGGTATTATATTCGTATAATCCTTCTTTAATATTATTTAAAATTGTAGCACAACCATCAAATATAGCAGTGCCGTAAAATTTCTTGACAACTATTCTAAGGTGTATATTTGGATTGTTTGTAACTGATTTTAGTTCTATTATTTTAATAGCACTGCTTAATATATTAAGACGATATGCAAGAGTATTTTCTTTAATGCTTTTAGTTTTATCTTCTTTTTTAGAATTAGCATCTGCATTAGCATCTGCATTAGCAATAGCAACAACTGCCTGATTATGTAATTTAATAAATGGTAGTCCTGTAACATTTTTGCCACCTAAATAATATATATCGAAACAAGCATACATATTTATAAATTCGCCTTTTTTATTATGTAAAACGTGTTCTCCGTCTATAATAGTGTTATAAAGCTCTTTTTTCTCAGTATAGCATCCTGTAAACTGTAAATTTACAGTATTAGGAATAAAATATATTCTCCCATCGGGTGCTATATACAATAATTTTCTAGTTCCGTCCGCCTTATCTGTTACTGTATAATTGTTTCTAATATTAGGAATAGAACTATTAGTATCGTTTATTTCCGACTCAGGTAGTAGATTAATCATTTGTAAAGTGGATGAGGAAGGGCCAATATGGTCTTTAACATTAATAGTCATATGTTGTTTATAGTCGGCTCCTTTTATTAGTTTCAAATATTCTTGACTCACATTAATTAGCTCGCTAATTGTTACAGGATAATTGGTTTCTTGCAATCCTATTAAAATATATTTAATAACTTTTCGCAAATTAATATATAAAAATTCTTTGCTAGCGCTTAATTTATTTAAGCTAATAAATTCATTATTTAATTCAATCTCTATTTCGAAGTTCTCTAATGAATTAAACACTTCCGAATCCTTAATATTGTATTGTTCAATAAATCTTCCATCTTGTGATTTGGATGTTTTTACAATACTACAATGAACTAAAAATGGCAATTGCGGGTGTTTATATTCGTAACGCTTAATGTATCTAAATACTTTTTTAATCGAATTCCATTTATCTTTTAGTTCTTCAATGGAAGAATGAGTTAGTGCAAAGTTTTGCTCTACTTGATAACAAACGCGAAAATTATAATCGTCGAAATCTAGCGGATATAGCACAACTTTGTCATTTTTAAAATAGTCTTTTTGAACAAAAGAGAGATTTTGCTCGTCCAAAATTCCAGAAAAATTATTTAATTTGCAATAGCTTTGTATGTTTGGTAGTCCGGTTATTTGTGTTCTAATATTAGACATATTGCTGGCATTCATAATTTTTAACTGATAACTTTCATTATTTAATTTAAAATCATAATTGAGGAGGCTTTTTATAATATTATAAAATTCTACCTTATTTATATTTTTAATTTTTTTTGTTCCAAAGCGAATTTCAAATTCGGGGTGCATATTTTCAGGAAATCGCGCATAACTGGATAAATATATGTCAATATATTTTACAAATTTCTCACTAAGCTCGCCACTAAGTGTTTCTTGTGTGTTATTGGTTACTCTGCTTTTACTCATAATTAATATATAATAGTATTTATTATTTATTATTTATTAATTAATAATATTGTAGTAATATCAATTTTGATAAAAAAGGGAACAAAAAAAACCGGAAAAAGCCCCCCATTAGTTGTGCGACTTGTCTTTAAATCAATTGTTTTAATATATTTTCGTAGAGCTCTTGCTTTTTCTTTTTTTTACCGTGTTCGTCATAAATAGTAATGTTTAATTTACTAGCAATAGTTGTTAAATCGCTTAAACTATAACTACTAAATGCTTTTAATGGTTTTTCAATATTTTCAATATTGTAATAATTTTTTAATAATGTTTGAAGTTGCTCTTCACTATAATGGGTAACTAATTGCACGTCAAAATTATTGAATGTATCACTAATTTTAACATTTGAAATTTGTATTAGCTTATAATTTTTCAAATTAATAACGCTTTCATCGCTATTTGTGCATAGCACACAATATGTGTTATTGTCACGCACAACAATTACATTTAGCAAATATAATACACATAAGGCGTGAAAGGTTTTAAAACTGATTTTCTCATTATTTGTTAAATCATCTTCCACAACCATTTTTTGTATTTTGAATTCTTTCAAAATATTTTTTTGAAGCCTAAGCTTTTCTACGCTTGCAATCTTGAAATCTTTCATTGTTTTGAATGAATTAATATTTTCTAAATCGCTGTCTGCAAAATTATGCAATAGCTTATAAAATACCCAAAATAATTTATCAGCAAAATTTTTAGAATTGTTAATCTTGATTGGTTCATAATATTTACTAAATTTTTTTGTATATTTTATTTGTATTTGACTTCTTGGAACATTGGCTATACTATTAGTTGTGCTATTTTCTGTGCTAATAGTTGTGCTATTCGCTAGCGGCACTACATTTTCTTTATAATTTAATTCATATAGCATATATTGCTTAAACTCGTGTAAATCAATGTTTTTGATTAATTCTTCCTTAGTAAGAGCTAACATTTAATAAATAGTATTATTTGTCTTTATTATCTTTAAAATAAGTTGTTTGCAAATTTCTTTTCAATTTTTCATCTTTATTAATTTCATTTTCTTGTTTTTTAACAAAATCAATATAATTATTAATCTCCTGATATGTTTTATATGAGATTTTGTTTAAATTGACAAAAATACCATTACTATTTTCATTTAAATAAACATTATTTAATTTTAAAATTTTACCTATTTCAATGTGGTGAAAGTTTTCAAGGACTTCAATTGCTTTGCACAATTTACTTAAGTCGCTTGAATTCATATTATTTTCATTATTTTCATTATTTCCAGAATCAATTAAATTATTTTTAATAGTAATGTTTTCATTTTCATTTTCGTTTTCAACGCTAGTGCTATTAATTATAACGCTCATTATTATTATATTAAAAAATAGTTTTTAATATAATAATAAATTATAATGTTTATAATGTTTTATAATGTTTTATAATGTTTTATAATGTTTAATAATTATAAATTATAATTTTTAATATTTTGAGCAAGACTTTTAGGAACTCTAATTTGTAATTTATTTTCATCTTGTAATACGCTATTTTTTGGCTTTAAATAATCGTCAGTTTCCAAATCATTTTTGAGCGTTTCATAATTATTAATACTTATTAACTCAGCAATTACACTAATAAATTTATCATTTAACTCATAACGCTGGCCCAAAATTCTAACTTGTAAAATATCGTTTTCTTTTATTTGTGAAAACATTTCATTATTGTAATGATGGTCACGAGCTATAAAAATAATATAGGGACTAGAACCATCGTCTAGGACTAACTCAGCACGAACACCTACTTTAGTTAATGATTTAGCAACACAATTAATTATCATCGACTCGACCGGATTTGTAATTAAACATTCAAATACGCACTCGAATAATACTTTATTGCCAAATAATTCACCGCTAGAATAGGTCAATAATTTAACAGTATTGTTTTTAATAAACCCCTCTTTAATACACTTGTTTTCATTAAAACTTTTGATTTTAGCCTCTAAAATATTATAAATATTATTATTTATTTCATTAAAAGATAACACAATCTTTTGTGTTAATAATGAACGCATAAATATATGCGAATTATCTAAAACTGCTTTATTAGGAATAGATTTCCGAGTTTGTATTTTAGACATAGTATACTAATATATATATTAATAATTTAATCTTTAAAATTATTTCAATTATATAAATAATTATATTTATATAATTTTTTTATTATTATTTATTATTATTTATTATTATTTATTATATTATAGGAAAAAATATAGATTATAGACTATTTATTAGTGCATCAGAGAGATTTATGAACCACCGTTTTCCATTATTTTTACGCATATCGTATAATCGAAAATAAATTTCTTGAGCAGCGCAAAAATATGTTTGATTTAGAGCTTTTAATGTATTAAGCACGTCTTCATTTACCTTTAAAAGTGTAAAAATCTTTTCAGTATTTGCTTTTCCTGCTTGATCACAACGAGCTCCTTTATTTGTTGCAGTTTTTATTTTGAATTCTGTAACTAATTCTTTTGTTATTTTTTTATTAACTGCTAAAATTCCTAAAACATCAGATAGACTTTCACTGGGTATTTTATTGGCTTCAATAACTTTATCAAAATCATTATAGTCCTCAAATTCGCCAATAATTAAAATCACATTTGTCGGTTTTTTACTTTCACTTTCACTTTCACCTTCAGTTACGTTTTTTATCATATATAAGGTATAATCCCTAAATTCGCTTTTATTTGGTATTAGTAAAGCCTTAGCTTGTGTCTTAGCATTAGTGCTTTTCAATATTTTCGAATTATAATAATTCAATAATTGCTTATTAAAATCGGTTTCTTCGTTGTAGCTAGCATTCAATAAATAAATCGCAAGTAGCACCGTCTTATTATAATCCAAGTCATCAAGCAATATATGAATTGCTAGCTTATGAACTTCGTCGCGCGTTAATTCTTTCTTTGCTCTCAAAATATCCATTATTTTACCATAATAAAAATATTTGTTATCTTTAATAGGTTTGGCCCCTTTTACTTGCTGAAAATGCGTAATTATGTATTTGTAATTATTTTCTAATTCTGCTATAAGCGATTTAATCAAAGTTATGTTGCTATTTGACAAACCGTCTAAATCGGGGTTTGCATATAGTTTGATTTGTGAACTACTTTTGTCTTTTTTGTCTTTTGTTTCTTTTGCAGTTAGACCCGTTTTTTCTTGTGTTTCGGTGTCATCTAATCGGACCGAATCAGATATGTTCACTTTTAATTCATTAGGTTTAGTTAATATAGGATTGGTGCGCTCAAACAATGTTGCATCAGTGTTTAAATCGGCCGGTTGAAAAATATACATAGTATCAATATTTATTAGTTTTCCCGAGTTATTATATTTATCTGTTATAAATATGTTTTCATTATTGACTAGCTCATCGAGCGCGTTGTTTATATGTTCTAGTGGATAATCTTTAAACGCAGTAATGTGCTTAATAATGTCAGTCTTAGTATAAAAGTATTTTTCTTTGTATAAATCTCTCAACATTTTTGTAAGCACCTCATTATTTGTTTTCAAAAATGTGTCATTATATAGCGAACTATTTATTTTTATGCTTCTGCCATATATCTTGTCATAGTCTTCGCTAGAAGGCTTACAAAAATATCGGCATTCAGCCATATAATCGCAAAGAGCGCTATATGCTTTGTCGCCTATAGTATAGTTAATTGAAGAGTTATTAGAAAGAGTAATAGCCAATTCTTTATTCAAAAATTTCTCGTCGAATTTTTGTTGCTCATAATTAAGTAAACAATCTATACTATGCTCTTTAAGCACGCGCGTAACTGTTCCAATTACTTTCGCTTTTTCTTCCGCTTTTCTATAAATAAATAAGTCTACCGACTCAGTATTATTATTTAACAATGTGCCATGCATATATATTTGCACATTTCGCAATTTAAGAGGAAGGTCCTTGTGACTGCACGTTCTAATTGCTCTGCCAATAATTTGCTCAATTCTATTTATATTATACCAAGGCTCTAAAATATGTATTTGTCTAATATATTTAAAATCTAATCCTTCACTTCCTGCTGCCGATAAAAGTATTACTTTCACTATTTCGCCATTAATATTATTTGTGTCAGTGCAAGCCTTTAAATCGCCCACTATATCAGGAGAAATATTGCTGTTTCCACTAATAATAACGTATTTTGCGCCTCTAAAACGCTGTCCTTGCTCTAATTCCGATTTCTTTTTATAAGTATTTACATCTAATTCTTCGCTTGGAGGACTAGCAAATAAAGATTTATTAGTTCCGTAGCGAGTAAATCCCGCTGTTTCTAATGCTAATGCTAGCGGTATTAAACCCGAGTCAATAAATTGCGAATATATAATAATTGGACCTTGCGAATTAAAAACAGAGTCTAATATAGCTTTAATCTTTGTACTATATTTTTCTATTACATTATAATCAAATATATCACTTGTAGAAAATTCGCTTTTAAATTTATAGCCATATCTTGATTTTGGTGCCTGACTTTCTTCATAGCTCATTATATTATTTATGCCCATTTTACCAATAATATCTCTAATGTTAACAAGTCCGTTTATTTCCTCAAGATTAATATTAGCAATAACATCTTGAATATTTTCATAGAGCGCCATTTTTTCGTCAAAATAAGCCTCTAATTTACTATTAGGAAACACCATATTTAGCGCTTCTAATGGTTTTTGTAATAATGTGTATCCAAATGTTTCCATTGCATTAATTTTCTCTTCGTCGAATTTTGATATATTGTTTTTGAGGACAATATTATATACAAACTCTTGGTAAGGCGATATTTGATTTACATATATATCAAATAATTCTATTTTTTCGCTTAAGCTAACACCGTTGATTTTTAATTCGGGATATTTGGCATTAAATATGCTTCTAGTTTCTGAGAAATTGTTTGGCAATATTCTAAACGGAAAGCTTAATGGATTGTCGCCTTTAACATAGCTAACATAGCCATTTATTTTTCTTTTAAACAATTCGAGACCAACTTGCTCACCTGCACTATTTACAACAAAACTTCCGTCGCCGTTAAACACGTCTTTAAGCTCTATTTTTGACCTATTATCGTTAATATTTAAAATATTTATTAAAAAAATGATTTCTTTGAAGTCGTTAAACATTGGTGTTGCTGACATAAATAGCAACTTTAAATTGTCAACATTTTTAACTAAATTCATCAATTCGTTGGACACTAATTTATTGCTGTTATCTTTAGACTGGCGTATATTATGTATTTCATCAATTATGATTAATCTATTATTGAAATATTTTTGCAATTTCTTTTTAATCAGCATTTTTCGCTTAGTGTTATTTGGATCGTCGGTTAATAACTGATTTGTAATGTTGGATTTTTTCATTATTAAATTGCCAAATTGTGTATAACCCATAAATAAATAGTAATTTGATATAATGTTTTTAACTATTTTTATCACTTTTTCACGTGATAAATTTTTTTGCAATATATTAATTTCATTTAATATGTTTTGACCTGCGCAATTATTAATAGTCCAATAACCATTGTGCAACTCTAATTTAGACTCGTCGAATAATTGTAAATAAAAATTTTCCTGCACATTTGGAGAGGCTACAATAATAATTCTATCATTATAGCCCATATATTGCAAATATTTTCTGGTTTCTTCTGCTACCCCTATTGCTGAGCACGTTTTTCCTGTTCCTAGTCCGTGAAATAATAAAAGACCATTATATGGTGTATGTATTGATAAAAAGTTTTTTATAAATTTTTGATATGGTGCTAATTCAAAAGCCTTATTGCATATTTCATTTGCTTGCTTTTCAAAATCTGTGTCAATATTTATTTTTATTTTATTTTCCATAAGCTCTTTATTGTGTGCTATTTTAATATTGAAAAATTCATCATCGTGGTGAGGATATAAATATTTATAGTTACTGTTTAGCGGGTTTTTTAACTCTTTTGCATTTAATAACTCTAAAGCATTTAAATAATATTTTAAATCTGTTTTTGTATTTACACCACTTTCTAGGCCTTCTAACTCTGATTTGTCTATAGTTATTTTGTTTATATTCTCTCTAAATAGTGAGGCTAAATATAAATTATTCTTTTCTTTTGTTTCGGGCTGTTTTATACTTGAAACAACGTCTTCTGGTTCCTCTTCTTCTGGTTCTTCTGGTTCCTCTGTTTCTGGTTCCTCTGTTTCTGATTCCTCTGTTTCTGGTTCTTCTGTTTCCGGTGTTTCCTCTTCTTCTAAACTAGTCTCTTGTGGTTCAACTTTTTTTCCTTCGCCTAAGTCTGTATTCTCAATTAGTTCTGGTTCTGTTGCTTCGTCTTCGCTTGCCTCTGCCTCATCTGTTTCCTCTGTTTCCGCTTCATCTTCGCTTGCATCCTCTTCTTCTTCATCTGGTTCTGCTTCTGGTTCTTCTGGTTCTTCTGCTTCGTCTTGCTCTGCTTCATCTTCGCTTGCATCCTCTTCTTCTTCATCTGGTTCTTCTGCTTCGTCTTGCTCTGTCTCATCTTCGCTTGCATCTTCTTCATCTTCGTCTTCCTCTTCTTCTTCTTCATCTTCGTCTTCGTCTTCTTCTTCTTCTTCTGTTTCCTCTTCTTGCTCTGCATCTTCTGCTTCCTCTTCCTCTGCATCTTCTGCTTGTGCTTCTTCTGCTTCCTCTTCCTCTTCTTCTTGTGCTTCTTCTGCTTCCTCTTCCTCTGCATCTTCTGCTTCCTCTTCTGCTTCCTCTTCCTCTTCTGCTTCCTCTTCTGCTTGTTCTTCTGCTTCCTCTTCTGCTTCCTCTTCTGCTTCCTCTGCATCTTCTGCTTCCTGTTCTGCATCTTCTGCTTCCTGTTCTGCTTGTTCTTCTGCTTCCTCTTCTGCTTGTTCTTCTGCTTCCTCTTCTGCTTGCTCTACTGCTAGCTCTGCATCTTCTGCTTGCTCTACTGCTTGTTCTTCTGCTTGCTCTACTGCTTGTTCTTCTGCTTGCTCTACTGCTTCTTCTGCTTCTTCTTCTGCTTGCTCTGCTTCTTCTGCTTGCTCTACTGCTTCTTCTCCTTGCTCTGCTTGCTCTGCTTCTGCTTCTTTATTTTGTTCCGGTTTTTTCGAACTAAATATATTACTTAATATATTCATTTACTATATATTAAATATATAGTTTATAAGTTTTTAATAAATTATTTAAATAATTTATAATATTTTTTTTTTCATAATTATATTCTCTTAGATAATTAGATACATTGTGTATAGACACCCATTTAATTTCGGTAATTTCATAAATTTGATAATTATTCTTAGGAATATAATTGTTATTAATTATACCAATAAAGTATTTATGCTTATATGATTTATAGTTAGAACCGCTAAATATTTCCTCATATGGCACAATGTTATTAATAATAGCAATATCTTTTTTTTCATATCCAGTTTCTTCTTCAAACTCTCTAAGGGCACACACAATATCTTTTTCTTGATAATTGCGACGTCCTTTTGGAAAGCCCCATTCGGGCTCAATGTATTTTTTATCACATAAATTCACCAAACTTTCTAAATCATAGCTTTCAAAAATATTTGAATAGCCATTTTTTAAGTTAATAAATTTACTTTTAGATGTTTTTTCCTCATTTTTATAAGAATTATTGGTGTTATAGTTCCATAAATATTGCCATATACTATCAAAATCATTGTTTAATATAAATTGTCGCTCATTTACAGTCATATTATTTAATAAATTTGTAATATAGTTTTTATCTTCTATGGAATATTTTCCACGCATAAAATCTACAAACGATAATGTATCTTTACGTTTTATTATGAAAATCTCAACATCATTTTCTAATGTATTTGTTAGTGGATTTACTTTTTTTGTAATCCTTATTGGAATAATGCCAATACTTGTTATAGGAACTTTGCATTGATGAAATAAATGACCCAGCTTACCGCAATTATTACAAAAAATAAATTTTTTTGTATTCATTTATAAATTTATAGATTTATAGATTGTTAATTATAATGTAATTATGTTTTTATATATTATTTTTTATTTTAGTAACATATTATTTTAGTAACATATTATTTTAGTAACATTTGTTAATATAAAATCTATATTAATATAAAAAATATTATGACCAATAGTAGCATATTTAACCCTATTATTTGGGGTCCTCATTATTGGTTTGTATTATATACAATTGCTTTGTCATATCCGTTAAATGTAAATGAGAGCACAAAAAAAAAATATTATGACTTTATAACAAATTTGCCATTATTTATACCTGTCCCCGAAATAGGAAATACCTTTAGTAAATTTTTAGACGCATATCCAGTAACACCTTATTTAGACTCACGAGAATCACTTATAAAATGGACACATTTTATACATAATAAAATAAATAGCTATTTAGGTAAACCCGAAGTATCATATTATGATGCTCTAAACAACTATTATGAAAATTATAAATTAAAAGAACTTAAAAAGAATGATGAAAAGAAAAATAGGCACAAATATATTTTTGGAAGTGTATTGTTAGTTTTATTAATCCTAATAATATATTTATATATTAAATAATAGTAATACTATGAAACTAGAATTGCTTATTTTATTAATAACAGTTTTGGTATTAGTCAATACATATTTTGAAGGTAAGTTACTTAGAAAACTAAAGAAATATGAAAAATATTATAAAATGGTTTTTTTCGCTTTTGTTGGACTATGTATTTATTTATATATAAAAAAAGATCCGAGCAATTATAAAGACTTTGTAACAAACTCAAATGGATATATAAAATATTTACCTATTGATAGAAATACTGCAAGTATTATTACTCCAATTATTGATTTTACGTCGAGCTCTATTTCAAAAGAATTAAATAATAACATTAACGTATACAATAATCCTAATATTCGCAAATCAGTAACGTTTTCAAATCCAAATCACAATTTATCAAAACAGCAACAAAAGATTTTATATTCCGGAAATACTTCTACTAAGCGAAGCGTGAGTGAAACAAAAAAGAAATATGTAGCGGCATCTCAAAATTGGCATTGTAAGCAATGTCAAAAACAATTGCCTGCGTGGTTTGAAGTAGACCATGTTATAAAACTTGAATATGGAGGTTCAAATGCTATAGATAATTTGGAAGCATTGTGCAGAGACTGCCATGGTAGAAAAACAGCTTGTGAAAATTTATAACGCTATTTAAATAGTTTTCGAATAATTAGTAGTAATTAGTAGTAATAATATTATATAGTTTTATATTATATTATATTATTATGTCATCTGATACTAATACTAATGTTACAAAATTTAAAGAGCTATTCAATTCTAGTGGTGAAAAAATAGGTGATTTTTTTAAATTTTTAAGCACTATTTTTATAAGAATACTAGACAAAACAGTTAATGGATTTAAAATAAAAGATAATCCACATAAATATTATACATATTTTATTAGCATAGTACTTATACTAATATTATGCTTATTTTATTATTTAAATGAGAAGCAAAATCTATTTGCTATTAAAAATAGTAAATATGAGATTTTAGTTACTATATTGTTAATTGCATTTAGTATATATTGTTTCCTTTTTTTTGTTTATAGAAATCATATACCTTTGGATAATAGAATTGAGGAGAAATCTAGTGATGATGATAAATCTAGTTCGGATTCTGTAAAAAAACACAATAGTGATACAGCATATGCGGATATTTATAATGAAAACTCAAGAAAGCTTATTGACATCAAAGAGGACAATTCAGCAACTATAAATAAACCAAACTTAAAAGCCACATTAACAAGCCCACTATTTAACATAATGAAATATTTCTTTTACTTATTGTTGCTAATTAGCTTACCATTATTCCTATTAAACTATACTTTCTATTTGCACAAAGTTAATGACAATTTATTAAACATTACAAAAAATATATTACTATTATTAATATTTTTAATAGTATTAGCAATAATAGCTAAGCTTTTTTCTATAAAAACATCATCCAATGGGTCAATCTATTGTGAAATAGAAATAGAAAAAGACAAAAAACCCGCATACACAGATTTAATAAAAAGTTATGCCAAATATTTTTTATGCATATTTAAAAATTTTGTATTTTTTATTCCTTGCTTGATTGTTATTTTAACAGATGAAATAAATAATGATATTAGATTAACTCCTTCCTCAGTTTATATATTATTTTTCATATTACTATTATTAGTGTTGTCACTAATTTTTTTACCTATGCTATTTAAATTTATAAGAACATTTAATAAAAGCGATATTTTACAAGGTAGTGGGCCTTTTTATTTAAACGAAGAGAAAACTTTAGGAAAATATCAAAACTTAAATACACACTTAAGTAAACCTATAACCGTTCCCAACATCACAGTCGAAGAGGATAAAAAACCCAACGAAGAGAGATTAGATAAAATAATGGACGCTTTTAATATGGATAAAGATGCATATAAAAAACAATTAAATTCATTTAATTCCTCTATTGGTATTGATAAAGGAACTAGCTCCGACTCTGGCTCTATAAAAGACGCTAGTGCTAATAGTTCAAATATTAAAACTCATTCATTTACACTATTTAATGATGTAAATAGTGCCTTTAATATTAAAACAACATACTCTAATTCGATAGTAAGTAAAGAAAAATTTCCATATAATTATACTTATAGCTTAAGTTTCTATATTTATCTTAATCCACAGCCGGAAAATACCTCGTTAGCATATACAAAAGATACTGTTTTATTCAATTATGGTTTTAAACCTGTAATATATTATAATGGTAGCTCGCAAAAAATAATTATAAAATCAAGAACAATTAGTAATAGAGGCGACCAATTAGATACAATATATGAGATGATAAATCCTAAGTTCCAAAAATGGCTGTTTTTTGTAATAAATTATGACAACAATATGATAGATGTATTTATAGATGGTAAATTAGTAGGTTCAAAAGAAGACGTGTCACCTTATTTTAAGGGGGATGCTATAACTATTGGCGAACGCGACGGCATTCACGGAAGCATAAAAGAAATTTATTATTATAATAAAGTAAGAACACCATCTACAATCGAATTATTATACAATTTATCAAAAAATAAAACATAATTGAGAGATTTCTATTCTTATTCTTATTTTTATTCTTATTTTTTTTCATATTTTTTTCTTATTTTTTTCTTATTTTTTTTCTTATTTTTTTCTTATTTTTATAAATAAAAATAATTTAATTTAATTTAAGAGATTAAATTAAATTAAATATTTTAGTGTTAATAAAAACATTATAATATTTTTTATATATATATTTATAATGGCTATAGTAAATATAATAATAATAATAGTTCTTGTAATAGTTCTTGTATGGGGACTAAATAACTTATTTTTCAAAACAAATATAATATTTGACGTTATGTGTGATGCCAGTGAACTAGCTCAGGGAGTAAATAGTGTTGGTGGTTTATTCTCAAGTAACAAAAATGTCGTATTTGCTAAAGATATACCAGAAACAAGCTCCTCTAATTTTATGTTAAGTGTGTGGTTTTATATAGAAAATTGGGGTGATAATATATCTTCTGAAAAGAATATTTTATTTATGTCACATAAAGAATTTGCAATAACTGCTCCAGGATTAGATGATCCAATAACAGGTATTAGTAGTAAACGCACATTAGCAATACCAACAAACATCACTACTACTGTTTATAAAAATATAAATATTGCATTAGATAAATATGAAAATAATTTATTTATTGATATTGAAACATATTTAGACAAAGCACAGAGTATTAGTCAACCTGGTCAAACAAATTATACAAGATATAAAATCCCTAATATTTCTGTTCAAAAATGGAACAATTTAACTCTTAGTGTAGATACTCGCACACTAGATGTATATTTAGACGGTAAATTACGCAATTCATTTATATTACACGGATTATATAAAAACCAGAATGAAGATCAAACTAAAAAAAATATATATATAGGAAACATGAAATTGACCGGTTCAAGTGACAATAGTGGTTTTGAAGGATATATTACACGCATACGTTATGAAGGCCACTCTATTAATCCACAAGAGGCTTATAAAATTTATAAAGCAGGTATTAATTCAAAACTTGCAACATCTATATTTAATAAATATAGATTAAAAATCAGCTTTCTCGAATATAACAAAGAAAAAGGAACAATTACATTGTAATTCTTTATTTTTTATTCTTTTATTATTTTTATTTTCTATAAAATAATAAAATCATTAATATTATTTTTTATTTATTTTTTATTATTTATTTTTATTTTCTATAAAATATTAATATTATTATTATTAATATTAATATTATATAATAGTAATAATATGAATCCACCCGAAGGAGTTTTGGACAATTTAAAAAAAAATATGAGTTCATTAATTCCATATCAAAGCGATAAAAAGAGCGCACTAAATGATTTCTTAGCATCTAACACGATGATATCAAGATTAACTTTCATATTAGCAATAATCATAATTTTTTCGTCTTTATTTTACATTGGAAGCAAAGTATTATTTATTATGTTATCTCCCTCAAAAACACCATATATTATAAGCGGTATGAAAGACGCCACTGAAGCTTTAACTATTACCCAAGCATTAGGCTCAAAAACATCTATTCCGCTTTTAAGAAGTGTCAATCAATATGAAGGTATTGAATTTACTTATTCATTTTGGATTTATGTTACTAATTTAGAATATAAAGACGACTCCGATTATATGCACGTATTTAATAAAGGTTCGCCGCCCAATTCAGTAGGTGAAGGTGGGTCTGGATTATTTGGACCAAATAACGCTCCAGGTGTATATTTATATAAAGGAAAACGTAATTATAGTGATGACTTAATGGATAAGTATCCAGTATTAGGTATGTTAGTAAGAATAAACGTATTTCATAATAATAATAGCGTTGGAAAAGCATATTATGATGACATATATGTAGATGCTATACCTATTAAAAAATGGGTTGGTATTGTTATTAGAGCAACCTCTCAAAATATTGTTGATATATATATAAATGGTAGTTTAACAAAACGGCACAAGTTATCAAATATTGTTAAACAAAATTACGATAATTTATATATTAATTATAACGGGGGATTTGCAGGAAATATATCTGACTTAAAATATTACAACTATTCTATTGGAACCTTTGAAATTAATTCAATTACATCAAAAGGACCTAGTCTTAAAACCAAGAAAAATAGTAATATTAATAAATCCAAGCCTCATTATTTATCATCAGAATGGTATTTCAATGATACAGATGTATTAACATAAATATAAACATAAACATAAACATAAACATAAACATCTTATTAATAGATTTTTAACATTTTAAATAGTTTTAATATTAAAAATCTATAGTTACATTATAAGTATGATAAGCATAAGTAATGATAAAACAGATTATATTATTTTGTCTAATTCAAACACAAGACACGGGACAAATATATATATGAGCTCACATATTCTAACACAATCCTCTAATACTAATGATAGTACTACTTTTTTTAAGCGCGATTATGGTAACACTAATTATAAGGATAGAATAATATTATCTCAGAAATTAAAAAATACTGGTGCTGATAATCAGACAACTATTAATGCAATTATGATTACGCAAAATAATATTAAAAATAATATTAAATTTATTCACTCTTCTAATAATACAAATAGAAAAATATTATTTATTAAAAATCTAAACACTAGCGACAATTCAAAAAATTATTTACTTAATAACATAGTGAAAACCGAGTCCACCACTTTTTATCATTTAAATTATTATTTTAATAATTATTTTAATAATATAACAAACTACAAAGATTATTTTAACATAAGTATAAAAGATTTTATTTATAAAGATAACTCTGCAAATAGTGATATAAGTTTTACTACTACAAAATTTAAAATTAGAGATTTTTCAAGTATTCCATTATTTTCAAATTCTAGTACTGATATATCACTAATAAATTATGTAGCTTCCGATTTTTCAAGTTTATTTATTAAAACTGGTTCAAGTATTAACAATTTAAATTTTGACTCGTCTTATATAATCAATACTAATATATATTCATATAACAAACTTACCTTAGATTTTAAAAATGTAAATACTTATAGTTTTGATTTATATAACAGTTCAGGTGTGCCAATTCAATTAAACGCTAATAGACTTTACGCTAATTATAATAGATTAAGCACTATTACTACATTTATGATAAAGACAAACAATTTTGATATTTTGAATGCTAGAAAATCAAATAGCAAGATTATTTTCGATAAAAACAATATATATTTAAATAATGTAAGAGCATTAGACATATGTTCTAATTTTTACATTGCTAATCATAATCCATATTATAAGAATTCAACACGTTTAATCAATACAATATTTTTGTCATTAGGTAAAAAAATCACAGGTATAACACAATATGACTTATATAATAATATTCATATTGTTTCCAAAAGTGCTACTATTTTTGATATTTCAAAAATACTTTTTTCAAAAAATATTAATGCTTCATTACTAACTAATACTAATAGTAAATATAATACATTACTAGCAAGTGCAAACAAAGATTATTTATTAGATTTTACATTAAATTATAAAAGCTCTAATTATAATAATTATAATATAAACAATGCTATAAATTACAATGCTAGTTTATACAATTACATTGAATATAAAAACAAAAAACAATTTGATTTTAATCTCTCAAAAATAATAGATTTTTCGTATATTAACGTTAATAGCTCGACTAACAAGTATTACACAAATAATCCATTTATCAATAATGTGAATAATTTATTAGCAATAAATAATAAAGACCTTAGTACTATTGTTACTGCTAGTTATGAAGTTATGAATAATGCTTTGCGATTTAAGTTTAAAGACTTAAATTATGATAATACTATTTATAACTTAAACAATGCGATTACTATAGAGAGCGATTTATATTCGTCTATTGTTAATTATGATGTTCGTTATAATTATGGAAACTATTTTATAACAACAACAAAATTAGATATACTTTTACAGGACAATTCTAATGTATTGAATTTAACTAAGAATTACCCTTTTAATTATCCTTTAATTGGAAGTTACGACAATTCATATAGTAGAATAAATTTTTATAGCTTGCAAGTTGTAAATTTTTTTATTCTTACTATAGGTAGCGATTTTGAAAATGTAGATTGTATTTTTGTCTATCATGACCCTGCAACAGAAACAGACCCTAGCTTTTTATATCCATATAATAATATTGAAATCAAACGAGATACTGGAATAGATACTTTAGAAAAAGCAATTATTGTGTTACCAGGAGCTAGAACATCCACAACAAATAGCACATTTATTCCTGCAAAAAATGGTTCTAATTTATCAAGAAAAATGATACAAGGATTAATAGGTATGAATAATGTTCCGAAATTATTATCAATTGTTCCGTATGATAATAATTTTATTAATGGACGCGGTTTTGTTACACAATATCAAATTGGTGACACTTGTAATGATAATGAAGCTCTTATTAAAAATAAGATAAATGCGATTAAACATTATTCGGCTAAAGATAATGCAACAACACCAAATAATACTCTTAAAAATGAAAATTATGCTAATATTGTAAGGAGCAGTGCTCGAAGTAGATTATCGCAAAATTGTATAGCTAATTTGAGAGCTGGAACTCAAAGTACTACTACTACTACTAGGTCTGTTATAACACCTTTTAGATTATTTGGTTAAAATTAGCTGTTATTCTTAATTTAAAAAATTGAAATTAATTGTATATTTAAAAAATATAGAATTAATTTAATACACATATTAATAAGTAGGCTATGGAAAAGCATAATGTTGCTACAGAAAAGCATAAATCTTTCAGATTATATGATTACAATGCTTACGATGGGCACAATAAATCCGAATTGCAAAATAATAAATTAATGAATGTTCAATACAATCCTTATAAAGACAGCAAAAAGTTTATTATTCAAGCATTCGGTATTAATGAAGCAGATAAAACTGCATCAATTATTATTGAAAACTTTTATCCATTTTTCTACATTTTGGTAAATGAGCAATGGAATGAACAGCGCAAAAATTCGTTTTTAGCTCATTTAAAAAAAAAGGTTGGAACTTATTACGAAGACAGCATAGTAAGCTTAAAGCTTGTAAAGCGGCAAAAATTATATGGTTTTGATAATAAAAAACTGCATACTTTTATAAAAATCTCCTTTACAAACACAGGTATATATAATAAAGTGAAAAAACTATTTTATACTGATACAACAAGCAAAGACAGTGGATTTGAAAGAACATTAAATGACGAAGGTTTTGTATATAATGATGAACAAGGAACAACAAACTGCTATTTATATGAAGCAGATATTCCTCCATTATTAAAATTCTTCCACAATAAAGAAATTGTTCCAAGTGGATGGATTAAAATGCCGTCGCATAAAGTTAAAAAAATAGCAAATAAAACGACGCATTGTGCTTACGAATATTGTATAAACTATGAAGACATTGTTTCATACAAAGAAAAAGAGACCCCGGTAAAGTATGCTATTTGTAGTTTTGATATTGAAGCGAGTAGCAGTCACGGGGATTTTCCTCTTCCAATAAAGAACTATAAAAAATTAGCTACAAACATCCTTGAAAATTATTATTCTTGCAGCGATGAATTTAGATCTAATTATGATATTAGTATGTTAGGGCAAGAGGTTTTAAGTGCGTTTGAATTGACAGATCATAAATTAAATTATATTGCCAAAGTTTATCCAAAAGAAAAGAATTTGGCTGCGCTAAATTTTGAAAATTTAATTGATAATTTAGCAAACTATATTCCCGCAAACTTTAAGAAGAAGACAGGAAATGACACTATTATAGAACTAAGCGAATCAGAAGAGGAAGACACAGATGCAGAAGACGACGATGCGGAAGAAGACGATGACGACGCTAGCAACCTTAACAATATTGAGGTCACTAATGCATTTAAGCGCAAAAAGAGAGTAAAAGCTTACAATAAAAAAAACGCTACTTTAATCGAATTAATTAAAGATAGCTCGTGTGAATATAATACAAAATTATATGAGTTAACGGAAGCATTTAAAAATACTGGGTTTCCGGAGCTTGAAGGTGACATTATTACATTTATTGGAATGAGTTTTATTAACTATACCGAAAAACAGCCATATGAGCGTGTGATTATTGTAAAAGGTGGTTGTAAAATTCCCGAAAAATATGAGTCTTGGGCACAAGAAAATAAGGTTACTGTTTTAGAGCGACAAACTGAGAAGGAAGTATTATTAACATTTACAAAATTAATAATAAAATATAATCCGCATATTATTACGGGTTATAATATTACGGGTTTTGATTTTGAATTTATGTATAAGCGGTCGCTCGAATTAAATTGCGCAAAAGAATTCCTCAAATTATCGCGCAATAAAGACGAAGTTTGTATTTCAAAAGATTGGCGCACGGGTTGTGAAGACATAGAAAATAATAAAATCATTTTAGCAAGTGGTGAATATAATCTTAAATTTATTAAAATGGCAGGACGCATTATTATTGATATGTATGTCGTTTTCAGGAAAGAATTTACATTAAGTTCTAATAAATTAGACTTTACATCAAGTTATTTTATTAGTGACAACGTAACAAGTATAGAAGTTAATAACGAAACTAATACCACTAAAATCAATACTAAAAATTTAACAGGTATAGCTGTGGGTAGTTATATTAAGTTCGACGAGCAAGGATTTAGCTCCAATTTATACAAAAAAGGAAAGAAATACGAGATTATTGAGCTAAACAAAACAGAGCAATGGTTTGTGATTAACAGTGCAGAAGAATTAGATTTAGCAAATTACAAATATAAATGGGGTTTAGCAAAGGACGACGTAACACCTCACGAAATATTTGCTCTTGCTAATGGTTCTGATTATGATAGATGGACAGTTGGAAAATATTGTTTGGCCGATTGCGACAATGTTATTTGGCTATTATTAAAAGTGGACGTCATTACAGATAAAGTGGAGATGTCTAATTTGTGCAATGTTCCGCTAAGTTTCTTATTATTGCGCGGACAAGGTATTAAATTGCAAAGTTATGTTTCTAAAAAATGCGGAGAAAAGAACACTCTTATGCCTGTAGTTAAAAAGCAGAAAAATGGCGGAGGCTATGAAGGTGCGCACGTTTTCAAACCTAAAACAGGTATTTACTTAGACGAACCGGTTGCGTGTGTAGATTATAGTTCGCTATATCCTTCGTCTATTATTTCCGAAAATTTATCGCACGATAGCAAAGTATGGACAAAAGAATATGATTTAGAGCATAATTTACTATGTGAGCTAGGTGAAAAAGACGAGCATGGTAATTTTATTTATGACAATTTATATGACTTGGGTTATAAATATGTTGATGTCAAGTATGATACTTACAAATATGTAAGATTGACCCCGAAAGCAGCCGCTAAGAAAATTGTAATTGGTTATAAAATTTGCAGATTTGCGCAATTTAGCGAAGGAAAAGCAATTATGCCATCAATTTTAGAAGACCTGCTTTATGCGCGAAAAGCAACGCGTAAACTCATTACATTAGAAAAGGATGAATTTATGAAAAATATTTTGGATAAGCGTCAGTTAAGTATTAAAGTAACTGCTAATTCATTATATGGCCAAATGGGTGCAATAACAAGTGCTTTTTATGAGCCAGATGTTGCAGCCTCTACTACAGCAGTTGGGCGCAAATTACTATTTTACGGTCGTTCAATTATTGAAGAATGTTATGACGACATTAATGTAACGCTTAGCAATGGAACAACTGTAAAAGTGAAAGCGCAGTGCGTTTATGGCGACACCGACTCAGTATTCTTCAAATTTAATTTGCGCAATCATGAGACGCTTGAAAAAATTGTGAATAAAGAAGCCCTAGTTTATACTATTGAGCTAGCAAAGCAGGCGGGCGAATTAGCAAGTAAATTTCTAAAAGCGCCTCACGACTTAGAATATGAAAAGACCTTTTATCCGTGGATTTTGTTATCTAAAAAGCGTTATGTGGGCATTTTATATGAAGACAATCCGGATAAAGGAAAAATGAAATATATGGGTATTGTATTAAAACGGCGCGACAATGCGCCGCTAGTAAAAGATATATATGGAGGAATTGTTAATATTATTATGAACGAAAAAAGTATTAGTAAGTCTGTTAAATTTTTGAATGAGTGTCTTGGTAAATTAATAGGTTGTGAATATCCTATTGAAAAATTATTAGTGACTAAGTCGTTGCGTGGCTATTACAAGAATCCTAAACAAATTGCTCATAAGGTATTAGCTGAGCGTATTGGTTTGCGTGACAGTGGAAATAAGCCATCTAGCGGAGATAGGATGTATTATGCGTATATAGTAAATAGTAATAAAAAGGCTTTGCAAGGCGAAAAAATAGAAACTCCCGATTTTATTAAGCTAAATGGTCTAGTGCTTGACTATAATCATTATATTAGTAATCAAATTATGAAACCATTATTGCAGTTATATGCTTTAGACTTGGAAAATATGAGCGAATTTAAAAAGAAGCGCGGAGTAACATTACAGTCGTGGCATAACGAATTAGCTAAATTACGCGAAAAATGGACTGACCCGGAAAAATATGAGAAAAAACTTGAAGAGTTAAAATGTAAAGAAATTAAAAGCTTATTATTTGACAAATATTTAAAAGATTGTAAATAGGTCTTTTGTCTTTATATTGTTTTATTAAATATTTAAAAGATTAAAAATAGTTTATTTAATATATTAATATAGCGCTATATTAATATATATATTTTTTATATAGCTATGGTTAATAATATAACACATAAAAATTTATCACATTTTTCGCATAAATTCAATATAAAGAAAACAAATAAGGTATTAAAAAATGTAAATACAAAGTCTGATTTTAAGAAATTAATATTGAAAAGCGATTATATACAAAATAAAAAGCAAGTATTTAACAAGGTTATTGACGTAGATGCAAATATCACAAATCAAGAAAACAGTGGTAGATGTTGGTTGTTTGCGTTTTTAAATATTATTCGCTATAAAATGATTAAAAAATACAAGTTAGAGCCTAGCTTTGAGCTTTCGCAAAATTTCTTATTTTTTTATGATAAATTAGAAAAGGCAAATTATTATTTAAATTATATTTTGGAAAGTTATGCTACTAATTTAGAAACATTAAAATCTGAAACAGAATTAGGAAAATTAATAAATTTGTTAGATAAAGTAACAGATGATGGGGGTCAGTGGAATATGTTTGTAAATTTAATAGAAAAATATGGAATAGTGCCAAAATCAAATATGAACGACCACTTTCACAGCGCCAATTCTAAAGAATTAGAGCAATTTTATGACGACTTTTTGCGAAAATGCGCGCATAGAATTAGAACTATGTCAAAAGGCGACTTATTGAAAAACAAGACAATACTATTAGAAAGTATGTTGTTTGATTGTTATAAAATTTTGGTCTTATTTTTGGGAGAACCGCCCAGTAAAATAACTTGGGAATATTATGAAACAAACGATAAAAACAAATCCTTAAAAGCTAATAAAATAGCCGAAATAAGTCCTCTCAACTTTTACAAGAAATATGTTCCATATAAAGCACGGGACAAAATTTGTTTAATAAACTATCCGTGTAAGCAAGCTCCGTTTTATAAATTATATAATGTTGAAATGACATTTAATATATTAGGAGCAAGCGAGCAAAATTTCATTAATGTTCCTAGCAATATAATGATGGATGCAGTTAAAAAATCTATTAATAGTGAAGAAGCTGTATGGGTAGGGGTTGATTTTAATAAATATATTTCAAATGATCACGGATTTTTAGATAGCGAAGGGTTTGACTATGAAGACGTTTTTGGGTTTGACACTTATATGAAAAAATGTGATGCGCTAAATTATAGGCAATCTGGGCCAAATCATGCTGTTGTTATAAAAGGCTATAATTTCGACAATTCAAAAACAGACGGCTTTTTAGTGGAAAATTCTTGGGGAGACGAAAAAGGTTTTAAAGGCAATTATTATATGTCAAAGACTTGGTTTGATGACTATACGTATCAAGTTGTTGTAGATAAAAAATGCGTGCCACAAAATATATTAAATGTATTAAAGCAACAACCCATGCTATTGCCTTATTGGAGCCCGTTTGGTGCTTTATTAAAAGGTGGTTACTAAGGCTGTAGTTAAAAAAAATTGATTTGCAACTTTAAGAAATAAATGTATAGTTATTCAAAACTATTGATTTAATACAATGTCTACAATTGAACGTAATCACATCGGACGTAAGATTGAGTATCTGGTTTCTCGTTATGCTAATGATAAAATTAAAATCCCCGAACACCAACGCAATGCAAATGTTTGGACTGAACAAAAGCGCAAGTTATTTATTGATTCATGCAAAAGAAATATGCCATCTCCTTCTATTTTGATTTATACTGATGAGAACGATGAACAATGGTTTGAAGATGGTCTTCAACGTGTAACAACATTGAAAGACTTTATTCAAGACGAATTTTCGGATTCATCTAATAGAAAGTATTCGGAATGGTGCGAAATTGAAAAATTTCGTTTTGGAAACTATGAGATTATTGTTGTTGAATATAGCGGAGCAACACCGGAGGAGCGTGTTATGATTTTTGACAGATTTCAAAATGGCTCGCCATTGAAAACAGGCGAGCGTCTTCATGCATTGAGCTATACTCCGTTGGTAAAGTTTACAAAGGAGATGTTTATGAAGTATACAAATAGTGACGGACAGGAAATGAGAGGGAAGTATCTTGACCGCGCGCAACTTGTGTGGGGTGCAATTAAATGCGACAACACCGACAAGCGTTATGATGAACTTCACAAGCTAGTTGCGTTGATAAATGGAATTGTGCATGGTTGGAAGTCTTGCAACGGTATTACAAAGTCATATGAGGAGCTACGTGAAACTCTAATGACGCCTATTAGTAATGAAATGAGGGACAATGCAGAGCGAGTTATTGATGAATTGCTCATTATTTATGAGGAAGCAGATGTAAAGTATCCGCTACAAGGCAAGAAACATCTTAATGTTCAGAAAACTATTGGAAACTTTACAGGTGCGATTGTGTATTCATTGAAAATGTTTCCAAATGACTGGGAACGTCTCCATAATGGATGGCTAGACTTTCTTGTTAGTTATCGCAAGGATAACACTTTACTTGAAACCAAAATCAAGAAAAATGTGGCAGACTGCCGTAATTGGACCGAAGGACGCTGGCGAACAACATACAAGCATGTATTCAATATTGCAGGACAAAGTGAACATATCAAAAGCCCTCTATCTGAAGACAGCGACGAAGATGAGTAATCACTAATGCTAAGAAAAAGAAAAATAAATTTTTTTTATATAATTTCTCAAGAGTTTTTTATTTATAATTTATTTATAATTTATTAATAAATTATATAAAACTTATTTGATTAATAAGCTAATAAGGTTGTGAATATTAAAATGGAGTCTTTAACAAATGCCATTAATATTCTTAATATTAGTGTAAATGCAAATGAAGAATGTATGATATGTAAAGACGAATTGCAATGTGGACAATGTTATACATTACCCGAATGTAATCATAGTTATCATACACGTTGTTTAATTAGTTGGTTTAGAAATGGTGACTCGCGTTGTCCATATTGTGGAAATAAAGGCATTAATAATAAAAACAATGACACTTTGCGTAATGTAAGAGGCAAATATTTTACTACAGTATATGAAGCACAAATGTCAGCAGATATAAAAAAATATGTTTATTTGAAAAAAAACGATACTAATAAAAAATGTCTTGAAACACGCAAGCAATTCGAAAAAATTAAAGTATTAGAAGAAAATTATAAGATTGAAGCGCAGAAGTTGAGAGACTTACAACAATCTCTCAAAGAAACACCCGCAATATATAGTGAAGCTAAAAAAAATATTATGTGTTACAGAAGTAAAAAATGGAAAATAACTAGACAAATTAGATTAGAACAAATGAAAATAGTAAATACTAGTTATATTATTCCTTTAATTATTCCGTTGTCTGTTACACTATAATATGAACTTCGTGTTCATTGTTTGCTAGGCCATTGCTTAATAATCTTTCAATATGTAAAGCTAAATAAAATTTGAATTCATTAGTATATAAAAAAACAGTTTTATTATTATTATCAGGGTCTGAATAGCTAATAATATTAGAATTACTTAGTATATTATGTCTACAATTTGGGCACGTTTGATGCTGTATTAGCCATTGTTTTATAGCACCACTATTAAATATATGTCCGCATTCTTTAATCATTGTTACATCATCGCAATTTGAGAATTTTTCGTGTGTTATAGCGCAACTATCATTTGTGGGATTTTCTATATTTCCATAATACAAGTCAATAGTGTTTGACTTAATTAGTGCATATATATTAGTATTCGATAGTTTTATAAAATCATCAAAATCATAATTAAATAAATGGGCATTGTTTTCATTGGTGCTAATAACATTGGTATTGCTAATAACATTGGTATTGCTAGCAACATTGGTATTGCTAGCAACATTGGTATTGCTAGCATTAGCATTATTAATATAATAATTATTCATATACATAACATTATTCAAATAAGTTATGCTATTGTTTAAATAATTAACGCTATTATTTAAATAATGTATATAATTATTTGAAAATGTTAGTAAATTATTCATAGTCGCAGCATTTATAGAGTCATTAGCATTTATAGAGTCATTAGCATTTAATGCATTCATATAATAAATGTATAATATAAATTATATAAATAATATATATTTAAATATATATAATTAAATATATTGTTATAAAACTATTAAGCATATGAATAGTCAAATAGATTATAAATATTTAGTAGCTAACGATTTAATAGATAAATATAATAATAAGGGATTAAGTGGATTATGTAATTTAGGAAATACGTGTTATATAAACTCGTGTATGCAAATATTATCACAATGTTATGAATTAAATGAGTTGATTACTGGTGTTGGAGAACATATATCTAGTGAAAATGGACTAGTTTTGAAAGAATGGAAAGATTTGAGAGATTTGTTATGGAGTAAAAATTGCATAATTAGTCCAAATAGGTTTATAAATGCAATACAAAGAGTTGCTGCATTAAAAAAATGTGATTTATTTACAGGTTATGCACAAAATGATTTGCCAGAGTTTTTAATATTTATTTTTGATTGTTTTCACGAAGCATTGCAACGAAAGGTGCATATAAGTGTTGATGGAAAAACAGAAAATGACCTTGATGAATTAGCGAAGACTTGTTATGAAATGATAAGAGCTACTTATAGTTCTAGTTATTCTGAAATTATTGATTTATTTTTTGGAATACACGTTTCGCTGATTATAACAAATGACAATTCAAATAAGATTTTGAGTATTAAACCTGAGCCATTTAGTACAATTAATTTACCATTACCAACAGCACATAAAAAATGTTCTATATATGATTGCTTTGATTTATATACTAATTATGAGTTTTTAGAAGGTTCAAATGCGTGGTTTAACGAAAAGACGAATAATAAGCAAGATGTTGTAAAAACCATTAAATTTTGGAGCTTACCAAATATATTAATTGTAGATTTTAAGAGATTTACTAATTCAAATCAAAAATTAAATCATATAATTCACACTCCTTTATTGGGGTTAGACCTGAGTAAATATGTTATAGGTTATAACAGAGAGCAATATGTTTATGAGTTGTTTGGAATTTGTAATCATTATGGAGAAAGTCACGGCGGACATTATACTGCATATATTAAAAATTCTAATCAAAAGTGGTATCATTTTAATGATACAAATGTGACTGAAATTAGTGAATCGCAGTTAATCACGGCAAAAGGATATTGTTATTTTTATAGAAAATTACTATAGATTATAGAATTATAGAAAATTAGATTATTATTATTTTATTAATATATTAATATAATAATAATATAATATGGCATTAGTTAATAATATAACGCAAGATTTTTACAATAATTTAAATAATTTAGGCACTAATCCTTTTGTATTAGTGGTGCTTATTGTTATTATTATGGTTTATTACATAATATTTTCATTTTTAGGCACTTCATACGACTATGGAAATATGCCTTCTAATCGAAGTGGAGGACATTACATTATTGAGGCCTTACTATGGGGAATATTTATTCTTTTAATTTTTGTTAATGGACTGGCGTATTTTTTCAATATTAATATTGTAACTGAATTTAAACATTTATTTTCTAAAAACCCAGAAATAACTATAAAATCAGTAGTAGACCAAGCTGATACATCTATGAATGCTACTGATACTGCTACTGATACTGATACTGCTACTGCTAACGAAGTTTATCACGTTCCTGGTAATAGATTTACATATCACGATGCTAAAGCTGTGTGCAAAGCATTTGATGGAGAATTAGCTAATTACAATCAATTAAGTGAGGCCCATAAAACCGGAGCAAGTTGGTGTAGCTATGGGTGGACAAAAGACCAGTTAGGGCTTTATCCAACAAGTCAAAATGATTGGACAAAGTTACAGGATAAAGAGGGTCATAAATATGACTGCGGACTGCCTGGTATAAATGGTGGCTATGTTCCTAACCCTCATACTAAATTAGGTTCGAATTGTTATGGTGTAAAACCTAAACAAAGCGAACTCGAAAAAGCATATGTAAATAAAGATTTATATCCTAAAACAACAAAAGAATTATTATTTGAGCAACGTGTGCAATTTTGGAAAGACAGAATAAGTAATGTATTAATAAGTCCATTTAATAATTCTAACTGGTTCAAAGTCTCTTAATACTTATTTTTTCCGTGTTGATTTTTTTTGTGTTTTTTTCCGTGATTTTTTGCTAAGTTGCTTCTTTGTTGAATCAATTAAACCATATAATTTGAAGAATATTTGCTCATTTATAGTAGCCTTATCTGGTGTAATTGAGTTTTTATAACCAGCTTCGTTACTGTAAGTAAGCGGTTCTTTCAAATTCGATAACTGGCTTTCTAATATATTAAAACCAGGAAGCATAGCTAATTTATTCAAACTTGGTTTTGTTTTATCTAGATTGTCAAGGTATTTCAACATAGTTTGATGTATATTTATATATATTTATATATTTATATATATACATTTATATAAATTAACTTATTTTGTAAGTTCGTTTAATTAAATTGTTTGTTTTAAATGTTCTTTTTGATTTTATAAACTCAATGAGTTCATTTTCAATAGACTTACTATTTTCATAATCTGTAAAAAACTCTTTAAAACAATCCTCTAAAAATTTAAAGCTTAGCATATTATATTGCTTCATTTGCGTTAAACTTAATTTGCCATCGCTTATATTTATTAGTGGATAGTTTGCATTTTTAGAATCGTAATAATTAAAAATTTGTTCTTCAATATTATTTTTTTCTTCTCGTAATAGAGAGATTTGACTATATAATTTTTTATATTGATTGTCTAACGCAACCCAGGTTTTTATGCTATTTTGAATAGTTCCATCATAACTCTTAGCTTGCTCATTCATAATAATATTATTATTAATATTATGAATAAAATTTGTTGTTTTAGTTTTAAATTAAAATCTCTCAATATTTGTTTTTATATTTTATTTTTTATTTTTTACCTTCTTCTTCTTCTTTGTGATGACCTGTTACGTCTTCTGGAGCCTCTTCTCTTGGTTCTTCTGTATGAAGACGGGCCCTTCATATATTGTGTGGCCGCTAATAGCGCCGCTGGAACAGTTATTTCGGCTAAAAACGAACCGCCTTTTCTTCCTCTGCCGGTTTTTTTTCCTCTGCCTTTGCCTTTTCTTGAACCGCGTCTTCTACCTCCGCTTGTTACTCCTGGAATGTCAAAGTCTAATCCGCCGCTACCGCCCATACTTGGCATCGGTTCGTCCTCCTGCATTTTATATATATTATAAAAATATAATAATTTATTATAAAATATAATAATTTATTATAAAATATAATAATTTATTATAAAATATAATAAAATAATAATTTATTTATTATAAAATATTATAAATTAATAATATAAAAACTTGTTAATTAACTATAATTACCTATAATTGTAATTTATTCAATTTATTATATAACTTTTTAAATCTTATATTATATTTTAATAATAGAAATAATACTCCTAAATGTAAAACAAAACTAATAAATATAAAAAATAGGAAAAAATATAAATATATGTGTATTTGCTTTAAGAAATAATCCATAATAGGATTGATTATAGAGCTCATTTCTTTTTTTATTTCTTCCGATTTTAAAAAATTAATACAATGATATGCAATACTTGATTCTGTCATAGCAGTCGTAATCGCCTCTTCTTCTTTACTAATCTCATGTTTACATTTTTTCAATCTAATATTTTTAAAAACCATTATTTCAATTTATAATAATAATAATAAGTATATTATTTATTACATTTATGCGTGAAAATATAAATTCATTTTTCTAAAGTTTTATATAATCAATAAATGAATAATCATATTTACGAAATATGTGAAAATTTTGATTTTGGTAGTTTAAAGTTAGAAAATCCTACACTTCTAAATGCTAACATATATTTCAGTAAATTAAATACTAATCCCAATAAAAATTTTTACATTCAACTTCCTAAATGTAAAACCAAACAAGGTATTATTCAAGCAAACACTAAATGTTTTTGCGATTTAGAATTTAATAGCAGTGACAAGCTAATTGTAGAATTTTTTGAAAATCTTGAAAATTATTTTATAAAAGAAATATGCAATAATAAATCATTATGGTTTTATGATTCTGCTAATATATCTAATGATGACATTAATGATTTTATTACTCCTGTTATGAGGTCATATAAAGGCGGAAAGAAATTTTTAATTAAAGCAAATATAAAGCAAGAAAAAATAAACCTTTATGATGAAAACGAAAAGAAGCTTACTTTAGCAGACTATGATAGTAATAATGAAATAATCCCACTATTAAATATAAATGGAATACGATTTTCTAAATCTTCATTCATCATTGATATTATATTAGTGCAATTTATGGTATTATATCCATCTGATACTTTAGAAAATCAATTATTGATAAAAATTAATAAAAAAAAGGAACCTACTTTAGAGAGTTCTAATAAGGAAAAGGTCGATGACGAAAATAGTAAAATAAATATAGACTTTCAACCCGTTAAGTTAGTAGAAGACGAAGTAGAAACAAAAGAACTTAAAGACCAAGCAGAAGCTGTAACAAAAGAACTTAAAGACCAAGCAGAAGCTGTAACAAAAGAACTTAAAGAAGATAGCGAAACAAAAGAACTTAAAGAAACCAGCTCTTTCAAATATTTGATGAATAATTTAGAATCAAATGAAACATTAGACGACGATTATGCGTTAGAAATAACTGATTTGGATGTTATTACTGAAAATAGTGAGCCACTAGAATTGAAATCACACGAAAGTATATATTTAGAAATATATAAGAAGGCTAAGCAAAAAGCAAAAGAAATAAGAAGAAATGCAGTAGAAGCATTTTTAGAAGCAAAAAATATAAAACTTAAATATAATTTAACAAACATTGTTAATGATAGTTCAAGTGATGAAGATAATTAAGTAGTAATCCATTATTTAATAATTAAACTCTTTAATTAATTATTAAACGTTTATTTAATAATCATTATTTAAATATTATTAAAAATTTTTTATTATTTATTTTATATAAAATGGCTGTTACAAAAAAGATTTTCAAAGGGCGCTTTTTAAAAGGAATTAAAACTGATCATATTTTAGGAATATTAGCATTAATTTTTGTTGCTGTACTTTTATTAAATTATTCAAAAGGTAAAAATTTATTGAGTTTACCAATGACAAATAGACTTAACTATTCTGAATTAAATGGTCAATCCAACGAAGTAAGTAACCAACCATTGTCTGCAACATATGCTCCATATAACGGTGTATCAAATTCATCTGTAGCAACATCAGCTGATAGTCCGACTGCTATTAACCAGGTCGCATCTAATAAAGCAATACCAAATCCATCTGACCTTTTACCATTAGGTAATAATAATATGTGGTCAAATTCTATACCACAAGCTGATGCCGATTTAAAAAATATTAATCTATTAAATCCTGCACAGTTAGTCGGAATTAATACACAAGGTTCAAGTTTAAGAAATTCTAACTTACAATTAAGATCTGAACCAGCAAACCCCAGATCAAATACAAATTGCCCATGGAACATTTCAACAATTGAAACCGACCAATTTAGAAAACCTTTAGAAATAGGCGCTTAATAACTTGTGTAACTAACTTGTGTAATAAACTTGTGTAACTAACTTGTGTAATATAATATAATGACTAGTAAAATTATATTATATTATTACATATAAATATATAAATATATATAAATGAAAACAACAACATTAGTAAGTAATCATTTGTTTAATGTTATTTTAATAATATTTATTATTATTATTGCTTTAAGGTTATATTTAAATAGTGATTCTTTTAACTTAAGATGTATTATTTCCAATGTTAATGGTAATACATATTGCGTGAGAGATAGAAATAAACTAAACTTGGCAGCGGACAGATTAGCACACGTTAATAATAACTTAAATAAACTAGTAAATCATTTATCAAAAAAATACCCAGAACAAGAAAATGTGCAACGTCTTATAAAGGGTTATAACCCGAAGAAAATATATGAAACACTTCCTACAAGCGAATTTACAGCTTACAGCGAAAATAAAGGCGAAAAAATCGCCTTTTGCTTAGATACAGAAAAAAACAATAAAGGACGTTTAATAGATATTAATACATTGATGTATGTTGCATTACACGAAGTTAGCCATATTGCTACAAAATCAATAGGGCATAACGACGAGTTTTGGAATAACTTTAAATTTATGATAACAGAAGCAAAAGCTATAAATATTTATAACCCAGTCGATTATAAAAAAGAACCCGCTCGTTATTGCGGAATGAATATTACTGATAACCCATATTATGATGTTAAATAATTATATTATATTATATTATATTATATTATATTATATGAATTTATATATAATTTCATAAATATTATAATTTTGCTTGCTTGTAGCGTTTGAATTATTATTAATAATGTTTTTGCTATAAAAATATAAATTATGCTTATCAATATAACTATTTAAATCAGGAAAATAACAATCACATTCAAAATCGGTATCTAAATACGTAATAATTAGCTCATTAATATTGAAAATACTGTTTTCTTGCTTCCTATAATTGTTCAAAAAAAGTTCATATATTTCAGCACCTCCAATAATCCACACTTGTGAATAGTTTTTAGTTTTAACAAACTCTTCCAATAATTCCAATGTTGTAAAAGTTTTTACGCAATTTTTACTATCACAATTATCCAATACTAAGGATTTAGACAAAATTAGGTTGTCTCTATTTGCAAGTCCTTTAACATTATTAAGGCTTTCAAATGTTTTTCTCCCCATAATAATAGCATTATTACCATTGCCACTAGTTAATTTTTTAAATTTAGCCATATCGCTTTTTATATCCCATAATAATGCATTATTTTTACCTAATCCTCTATTTTTACAATAAGCGACAATAATATTTACAATCATATTTATATAAAATTAAACTCTTATATTTATATAAATGTCAAATATATTTAAATTTTATATAAATAATAATAACTCTTTTAATGACGTTTATTTATTTATCAATGCTAAATATATAGCCACTAATTCGACTATTCCCAGCATAGATGAGCTAAATGCTAATTACAATAATTACAATAGTTTTATATATAGCGACATATATGAAAAACATTTTACCAATGATTTTAATAACAATGATTTAATGTATTTAAAGACTTACAACAGCAATATAATATTTATTGATGACACTATATATATTGATGACACTATTGAAACAGTTAAATTAAAATTTATTAAACATTATAACAAAAAAGCGAGCGAAGACAAAAAGCTATGTTTTGAAGAGCTATATTTTTATTGTTTAACGCAATCAAAATTAAATAAAATGGAATTATTCAATGCTATTACATCCAATAATAAAAACGACTTAACAGAGGAAAATTTAAGCGCCTATTTAATAAATATTAATGAAAAGCAAGAAATACTCGAAAGTTTAGAAAAGAAAGAACTCTATACTTATGAAGATATTGATGCTATTACTATAAATGCTATTACAGAATTTATATCAGTCGGTCAAAGTCTATTAAAGCCGTTGCCCAATTATGTAGTTAATCCTTATTATTCTAATAGCGCCACCAAATCTTTGGCCTCATTTATTGCTACAAATAATTCAAATATGGTATTTGATTATGCAATATATAATAATAGCATATTTGTATGTTTAGCAAGTTTATTACTTGAAAACCCGAGTCAAGAAACAGACGATGAAACACTAATAAAAGTGTATTTTCAATTTTTATATTCTAAAAATATTATTAATAAGAGAGATTTTTTAGCGCAAAAAATAGAACTGCTAAAGAAAAGTTCCGAATTGATAGAAGACACCTATTTCAATAATAAAAATAAATTCAAATTAGCACTCTATAAAATTTATAATAAATCAAACGGTTTAAAATATGAATCTAGTGGTATTAAAAGTATTAATATTAATATTAATAGTGCGCTAAACTATAATATATCATTAGAAACCTTATTTAAACTATTTACAAGTAGCGAACTTTATCCATTTATCAAATACAACCCTGGCAAAAAATTGGAAAATTTGTATCGCCTTTATTGTTTAGAAGAAAAAGAAATGACTAGCAAAAAGGTCCCGCTATTAAGCAAAACGCTAATATTAAAATATGCCAAATTTTTAGGCAAGTCGCACACAATCTCTTTTTATGTCAATTCTAAAGAGGATTTGTTTGTAAATAATGTTAATGAATTTCTTATAGAGTTAGAAGATAATGGAATTATTAATGTTAAAATAGACTTTAAAAATGTTATAGATTTAGAAAAAATCAATACTTTAGTTGCTACTAATGTTAATAATATTATAAAGTTTATTAGGAAATTTGTTGTTAATAATAGTATTGACTTATTTGACAATTTACTCAACAAAAATGTTGAAATAAATTCTATAAATTATATGACAACTATTAAAGTCAAAGGCGCTCTTAAACCTAACGCTATTGTAAATTGTAGCAGTTATTTTTTCCACACTATTAGCTCTAATTCAGAGGAAATAGTTATGCGTTATAAAAATGTATCAAACTTTAGCATTATGAATTCCGAAGAATCGTATATAATAGAACTTATTAAGCAAAAGGCCAGTGAAATGGATATATTGCACAAATTAAAAGATAACTTTAACTTGTCGCTTGAAGATGCGCGTTCAAGGTTAATAGATGTGATAAATTCTCTCAAATTATTACAAAATACATTCAATCATAAAAAAATAACTATTAAAAATAATCCAGGCTTTCAAACAGTGTTTAAGAAGACGAATTCAAATAGTCTTGTTATTAATATTGAAAATATTGATAATATTAACTATTTAGACACTATTCCTATATATATAGATTCGCTTACTAAAATACTTTTTAATAACATTGAGGACGAGACTATTAATTTAGAAGTTAACAATATATGTAAAAAAACACAGCCTTTAGATGAAACTAAAGAAAAAACTTTTACAAATATAGAGGCCACTACCAATAAAAATATTACTCATTTATTAGAAAATGAAGACGACGATGATGACGAAGATTATAGCGCACATAATGATTTAATGGATATACTTCTAGACGATGATGACGAAGATGGCGATGGCGACGACGATGACGACGATGATGATGATGATGATGATGATGATGAAGACGAAGACGAAGACGACGCTGATGATGAAAACATAGAAAAAGAAGAAAAAGAAAACATAGAAAATGCAGATGAAGACAAAGATGAAGACATAGAAAACATAGAAAATGAAGACAAAGATGAATACATTGCAACTGAAGAAATTCAAGCAACTAATCCTAATCCTAATCCTAATCCTAATCCTAAAGAAACAATAAAAGAAGTCGTACATGACGAACAACAAGAAGATAAAGCATATAAAGAAACACTAGCCGAAGACGAATTTAAAGAAGTATCAGAAAAAAGCAATCCTATATTAAAAAGACTAATTAATAAAGAACCAAAGCTATTTACAACAGATAAAAATAAATTTTATACTGAATATTCGAGATTGTGCCCAGCAAATGTTAAAAAACAGCCAGTTATTTTAACAAAAGAAGAGAAAACATATATAGACACTCATCATAGAGATTCATATACAGAAAGTTACGAATATGGCACAAAAGAAGGTAACAAATATTATTATATATGCCCAAGATATTGGGACCTTGAAAAAAATATTAGTTTAACACACGCAGAAGTAGAAAGCGAGCGTTATGGAAAAGTCATTACAAAAAAGAATAAAAACGGCACTTATGATGGTAATATTATGGAATTTACAGATAGTAAATATCATATTGACGAAAAAGGAAATTATATAGATCATGTTCCTGGGTTTTTAGATGAAAAACACAATAGAAATGGGTTTTGCTTACCTTGCTGTTTTAATAATAAGCTATGGAATAAATCACAACAAAAACAAAGACGCAGCAAATGTTTAGATTTGGACTATAGCACTAATGACAACAAAAAAGACTATTATAACTATATTAAAGGTCCCGAAAAAACGCCGTTAGAAAAAAGCAAAATTGGTTTTTTGCCGTTAAGTATTCAAAAAATATTACATTTTGATAATTTAGATTGTGTTACTAAGCAAGCTCCCAATTTATTAAGAACAAATCGGCAATGTTTGTTGCGTTATGGTGTTGAAAACAGTAATAAGCAATCATTTATTGCGTGTATAGCTGACTTATATGAAACATTGGTTTTAAATAATTCCAAGTCTATTTCGATAAATGCTATGAAAAAAATAATTGTTGCTAGCATTACTATAGATAGCTTTATAAAATACAACAATGGCAATTTACCGCATATTTTCATTTCTAAAAATTTTAGTGAATTAGTAAGCACTATTAAATTAGACAAATATAAGTCAAGCATTTTATATAAGCAACTTGTGTCAAAAACAACCAAAAAACTAGATGACCCCAGTCACATAACTTTTATTAAAAAAATCATAAATAGTTTCGAAAATTTCAAAGCTTATTTGGAAAGTTCTAGTTTTATTGATTATACATATTTATGGGATATAATATGCAAAAGTAATGATTTGTTGTTTCCTAATGGATTAAATTTAATAATTTTAGATATTACAAACGAAGACACTACTGATAATGTTAAAATTATATGCCCTAAACAAAGTTATAGCAATGAATTTATAGATTTAAAAAAGAAATGCTTATTGTTAATACAAAAAAACGAGTATTTTGAACCCATATATTTAATAAATAATACTATTGACTATTATATTGTAAAAACCTTCAGTTTTGCAAAGAGCAATGAAGATAAACTGCTAGCAGGCTTCAAAAATATTTTAAATAGCATTAGAAATTCGATAAATTCTAATTGCGTCGGCTCTATAGCTACCAAAAAAAACGATGCCGCCTTTTACGATTTTAAGCCAAATATACATTTAGATAATGTAATCGCTAGCATAACACAGTTAAAATATGAAATTAATTATCAAATTATGGATTATAATAATAAAGTTATAGGCCTATTAATTAATAACAACGCCATTCACGGATTTATACCTTGTTATCCGTCCGCATTATCGTCCATTTATGAAACTATTCCGTATAAAATGATTGACGAAATAACGGAAAGCGAATATAATGACTACAATTCTACAAAACATATTTTAGAAAAGGTTTATTCTTCCAGTAACAAGAAAATTATGTGCAAACCCTTATACAAAATTATAGAAGATAGTTTGATTATTGGTATTCTTACTAATGGTAACCAGTTTATTCAATTGAGTAAACCCGAATTTAATAATAATGGCGATGAACTTAAAGAAATCAACGATAGTAACTATGTTTATATTGATAAAAATATTCAGACAAATCTCTCTCAAGACAATGAACGAAGCGCTACTGTTAATAATATAAAATTAGAAACACAATTTTACAACAGCTTCAAAAACACGTTTAAAAAAATATTAGGTATGCACAAGCATAGCCTTTATAAAGCAAGCATTATTAAAATTATTAATGCTAACTCGATGCTATATTTAGATAAAATATCTAATATTTACAATTTGCTGAAAACAATTGGAGAGAATTATATAATATTTGCTAAGTATGATAAAAATATATTGGCCTCTATTAAAAAAATAAGCTCTTGTGTTGATGCCGATGAGTGTAATACCTCTTTTTGTATGAAGTCAAATGACATATGCTCTTTGATTATACCTAAGAAAAATTTAATAAATGGAGAACAAAATGAGGAAATATACTATAGCCGTTTATCTGACGAATTTGTAAGATATAATAAGTTTAAAAATTTTATTTTCGAAAATAACATTTCATATAATTATGGGTCGGTAGAATACACTATTTTAGAAAACGAGCTTTTACTGTTTCATTCAACACTAACGCAAGAATATTTGAAAGATTTAATAAGTAGCAATAGTCAAAATAATTTGAAAAATACGTTTGATATTCTAGGTATTGTAGAGTCTAAAGAAATTTTGAATTTTAAAAATTTGAAAAAAGAAAAAATTATTATTGCTGCCACAAAAGATAAATTACAAACAATTCAAGAATATTATGATAAAAATAAGTCGGATACAGATGCATATGCGGATACGGATGCAAAATCACAAATCAAAATCAAAGCTCCTAATGTAGCTAAAACAGACGACTCTGCTACACCAGCACAAGACACTAGCATTAGCATTGACACATCTGAAATAGCACAAAACCTGCAATTTATTGCGCAAAATAGCGACCCTAGTTATAAGTGCGAGTTTTATAAAAATTTAATTAGAGAGGGTATGCGCCTTAATTTTAAAGAGCCATTATATGAATTAGGCTTTCATTTAAACACTAAGCTATGTTCTTTTCAATTAATATTAATTATTATTAAGCACAATAATAGCATACAAAATAGCAATTTGACAATAAATGATATAAAGAAAAAATTATACGAGCTTTACACCAAGGATGCAAATTTTGAAATATTATGTTATATTTTATTGAAAAATAATAAGAAAGCTATACTCGAAAAAGTTATTAATAAAGAGCTAAGTTTTGAAGACTTAATGTATAGCGACGCATATTATATAACCTATATTGATATTTATATGTTAGCAAAAGAATATAATTTACCAATAATATTCTTATGTAATAGCGCTATTGATTTAACAATAACCGATGAAAATTATATTATATGTAATATAAATAAACTGAATCAGGAATATTATTTCTTCAAAGTCCCTAGTAAATATTCGCGCAAAAAAGAACATAATTATAAACTGCTTTTTACTAAGCAGTCAATCAAAATTAATATTGAAAATGATTTATTAGATACTCCAAATTATAAATTATATAGCAAGCTTAAGAAAGAGCTTAAATTATTTATTAATCCGTTAGAAAATTACATCACAAATTATGATTTGTCAAAATTAACAAATACAAAATATAAAGTGAGACAAGTCAAAAAAGTTGAAATAAAAAAATAAAATAATAGAATTGTTTGTTAATATTCTTAAAAATCCAACTCATAATCATCGCTCTTTCCAATATTAACATTTTGCATACTATTAACTGTTGCCTCAATTAATAAATTATTAGTGCTACACTCATTGCTAGTAACAGCATTTAGCTGGTCCATTAAAACCTTTTCATCCATCTTCTCGTCCACTGGAACAACGTCTTTATTAGGTTTAATAGTCATAATAAAGTCATTGTCAATTAATACCTTAAAACTGCTTGTCCCATAATACCCCTCTTGTCCGCACATAATATTTGCAGAAACACCCTTCATATTATCAAGTTCTCCGTGTTTTGCAGCTTTTAAAAACATTTCCGGTGTCTCTTCAAACGACGCCTTTGCAATTGCACCAATATCATCGTTATTAATGCCGTGCCTAAAAATAGAAACCATCTTATCATTACACGTCATTCTATCCGCCAAAATTGTTAAGTGGCGATAATTAATATATGTGCTATCAAATTCAATGACCTCTGAAAACTCATCAAATATGCTTTGGCGCGCTGCCTCAATCCCTAATACATTATAAATTTCAATAATATGACTTGAAACAGTTCGCGTTTTATCAACAAAATCAAGCGCCAAGATATCTAGTAAATTAGTGCCAACAGTATCTAAAACCCACAAATCTTTTTTAATATATTTTGTATCAATTTCTTCAAAATTGTCCGTAATTTTTCGCAATGATACCTTATTAATATTTTTAATACCGCGTAAAATCAGGTTATCCAGTAATTCGTCTTGCAAATTTCTCAATAAATAAATCTCATCGCTTTGGTCGAGAGTCTCTAAAACATTTTTGTTCTTCTTTTTCTTTAAAAGTTGCAGATTTCTATTAATCCTAATTCTAAAAACTAGCTTATCAGAATTATAATCTGTATACATACACGTCAAATTATTATAACTATTCATTAAACCAAAATGAATATCGTCCATCGAAATATTTGTATCTAACATTTCGGTTCTATTCATAGACATTCTAATAATCCACTTCGATTTTTCCTTATCTTTATTTGCATCATAACTAGTATTACAATCATCTAATAATTTTTCAAATTCATTGTATTCTTTCATCATAGTCACGTCTTCTGCAATTAAAGAATTCATATCATCAGGGTCAAAGCAAATCTCAATTGACTCCACTAAGGACCGCAATTTAGTATTTTCAATCTTTGTAATATATTCTTTCACTTTATTTTGGTCATAACTTTCGGGCTTATTTAAATAAATAGAGCACGATAAGCTTTTAGGATTATCACTTAAAGACAAGATTTCCTCAATACGTGGAACACCACGTGTTACGTTGGATTTTGAAGCTACACCGGCAAAATGAAACGTGTTTAGCGTTAATTGTGTTGTAGGTTCGCCAATGCTTTGGGCTGCAATCATACCAACCATTTCACCGGGTGCAATTAGCGATTTTTTATATGCGTTATTAATAACCGTCATTAAAAGTTCAATAGATTTACGAGTAAGGCGCTTATACATTAATAAATCTTTGGGGCTCAAATAGTAAAAGTATAAGACTTTAAATAGCTTGTTTGGCTTACAATAATTTAGCTTATTTAAATTCTCATAATTAGTTTCAATCATTTCAAATACTTCTAGCGGAGTAACATCAATAATCACGTTTTCCTCTTGATTTCCCGCAATATTGTTAATTATATGCGTAAATGACACAGGAACATTTACAGACGGTTTATAAATACCATTGAAAATTTTAGCAATTACATCTTCACGTGCTTGTAGCATATAATCAATGTAATATTTGCATTTTTTATCTAATTCGGACTTTTGCTTTTTAAATTTGCTATAAGCTTGCTTGGTGTATAATGTTCCATATATGGAGTCTTTAGAATAATCATTAGGCATTTGATAGTGCCCGTAAATTTCTTCAATAGACATATTAACAAATGGCACCTGTTGCGACTCAACCCTAACCGGGTCAAAGCTATCATCTCCGTACTTAAATTGGATAATCTTGTTTTTATTATTACGTACTGTCATATCATAATGTACCATTAAGTCTTCTAACCCTTTAATTAGGCGGCGCTGAATATAGCCGGTTTGGCTCGTTTTGCATGCAGTATCAATCAAACCAACACGGCCACCCATAGCATGAAAGAATAGCTCGTCTGGGTTTAATCCACTAATAAACGAATTTTCTACAAATCCACGAGCATTAGGCGAATCATCGTATTTAGTATAATGCGGTAATGTTCTATCCTCAAATCCATAAGGAATACGTTTGCCATCTACGTTTTGCTGTCCTAAGCACGAAATCATTTGTGAAATATTTAAGTCGCTGCCTTTTGACCCAGCATTTACCATCATTACAAAACGATTATGTGTATTGAGATTTTGGCGACCTAATTTACCGGCTTCAAAAGAGGCCTTATTTAAAATATTATTAATACGTGTTTCAAATTCTTGGACATTTGAACGCCCAGTTTTATTCTCAAAAATACCTAAATGAGTTTCGTCAATTAAAGACTTGACCTCTATTTTCTTCTTATTAATTGTTTCGTTAATTTTGGCATTTGTTTCTCTATCTGCAATAAGGTCGCTAATTCCTACACTATAGCCGTGAATTTTCATATATTCGGTTACAATGTCTTGCAAATTATTGATAAAATCGCACGCACTATCAACACCATAGTCGTTATTAATTCTGTGAATTATTCCGCGAGTTGTATCACCAAGAATGCCCTTTTCAATATGTCCCCGCTTAATAGCTCCTTTATTAATTTCTAATACATTATTAGAATTTTTGTAATCTTCACTGGCTTCGTTAAATTGCTTTGTTTTATATTTTAATGTAATATTTGGAATAATTTGACTTAATAGCACAAAGCTACTTTGCAAAGGATTATCAAAATTGATTTTTGTTAAATCAATCGTTTTAAGGTGCGCCATTATATTCATTGCAGTTCGAGGATTGAAATTAATGGCTTCTCGTGTAAATAAATAACTGCTTAATAGCGAATCTTGAAAAATGCCTACAATTGATTTGTTGTTTGCTGGGCTAATAATTTGATATTTTACGGCTGCCAATGTTTTGAGTTCGATTTCCGACTCATCGTCTTGTGGCATATGTAAATTCATTTCATCACCGTCAAAATCGGCATTATATGGTTTAGTATCAGCAACATTCATTCTAAATGTGTCGCCCCGCATCATTACTTTTGCAATATGGCACATCATAGACATTCTATGGAGAGTTGGTTGCCTATTGAAAAGCACCGCATCACCGTCTAAAATATGGCGATGTACAATGTCGCCAATTTCAAGATTGATTGATTCGCGATCGACATAACGCAAACTAATACAATCTCCGTTTTTCCGCTCATAGATTTTTGCACCTGGATGAACGTCTGGACCGTTTAAAATTAACTTGCGCAAATAATTCCTATTTTGCTCATTAACAATAATCGGTTTTGTCAAATTTTTTGCAATTTTTAGCGGAACGCCTAATTCATTAATTGATAAATTAGGATCAGGTGTAATAACTGAACGTGCGCTATAATCTACGCGCTTTCCCATTAAATTTCCTCGCACTCTGCCACTCTTACCGTTTAAACGCTCTTTAATCGCTTTTAATGGACGACCAGACCGCTGAGCAACTGCTGCAACACCCGGAATCTTATTATCAACAAGAGTAGCAATATAATATTGTAATACTGTTGTCCAATCATCGATAACATTAGACCCCGATTTTTGCTCGATTTTTTCCTGCAACATTTTATTTGCTTTAACAATATTAATAATAATATGTGTTAAATCGTCTTCGCTCCGCTGTTGCGCATCGTGTTTAATTGATGGTCGCACTTGTGGAGGTGGGACAGCAAGCACTTGGCAAATCATCCATTCTGGTCGCGACCATATTGGACTAAACCCCATAAATTGCACGTCTTCATCCGAAATTTTCTTAAAAATTTTAAGCATAATTTCTGGAATAATTTTCATCGCCATTTTAGAGTCTTCTTTCTTAAAATCGTAATTATTAAATTCCTCTTCTTTATCATTCCATTCGGCAATAATTGTTGCTAAACCTTCTTTCCTAAGTTTAGGCTGTAAGCATCCGCAACCATTATGTGAGTCTTCACCACATCTATGCTTCTTACTTGCTAATGCAAATACTTTTGTCCAACGAACGTCCGCATTTAATTCTAGCAAATAATTATATTTTTCTTTATCAATTAATAGCTTAGAGCACTTAATACAAATGCATCTGCATATTTTCATAATTGTTGATAAATATTGAATATAATATACCGGTCTTGATAAGTTAATATGTCCAAAATAACCAGGCGATTGAACATAATCAAGACCGTCGGTTGGGCATATCATACCCGCATCTAAAACACCCATACGAGGGTCAAAAAGCCCCCCTAATACTGGTTTATTGTTTATATGAGTATCTCTGTTTGTTATTTCGACAACCGACCCTTTTTGAATTTCATAAGGGCTTAAAATACTAAACTGAATACCAATGATTTTAGATGGTTTCTTATTTTCAAAATCGGTCATTCTTTTATAATAGTTAAATAATATTTAAATAATATTTATTCAATTTTTAATTTTTAATTTTTTATTAATTTAAAAATTGAATTTTTTGTTATTAAATATAATATAATTTAATAATAGAACTATTATGCCTCATAAATATTGCACTAGAGCTAAGACTGCTAGTATTCCAAAAATGAACTATGTATATGATAACAGTAATTCTGATATAAGTTCAATTAGCAGTGGTTCAGATTTTGAGTATTTTGATAATAGTTCGGAAAATGGCTCAGATAATGGCTCAGATAATGGCTCAGATAATGGTTTTAATAAACGTGATTATTATAAATTTTTGCACCAACTATATCCTTCACGTTATAGTAAAAATAAATATATTAAGGAAGCAAATGAAGCAAATGAAGCAAACGAAAATATGCACAAGCGAGCAAAAAAAACGCATTTTCAAAATTTAGAGAATGCTAGTAGCGATTTATACAAGCATAATTTATTTAATAGTAAAATTATTAAAAAAAAGCATACAAATTTTTATAAGAAAAATGTTATGATTAATTCAGATACTAGTGAAGACGAAGGCGAAGGCGAAGAAAAAGAAAAAGAAAAAGAAGGAGGCAAAGGCAAAGACAAAAAAACTTTATTATCAGAAGGGTTTAAAACGCTTTTTGAAAACCTTAATAAATCTGATACTAATAAAAATATTAATATTATTGTAAATTTAAAAAAAGGGAAAAACAATATTTTCAATAATGAAACTAGAGAGACTAATGACCCTATATATTATCAAGAAGGCGATGATGATGACGAAGATGACGAAGATGATGAGGGAAGCGAAGAGGGAAGCGAAAAGGAAACAGAAAAACTTAATAAAAACACACATACGCCAATTCCTATTCCTATTCAAAAAGATGATGTAGTTCCGGCTCCGCCAAAAGTGTCAAATAGAAATTACAGGGCATTTGATAAGATTTTAAATAATGAGGAAGCAGAGTCAGAATATTTTAAAAATTGTTTATCTAAAAATTTACAATTGGAAGCAATTGCTAAATTAGAAAAACTCAAAGAATTGACTAAAATTAACAAACCTTATTTGCTTCATTTGGTTGACCTTGATATTCCCGACCAATATAAAGCGTGTGCTTTAAGAAAAATAAATATTATGCGCTTAATGTCTGGTAGTGGAAATAGTGAATATTATAAAATTAAGTCGTGGGTAGACTCGTTTTTGAAAATTCCGTTTAATAAGTATAATAATTTGCCTATTAGTTTTGCCGATGGTATTGAGCAATGTCACGAATTTATGGAAAATGCCAAAAAAATTTTAGACAGTGTTACTTATGGACTGGAAGATGCCAAAATACAAATTATGCAAATGATTGGACTATGGTTAGTAAATCCAAATGCAATTGGTTGTGCTATTGCTATTAAAGGGCCTCCAGGAACGGGCAAAACAACACTTATTAAAGAGGGTATTAGCAGAATTTTAAACAGGCCTTTTGCGCTTATTGCGCTAGGTGGGTGTGGTGACTCGGGTTTTATAGATGGTTTTGACTATACATACGAAGGCAGTAAGCATGGAAAAATTATTGATATATTAATTCAATGCGGTTGTATGAATCCGATTATTTTATTTGATGAATTAGATAAATTGAGCGATTCGTTTAAAGGGCAGGAAATTACGGGTGTGTTAACACATTTGACAGACAGCACCCAAAACTCTAAATTTAGTGACAAATATTTTTCGGAAATGAGTATTGATATGTCTAAAGCATTATTTATTTTTAGCTATAACGACGAGAGTGCCGTTAATCCTATTTTAAAAGATAGGATGTATAAAATCGAAACAAAGGGTTACAAAACTAAAGATAAGTTAGTTATTGCAAAAGATTATTTATTGCCAAAAATTAGAGAGGAAATTAAATTTGCTAGTGACACTATTGTCTTTAATGACGAATTATTAGAATATATTATTAATGATTTTACAGAAAAAGAAGATGGAGTGCGCAATTTAAAGCGCTGTTTAGAAATTATTTATAAGAAGTTAAATTTATATAGATTAATGAAGCCTAATGTAAATTTATTTGAAAATAGTGAAGGATTTAAGCTTAAGAGTAAGATTAGTTGGCCTTGTATTTTAACAAGACAGATTATTGATGATTTAATTAATAAAGCATCAACAAAAGATATTCCATATGGAATGTATACTTAACTTAGTTCAAAAACAGTTTAGTTGTTCGTTTTTTATTTAAATCCTTTTTATATATATAATGCCATTACCGCAATTTGAAATCATAAAATTAAAACAATTAAATAAATATAGACCTTATGAAAAATACGATGATTATTTGAAAGTTAAAGAACCTCGCTTTTATGCAGGATTAGTTAATCCTCAAATAACTGAAATTGCTGATGTTGCGATTGAAGAGCGAATGAGAGATGCTATTCGTTTTTTTGCATCAAAAGGGGTGGGTGAATTGACCCAAATACGTGACAATTTTGATGAAAATGCTGAAATAATAAATGGAATACAAAAATTTGTTGGTGATGATTATGCTGCGATGAATCAGGGTGTGAGAGATATGTTAGGTAATAGTGAGCTAGTATTTAATGCTATTAAAGAATATTATGAAACTGAAATGCTGAGAGCTGTTAATATTACTGACAGTTATATTTATAATTTATTGAGTGCATTTACGAAAACCACGCCCTCTCAAGAAAAATTCTATGTATTCAGATGTTTTCAACAATTACCACAATATCCTGATGCTGTTCCATTACTAGATGCTAATGGTGTTATGAAACCCCGCATTTATTTAAATCAATTTACATCAACCTCTATATTATTACGAGTATGTGATTTTTGGTGCACGCCTCCTCCTATAAATAACGCAAATCCAACAAATCCATTTGACCCAGCTAATGGAGATAATACTATAATTTGTATAGAAATACCTATAGGCACGCATGGAATTTCTATAATTAATTATGCAGGAATTCTTTACGGACAACTTACAACTATATATTCTGAATTTGAATATTTACTTCCACCAGGCGGAACTTTAGAACTTACTCGCGATACATATGACTATACAAGTATTACTAGAGCACAATTACACGAAATAGCCAGATTGGATCCGTTAAATGCGCCAATTCCAAATTTACCTGTAAGATTTCACATACCTATTTATAAGTATCATTCCTTTGTTCCAGATAACCGCTCATTTAAAAAATTAGCAAAAGATGTATACATTTATAAATTACCTGCACTTAGAAGTATATTAGTAAGAAATATGATATATCTGAAAGACCAAGTAAGTGAGTTTTCATCTAGAATACTTTCAAGTGCTAGGAGGAGGTCTGGTTATGAACGATTAGCTGAAGGTAAAAGGAAACGAAAACAAGGTAAAAAATATAGTAGAAAACAAGGCAAAAAATATAGTAGAAAACAAAGTAGAAAACAAGGAAACAAATATAGCAAAAAATATAGCAAAAAGCAAGCTTTAGAAATATAATAGTATACTATATAATAGTATATAATGAATAGTAGTAGGAGTAGTAGGAGTAGTAGGAGTAGTAGGAGTAGTAGGAGTAGTAGGAGTAGTAGGAGTAGTAGGAGTAGTAGGAGTAGTAGGAGTAGTAGGAGTAGTAGGAGTAGTAGTATAAGAAAATCCTCTATGAGTATTGCAGAAAGAAAGAGACGCGAAGACATACAAAACAAAACAATATTAGAAATTGATAGGTTAATTGAGATTATAGTTTTTATAGTTCGTGACGCAGGATATAGTATAGGATTTGATCATAACGAAGATAGTCCTAATAAGTATATATTTTTTATTAAAAATAAAAATCTAAGTATTCCCACTACAGTTAGCAGTATAGAAATTATTTTGAAAACAGATGACACAATATTGGATACCCCAATAACTAGAACGCTACAAAGAATAAGCGTTAGAACATTTTATATTGAAATGGTTGAAACTAATGAAAGTTATAGAAATAATGGGTGGGCCATATTATTATTGTTTTATACAATAGCTTATTTACAAAAACGTGAGCCTACTATTAAATTTTTCACATTAAGTGACGAGAGTGCTAGGAGATTTGATATGAAGAATAATATATATGGTAAAGCAGGATTTTTATTTGCGTATTTTGAAGAAATGGATCTTAGTCGCCCTAATACAACTAAAACAACGAGTCTAAAAAAAATATTAGACCTTAGACATTATAATAGTACTTATAATTGGGCTACTAATTGTTTATCTCAAATTGAAATATTTCTAGAAAAAAATAATATGGGCACAATTGAAGACAATATTCAAGATAATAGTGAAGACTATAATGGGGGGAAATCAAACAAACAAAGACACAAAAAGACCAGAAAACAAGGAAACAAATATAGCAAAAAATATAGCAAAAAATATAGTAGAAAATAATAAATAACAATGTAATGTTTATATTAAAAGCTTCGTGTTCTTCTAGTTAATGCGCGCGCTCTTGTAGTGCGTGGAGGTCTTACAATAGCGTCTGTATTACGAGTAGTTCTATTTCTTATAGCAGGTCGTATTTCAACACCTAACTGTGCTCCTTTATAATCATCTAGCGCATTTTGAGTATGGCGTTGCATTTTATCTTCTATATCCTCCATATTAGTTAGCGTTAAGTCTATAAAAGTTACTATGTCATTAAAACCGTGTCTTGCTAATTCTTCTTCTAAAAACGCAGGTTCATTGTGGAATCTTAGCAAGTGATTAACTCTTTCTAAAACAGTGCGAATTTGAGCTATTAATCTTAGCAAGACAATTGGAATATGCTTAACGTTATATTCATAAGAGGTTGATACACTATTTATAAAAGTTTTATATTGTCTTGATTTCAAAGTAAGGGTCGGAACTATGTTAGCTAACGTTTGTCTTAGTTGTGCAATATTATGCGTTATAGTGGCTTCAATTGATGCTAACATTGCTTGGGCACTGGCGGATACATATCCAGCTTTAGTCTTAGTTTTAGCTTTTCTAGCATGTTTTCTAGTATGTTTTCTCTTATTCTTTGTATTTCGCATATTTTATTATATATAATATAATAAAATATTTAGTTATAAAATAAATTTGCGTTATTCTTCAAAAAGCCAAGAGTAATAATATCTCTCAAAAGACGTATTTTTAAGACTAGCATACTTAAAAAATACTGTGGCCTCGACGCATAATGCCTCCAATTCTTTTTTATAATTTATAATATGTTCTTTAGCATAGTCATTATTTACGCTATAATATGGATTTTGTATAATAATACGTGCGCTAAACTCTCGCTCTGGTGGATTTATTTCAAAAGCACCAATATAATATGGGCCTTTTCTTTGATCTAGTAATGGTGGATAATAGCCAATATAAAAATAGCGCTTTGAAACATTTACACTACCATAATCGCACATTTTATACATATCTTGATACATAAAAGTAGGGAAAAATTCATTAATATGAACCATTTCGTAAATCCAAGTTCGTGCCCACTGTATTGCTGAAAAAGCTGTTAACAATTTTAAGTGTTTAGAATTTAACTTATTAGAAAAATCTTTTCCTAGCCTATTAGTTTCGCTTGTTTCAATTGTTTCGTTTAAATTAGCTTTAAAATTTAAAAAATCTGCTTTAATAGTTTCAACATCTTCTACTTCTACTTCTTCATCTTCGTTTTTATTGTCATCTTTAATATTTTGAATATTTTGAATAGAATGCGTTCTTAAAAATTCATAAAATGACGGAAATATATCAGCGCTAGCGTTATTAGTATTATTATTATTTAATAATAAATTACTTTTTCTAGTAGCGTGTTTTGTATTAGTAAAATAAATTTTATTAACGTGTGTTAATAAAAATGCATTATTACAACCTGCATAAAACAATAAAATTATTATATTGCTATAGCGCATATAATATATAGTATTTAATTTTTATATATTATTTATAATATATTAATAATTATTTATTAAACTATCAAATTCGGTTTTTTTTTCGGGTGCTAGTGGCTCATAGTCTATTATAAACTGCTCCTCATTAGTTTTAAAAGGAACGTCTGCACCTTGAAATGCTAGTGTTGGTGAAAAAAATTTGTTCTTATAATCATTATTAGTTTGAATAAATGATATATGTGATTTATTTGTTCCTCGAGCGCTTAAATAATCTTGTTGGTCACCTGTTATACAAGGGCATCCTTTAGATGTGCTATATTCGCTATTATAAAAGCAACATTCGGGCAAAAATTTGTTGTCTTCAAATAATACTTTTGTAGGGTCTATTTTAACATTAGTATATGATTTTAGATTTAATTCTGGATGTTTAAAAACCTGTGATAATGATGCTATAGTATTGTTAGAAGGTTCAAAAATAGTGCTTACTAAAGCATTGTTATTATTAGTGTAGTTTTCTTTATTTTCGGGTTGCCAATACGAATATAAACCATATAAATATATAACAAACAAAATAGTAGCTTTATCAAAAATTAAAACAAATATTATTATAAATGTAAAAACTTTTGCTAGCGTTAGCTTTATTTTATGTTTTTTATGAAACTTTTGTTTTTTAGAGAACATTTTCGTAATGCTAGCAGGAAAAATGCTTGATTTTTTTTTGCTATTATTAACCATTAATTATATTATAAATATAATAAAACTTAAAAACTAAAAATTAAAAACTAAAAATTAAAAATTAAAAATTAAAAACTAAAAAACTTTTTATTATAATTATAAAATTTCAGCTAAAAACTCGGCAAATTTTACATAAATAAACATAGCTATTATAAATACTACTAAAGCAACAAGAAAAGCCCCTCCATAAAAAATAAGTAATATAATAAGAAACGCTGCAATAATTTGACCAATAAGTGGTACAGTATTTACAGTTGAAAGTATAATAGCAGTTATAATTACTAATATTAATGCTGCTAACATCGTCATTGATATTGGAATAACAAATGCCACAAGCCAACCCATTACAAGAACAGCAAACATTAGCTTCCAAGACCTAATTAACAATATTAATGTATAGTAGATTACGGTAAACACCGACAAAATCTTTCCTAAAAAATCATTAATATTCATAAAAAATAGCCTCAATTGCAATAACATATTTTTTATGCTATTATTGACTAATCTAAAAAAATACGTTAATAAGCTAAACAAATATACTATAAAATTTTTAACACCTATAAATGCGGTAAACAATATACCAAAGAAATTACTTATATAGCCTAATATTGAATTTAAAGGTTTCTTGGCATCTGTAGCAACCTCTTCATTTAATATATTTAAACATTCATTGAAATTATTAACAATATATTCTAAGTCATTATTATTATAAACCTTGTCGCTGTTTATTATTGAAGCAAAAGGCATCATTAGCGGATTACATTTGTGGTCTTGCCAAGAATTTCTATATGCTACCAAAGTTGATTTAATATAAAAATATATAACTATTATAACTACAATAAGAATTATTATTATTGTGATCCATACATCATTGCTATAAAGTTCATTATAACTAGCATTTTCAAAATAATCACTTATTTTTTTCTCTAGACTACTTTTAGTGGTGGAATCCATATTATTATAGCATACTAAAAATAATATTTGTTTTTAGTTTAATGTTAAATAAACTAAATGCTAGCATTATTACGAATCTTAGTATTAATATTAATCTGATGACAAGGCTCTCATTGCTGTTCCTGGGAGGTCTGCGTTTAAAGCTTCGCCAAGTCTAACACTTGTTTTTATTAAATAAAATATTACTGTAACCATTGAAGATACTTTACCAAACAAATCTGCTACAGTAATAAATGCCCTGCTTAATTCCACCAGCAAAATATTAAACCGCTTACCTAAATCACCCATTACATTTAGGGTGGAACCGTGTTGAACAACTAGGCCAGTTTTTAAAGACTCTAAAATTCCAACAAATAAGTTGCCACTATCTAAAAAGTAAGAAAATGAATTATATATTGGTTTTAAAATAGTTTTCATAAAGTCCCATTGAATTTCTTTTGTGCAAGTTCTAAATGTTTCTACAGGGTCTTCATCCACTAGGCGAGCTAAAGGAATCACAAGAGGATTACATCTGTATTTATTCCAATTGTTTTTCAGTTGTGCTAATCCTATACTTAATGTAATTGATAATTGAATTAAACCGAAAATTATAACTATTAAAAATGCTTTACCTGTATCGCTTAATCCCATAATTATTATTAATTATATTATAATTATAATAATAATTAATAATAAATTTGTTTTATAACTAAATTTTTAAGTTATTTTAATATATTATTTATTATGACTCATTTGGAAAGCTATTATTACCTTCTAAATTTTGAACAAGAGTAAAGGCTTGCATTTGTGCATTGTATCCATCGCTACCATTATTACCACCTGTAGCTGACATATCTATACTAGCTTGTTTAGCTCTATTTTCTCTATTAGCTCGATAAATTGCTGCCTCGCTATTTCCGCTTATATCGCCGCCACTTATATCGATTCCATCTATATTATTTCCACTTATATCATTATTTTCGAGACTTTCTCTCAAGTTGTAGTTTCCTAAATATAAAAATCCTAATAATAGGCATATAAGAATT